AACATTTCTTAATTATAATCTAAGGTATTTTTTATTTTTATATGTCTATAGTATTTTTATATTATACATATTTTTTTTAATGTCTTTAGATTTAATTTTTTCTTTTCAGTTACAAAGTTTATTAAAATTATATAATTTATATTAAAAACCTTCTCTAAATTATTATTATCTATTTACTAAATTTAAAAAAAATATGTATAATTTTATATTTTGTAAAATATTATTAAAACATTTCTTAATTATAATCTAAGGTATTTTTTATTTTTATATGTCTTCAGTATTTTTATATGTCTTCAGTATTTTTATATTATACATATTTTTTTTAATGTCTTTAGATTTAATTTTTTCTTTTCAGTTACAAAGTTTATTAAAATTATATAATTTATATTAAAAACCTTCTCTAAATTATTATTATCTATTTACTAAATTTAAAAAAAATATGTATAATTTTATATTTTGTAAAATATTATTAAAACATTTCTTAATTATAATCTAAGGTATTTTTTATTTTTATATGTCTATAGTATTTTTATATTATACATATTTTTTTTAATGTCTTTAGATTTAATTTTTTCTTTTCAGTTACAAAGTTTATTAAAAAAAAAAATAATTTATATAAATAGATATGACGAATGTAGAAGAGGATGAATGTTATAGTGGTCCATTAACAGGTAATATAAAATGTGTTTTGATATCAATATTATTCGCAGGAGGTTATTGGTTTGCTCCAGTGAAGAATAAATGGATATTATTAGGAATATTATATTTTACATATATATTAATCGCATGGTATGATTATTATTTATGTGATAGAGTATTAACTCCAACATATTTAAGACATTTTTATGAGTGGGCGAAGCCAGCCGGGTCAATTCAAACAAAATTATATAATAATTTATGTCCATCAGCAGAGAAACAAATATTAATATTAGATGTATTTATAGGAATAATCGCAATATTATTAATACCATTATTTATAAAATGGAAGCCATAGATATTAATAAGTAAATATAATTACTACAACATTATATAGATATAATATAATTTTACTGTGTACTGAATCAGTTACAAATAAATTAGTATAAATGTTGTGTATAATATAGTCACAAGATATACTGATTATATTATATTAAAATTAAATATATTATAATTTAAATTTAAATTTAAATTTAAGTTTAAAACAAAAATTGATTATAATAAATAATACCAAAAATGAATCGTCTCACAAACAAACGCAAGAGATTTAAGTTAAGATGTATGAATGATAAATGTAATACTATAGTACAATTTGCAATGAAAGAACTTGGAAAATGTAAATATTGTAATAATATATATTGTAGTGAACATAGATTACCAGAAGATCATAAATGTATAAATTTAGATAAGTGTAAAGAAGCTTCATTTAATATAAATGCGGGGAAAAATAGTGATATAATTGATGTACAAAAAGTAATTAAAATTTAAAGAATGATACTTAAAATATTATTTTTTAATATAATTAATTTTACATAATTTACATATAGTTTTATTTTTTTTATGAATACAAAATAAATGTAGACTACATATGAAACAATTACATTTTATTTTGTCATGTGGACATTTTTTTCGAATTCTAATTTTTGTTCGAATTCTAATTTTTGATTCTATAAGAGTATCTGTAATATAATCTAATTTTAATATAAGAGGTTTAATTTTCATAATAAATAATATATTACAAAAAAATAGTAAATCAATTTTATTATGAATTAATATATAAATTTAGCTGTACCGTTCAACAAATTGTTCAGTAGTAATACATTCGATAATCTTCCCAACTAAATTTCGACTGTTATATTCTTGTTCAGTAATCTTTCCGAGAACATATAATATATAAATCTCTATATGATTTGGAGTAATCATTGCTTGACGAATCAAATATACAGTTTCTGGATTTTGTTCAATCATATATTCTGGACATAATTCATTAATGTTTTGTTCAGATTGTGTACTAAATAAATCTTCTATACTCTTTACTTTTGGTATCCAACGCAGTGGTGTACCATCATTGCTATCAAATGAGATTTTGAAAATAGTGGAATCTTGTTGCCAAGCTTGATAAGCTTGTGTAAAAGTAGTGAAAAATTGTATCGAACCGTATGAATTGCATGTTTGGAACTCCATTGTATATATTTAAAAATAATAATAATCAATTTTATAATTATATGTATAATTTAAAAGATATTTATGAAATCGATAATAATTATTATTACATTATATTTTTTATAACATATAATTATGGAATAATCATTAAATGAAATGTTCTGAAAAAAAAAATACTTTATATAAATGTTAAAGTATATATATAAAATGATATTTTTATTAATTTAAAATTTGTATATTTTATCGAAAATTGTCTTGATGAAATTTATATGTTAAATGAGTTTAGTTAGTAAATCTACAATATTATATTATTTTGTAATAATTCTAGGATTGATTGCCATTGCTTGAAGTTCTTGGAATAGTAGCTTACAAGGGTATGGAATATGAATTTCAGAGAAATCTACTTTATTATTGCAATATACGCAGTTGTAAATATTTTCTTTAGTATTAACATTTGCGAAATTACCACAATTATTACAAGTGTAAGTTTTGAAATGGTCTGATACATCAAGCATACGTTCTTTAAGCATATATGAAGTACCATGAGAAATCATACAATTATGTGCTACAACTCCGTTAGAAATATAAGAGTGATTATTTTCAACTTCAATATCATATACATCTTGTAAACCGATATTATTGTTCCCAATAACTTTTAAATTCATTGTTGGTAGACATTGTTCTTTGCGAGAGACTCCATAACAAATAGAATTATCATTTTTGAACCATTCATATGCATTAATAGTTTTAAAATAAATTCCTGGTGTAGGGAATTGTAAATTTTTCTTACTATCATAACAAGTTATTTTATCAGTATTATAAATAGTTTTTTTACTTTTATTTAATGATTTGATCGCATCTTTAATAATCGAGCCCATTGGTTTAACAAACTCATGAATAATTATTTCAGATTGATTTAATTCTTCATATGCTAAAGATACACAGTTTTCATAACTTAAACTATAAATAAAATCTTTATTATTTTTCGATGATTTTTGAGTTTTTCTAACTTCTTTATTATTTTTATATTTAATAATTGCATTATTGATAATTAAATTACGTTGTCTTAATGTTTCATCGCGTAAATTCCTATAAGATACAGCAGCACATAGACGTTGTGTTTTATGACAACAATATCTATATCCGATATTTTCTGAGAATAATTTAATATTTGATAAATTTATAGATATATTTAATTCATATTTTTTATCAATATTATTATCATTTTGTAATATATTATTAACATTTTCAAATATATTTGTAGATGTATTTATGTGTATATTATTATTAGTGTTATGTAGTTTAGTAGTTTTTGTAGAACTTGTAGTTTCGTGTAAATTTTCAATACTAACATTAATTATACCACATTTATGAAGTAATTGTTTTATATGAAACATCATATCTACTAATGATTTTAAATATGGAGTTTGTTTAGTTTGAGAATATTTAATAGTAGTTAACATATCATCTTTATTACGACGACTTCCTAAACAACATGAAAATCCATCTCCACCAAATAATCCGCCTAAAAATTCACGAATAATTGGTGTTGGACAATTATCATTGATAAATTCAGGAAGACATGCTTTTTGGTAAATTTTTGCTCCTGATAGAATACCTTTAACATATTTTAAATTATTATTAAATTCTGTTGATAATTTAATAGTATATATATTTAGAGAATTAAGTTTTACAGTTTCTTGATCAGTTCCATTAAATAATTTTAAATCATCTAATATTTGTTCAACATCTAATTGATGTCCCATAAATAAAGATCCAGAATAATTTGTACTTATATGTCCGTCAGTAATTAAATAACCAATAATTCTTGCGAATGCTAATGTTTTAAGAAATTCAGTTTTATTATTAGTTTTTAATTTAATATTACCAGCTTCATATTCCCAATTATTACATTCTTCGATTTCTTTGTTAATATTCATTTCAGGATATAATACACTACATTTAATTCGTTCATTTGTAATATTCTCAGCAGTAATCCAATTACCATTTTCAGTTAATAATTCATGATTAGGTGTAACTTTTAATGATCTGCCGTCTTCAAATAAAAGTTCGATACATTCTCTTTGTCCAATATTTTTGTATCCGATTTGTTTTGCTTTTGTGATTCCTTGTAATTCAGAGTTCCATCCTAGAATAAGTTCAGTATTATTGTTTAAGTATTGTATTTGTGAACTTAGTCCGGAAGAGAGTGAAATCAGAGATGTGGGGTATTCGCAGTCTTTCTCCATCTCGCCGAAGCGAAAGCCACCATCTCTGGTTCTGCCTTCACTAGGTTGTCTATTAAGGTTAACGATAGGTCCAGTAGCTCTTGAGTGTTCTTTTTCGCAGACCATGTGTTTAAGCCTTTGGTAGTAAGTGTTTCCCATGAATACTTCAGCTTCCATTTGTTCTCCCGTGATTCCGTTATATAGAATTTGGTTTGAACATCTGTTAAGTCCAGCATTTTCGAGTAATTCATAAATATTATCCGGGTTATAGTTTGAGAATGGTGTTGCGTCTCCGAAGTATCCCATGAGTGAGCATAGCATAGCTAAATTAGTTTCATGAATGTGTGCGACGGTCATACGAGACGGTATACAATGTACATTAATGATAATGTCCGGAGTGATACCATCTTTAGTAGTGGGCATATCTTCATTAGGTATAATTTGTCCGATGATACCTTTTTGTCCATGTCGTGATGATAATTTATCCCCGACCATAGGTATTCTTTGGTCTCTGATTTGAATTTTAACGAAGTTGTATCCGTCACTGTTTTGTCCTTTATAAACATTTGTGACGATACCACCTTCATTATTTTTAAGAACGACACTTGCGTCTTTATTAACATATTGAGAAGTTTCTTTTTTAATAGGAATACATTTTCCGATGATTACGTCTCCTGCTTCAACATATGAACCAACTTTGATGAAGCCATCTTGTCCGAGTTTACTATAATTAGCACTTTTCATAGGTGTAGTATTTTCTGGATTTGGAATACAGAATTTTTCTTCATCGTTAAATGATTGTCTTTCTTCTTTTTGAATATATGTTTTATAATGTTCAGTATGTAGTAGTCCTCGTTCAACCGATGATTTATTAATTAAAATGGAGTCTTCTTGATTTTCACGACTACATAAAATAGCGACATTGATATTAACTCCGTGAGGTAATTTATAATTATCAATATATTTATTAATGAATGTATTAATGATAGGATTTTGTGGATAAGACATGACATGTGCAACTGTGTCTAATCTTTCAGCATATTTACTAGAATAAATTCCGATAGCTTGTTTACCCATAGCAGATTGGTAAGTATTTCTCGGAGCTTGATTATGATTTGAGAATGGTATTAAATTTGCAATAATGCCGAGTATAACACAAGGGTGAATTTCACAATAACTATATGATAATTCAGTAGGATTATTATTTAATAATTCTTTAGTAGAGATTAAAGTATAAGATGATTCTAAAATATCGACAAATTCTATTTTAGTGAGTGTTTCAACTTCATTAATCTTAACATTGTGACTTTCACAGGAATTAATATTAATTTGATTGATGTTATTATTAATATTTGAGCACACGAGATTATCCCATTTATAAATATTATTTTGTAATTTATAAATGTCCATTTTATTTAGTAAAATTTTATTGTCTTTAATGATGTATAATGGTCTGATACATCTTCCAGCATCAGTATTAATATACAATTCATTCATATTATAATTTAATACGATAGCAGTATATATATTAATGATACCATTATGTTTATAATATTTAAGCTGTTCATAAATATGTTTAGCACTGAATGTATAACCGATCCAATTACCATTAACGAATATTTTAGTATTGTAGAATAATTCACTATAATTAATAATTACTAAATCATCGAATAGAATGACATTTAATTTTTTTAATAAATGTAAAATATGGTCACTAGAAAAATACGAAGTGATTAATGCAGTAGTAGATAAATTTTTCAAAATACCGATTGATGCACCTTCTGGAGTTTCAGTGGGACAGATATAACCGAATGAACTACCATTTAATTTACGAGGAGCAATTAATTTTCCTGATTTTTCAATAGGAGTATTAACTCTTCTTAAATGAGAGATAACACTATAGAATGATAATCTATTAAGTAATTGTGCGATACCACTTTTAAGAAATTGTGATTTTGCAGATCCGAAATTACCAGTAGCGATAGCTGTTTTTATACCATTTTCAATGATCATACCTTTAAATATTTTATAAATATTATATTGTCCAATTATTTTAGTGATATCATTTGTAGCTTTCCAACTGCCATTGATAAATTCTTTTTTAATACCACGCATGGTTTCACTTAACATTTTAATGTAATGTAATTTGAATAAATTTGTTAATAATATACCTGACGTATCTATACGTTTATTAATATAATTATCCCTGTCATCATATGGTATTCTTTTAAGATATACTAATAATAATTTGCGGATCATATAACCTAAATAAATAGCTTTAGTTCTAAAATTTTTGCCGACATGAGGTAGAAAATCCGATGAAATTAATTTATTAATATATTCATAAATTAATTCATTCTGTTCTTTTATATTAGCGGGAATATTTGTGATATTTTTAGCAATATATAATTGTGCATCGTGTTGAGATTTAATGAAAGAGAATTTGTTGATTGATTCATATAATAATTGTTTTAAATCTCTATTATATTCATGATTGATATCATATAATATAGTAGCATAAATTTCTTTATCGGTGACTATACCTAATGCTTTATATAACACAAAAATTGGGATTTCTGTTTTAAGATATGGGAAACTGACGAACATACAGTTTGGGAAATTAGCATCATCTCTAGATAATATTTTAACTGCGGATAATTTAGGTGAAACATATTTACCAGGTATGATAGATTTGATTTCTACACTTTGTACATATTTAGTAGGTTTATTATTTTTGAAAGCATAAATTCTATTTTCAGCAATACGTTCTTGTGCGACAACGACTTTTTCACTGCCATTGATGATAAAATACCCACCTTTATCATATTCACATTCTTTGAAATCGCTATTTGTATAATAGTCATATTTTTTTAATATACAATATTTAGAGCCAACCATAATAGGAATTTTACCGATATTAATATTTAATAATTTAGTTTCGTTTAATATATTATATATTTTTGTATCGACATCATATTTATAAATATTCACATCAATGTCGATATATAAAGTAGACCAATATGTACAATTTTTCAATCTTGCCGTAAGTGGGTCTAAATCAGTATATGTATCATTATTTTGAGGTAAAATAGGTTTATTAATATGTGAATTATGGAAATATAATTCAAGTTTATATTTTTCGTCAGATAATTCATCAATATCTAAAATAATTGTTTGTGGATTATTATCTTTTAATACTTGAGGAATACCGACTTCAATAAATTTTTCAAATGATTCTAATTGATTATAAATTATGTTATATTTATCAAAGAATGCTTTAATAATTGTATTATAATCTTTATAATAATTAATTTCTTCATTTTCGAAATTATCTGAATTTTCGAAATTATCTGAATTATCTAAATTATCTGAATTATCTAAATTATTTGAATTATTTGAATTATTCGGTTCAACTGATTCCATTCGCAACGTTAATTATATAATTAATTATAATTAGTAATCAATTTTTATATCCTAATCTATTTATATATAAAATTAAATAAATAAATATATACATACATGGAACCCCGGGAAGAAATTACTACGGAAAGAATAAATGAATTATATCAGCAAACTATAGAATATTTGCAGAATAATAAATTAAATGATGCCGAGAAAACTGCTTTATATTTAATTAAAATATTACCGACAAATAGTGATTTATTAAATTGTTTAGGACGAATATATCAATTTAAAGGTAATTTTAAAGAATCAATTGAATATTTAAATAATGCAATAATATCAAATCCAGAAAATACTTTAGCATATTATAATTTAGGTATAGGATATGTATTATTGAAGGATTTAAACAATGCGAAGGATGCTTTTAATAATTATATCAAATATACTACTGAAGATGGAGATAAAAAGTATATAGCAAATTTATATATTAGTAAATTACATTTTGATTTATTAGATATAGAAGAAACTAAATATTATTATATTGCTTCACGGCATCCATTATTTCAACAATTTAGTAAATTATTAATACCTCGTATGTATAAGTCAATGGACGAATTAAAATATTATCGTAAAGAATATGAGGATACATTAGATTATTTAATTAAAAATTATGAAAAATATCAAATATTAGATCGTGAAGAATTTCTACAATATAGTGGTTTTACATATTGTTATGGATTTCCGTTATCTTATCAAGGTATAAGTAATAAATTAATTTATCAGAAGCAATGTCAAATGTATCGTTTAATATATCCATTATTAAATTATACTTCCAAATATATAAATAATTATAAAACTAAATCAGTATCTAATAAGATTCATATTGGTTTCATATCCACTAATTTTTTCAATCAGTCAGTTACGCGAGATAGAATGGGTGTAATACGAAATTTGCCTCGTGATAAATTTGAAGTAACAGTATTTTATTATTTCAAACCAGATGATGATTTAGGTCGATTTATATGGGAAAGTGATAATAATAATATAATATTACCAGATTCAAATGTATTAGAGCGTAGAAATACAATTGAAGAACAGAAATTGGATGTATTAGTGTATTGTGATATTGGAATGGCTCCGGATACACAGTGGTTAGCATATTCACGTTTAGCACCGATACAATTAAATACATGGGGTCATTCAGATACATCAGGTATTGATACAATAGATTATTATATGTCTTCCAGTTTCTATGAAGAAGATTGGTCACAAGAAAATTATAGTGAACAATTAGTCCGTTTAAATAGTTTATGTACATATTATTTTAAAATAATTACAAATCCAGAGTATGTAACGAAAGATTATTTTAATATTGATAATACTAAAAAATTATATTTATGTTGTCAAACTTTATTTAAAATCAATCCATCATATGATACAGTAATTAATAAAATATTAGATAAAGACCCGAATGCGATTTATGCTTTTATAGATATGTCAGTTGGTAAATATATTCAAACACAATTGATTGATAGATTAAAGATAACATTAGGTGAAAAAATAAATAGAGTAATCTTTATGCCTTGGCAAGATGAAGAACATAATTTTTATAAAGTATTATCGTGTGCGGATGTAATACTTGATTCTGTTCCATTTGGTGGATGTAATACAAGTTTTTCAGCATTAGGAATGGGTTTACCAATAGTTACATATCCAGGAAATTTGATAAATGGTCGTTTTACATTAGGTATGTATCGTAAAATGGGTATTGAAGAATTAGTAGTATATAATGAAACAGATTATATAAATAAAGCATATCAGATTGCAAATGATATTGATTATAGAACAAATATTAGTAAAAAAATATTAGAACAGAATCATTTAATATTTAATGAGGTAGAATCAATTACTACTTGGTCTGAATCAATTCAAGAATTTTATCATAATTTAGATAAATCAAATATTTTAAAACCGATACAAAAACAATCTATACAAATATCAAATAATTCTTTTAAAATACCTTATATATTTCATTTTATATTTTTCGGATATACTACATTTGAATATATACATTATTTATCTATAAAAACATGTTATGATAATAATCCTGAAGCAACAATATATTTATATAATACTGCAGAACCAGTTAATAATAATTGGTGGAACAATATTAAAAAATATATTAAATTAATTCGAATTAATCCTCCCGAAAATATATTTGGTAATATATTGAAAAATTATGCACATAAAGCAGATATAATTCGTTTAGAAAAATTGATAGAATTTGGTGGTATATATCTTGATATAGATGTGCTAACAATTAAATCATTTAAAGAAATTATAGATAATGCTACACATGGATGTATAATGGGATTACAAGCAACAAATACACAATATGAAGGATTATGTAATGCTACAATAATAGCACAACCACAATCTGAATTTTTAATAAAATGGTATGACAATTATAAAACATTTAATTGTGAAGAATGGGACAATCATTCAGTACATTTGCCGAAACGATTAGCAATGGAATATCCTGAATTGATACAATGTTATGATAATAAAGCATTTTTTCCAATTTCATGGTGGTTTAGTGAAAAATATAAATTATTTGCGGAAGATTCTAAATATGATAATATATTAAATGAATCTTATTCTATACATGTATGGGAAACAAAATGGAGAGATACATTAAATAATATAACTCCAGAATATATGTTAGAAAATGATAATTTATTTACTAAAACATTTAAAAAACATGTTTCTAATAATAACTTACAAACTGAAGATAAGAACATACTATATATAGGTAGTACAGGAAATAGTGGATATTCTATATCAGCAAAAGGTTATATTAAATCATTATTATCATTGGAATATAATATTAAATTTAAATCATTCAGGAATGAACATAAAACTACGGATGATAATGATAATATATTATTACAACAATTGGAGAAGAATATGATAGATTATAATACAATAATATGTCATACTTTACCAAGTTTTTGGAATTTATTTAAAGAGAATGGTAAAACATTTATAGGAGTATTTGTATGGGAAACAAATAATATACCATTTGAATGGATCGAAAATATTAAATTGGCTGATAAAATTATAACACCTTCTAAATTTAATTATGAATTACTATTAAAATATAATTCGAATATATATTATGTACCTCATTTAATTGAGAATATAAATGTAAATTCTCTGAAATCAAGTACAGAAATATGTAAATTAGAAAAAAAATATAATAATATATATTTAGAATCTGGTACACCTTTCAAATTAACAAATGAATTAATCGATAATAATACATTTATATATTATGTAATTGGAACTTATGAAATTCGGAAAAATATTGATCAATTAATTAATATTTATAGTCAATTAAATTTAAAAAATATTGTATTATATATTAAAAGTAATTTATGGACAAATAATGATATTAATACAATTATATCTAAATTTAAATATTGTACAAATCCAATAATATTTAATTTTGATAATGTAAATATTATAGATATATATAATATCCATAAAAAATGTGATTGTTTTGTATCAACAGCATATAGTGAAGGAGTTGGATTAAGTATAATTCAGGCAGCATATTATAAAAATACTGTAATATTTAATAAATTTGGTGGTACTATCGAATATATACCATATGGAAATAGTATATCAAGTGTATTGGAAAATGCTGTAGATATAAATAATCCATTATTTAATAATAATAATCAACAATGGGCGAAAATGGATGATTCTGAAATACTTACTAGTATGAAAAATATGTATAATAAAAATGAATCATATTTAATAAATATAGATAAGAATTATAAACATATTATAAATAATTTTGATATATATAACATTGCGAATAAATTTAAGACAGTATTAAAAAAAAATACAATAAATACTGAAATAATTAAACAGATTAACAAACAATATGTAGAAAATGTAGAAATATTAATAATTGGTGAATTAGATGTATTAAAAGATAGAATGGATAAAAATATATATAAATTTTTAGTATATTTAAAAAATAATAGTAAATATAATATAACTTTTATTTCTCCTAAATCTGAACATTTTAAAATAGGTATGAATATACATGAAGTTATATCTACATATTGTGTAACATCTAATCCAATAATATATACAACTGTATATGATAAAGTTGATAAATGTATAATATCTGGATTAAATACTTATACAGGAGTAAAAATATTTGATTTAGAGGATATATATGAATATAATAATTTAATAAATTGTATGAATATAGGAAAATATAATTACGCTATATATAAATATAATTGTGAACAACAAGATTACATTATAAATCATTGTAAAAATATACAATTTTATAGGATGCCCCATTTTATAAATGAAAATATATTTAATATAAATAGTCAGATTAAAACAATCGATATATTATTATATGGAAATGATAATGATTTTTATCCATTTCGGCAACGATTATTTAAATTAATTAAAAATAGTGATATAAAATATTATGAATTACCTTTCCCTGGTTATGGTGATGAATTAAATCCATGTACTTCTGAACCAGTAGTAGAAAAATCTTTATCAAGTATAATTAATTCAGCGAAATTTACGATTTGTACATGTAGTGTATTTGAATATTCAGTGAAAAAATATTTTGAGAGTGCATTATGTGGTTCTGTAATAATTGGTAATATACCAACAAAAGATAATGATATATTTGATAATAATTTAATTCAAGTAAATGATTCGATGGCGGATGATAAGATTATAAATATTATTAAAGAGTCTATTGAAAAATATGAATCTAAATATATTCAAGATATGCGTCAAAATATGTATTCTATTGTATATAATAATTATATTTATAAAAATGGATGTGAAAAGTTTGATAAGTTTATAGATTATTTAAATATAAATAAATTGAATAATAAATAAATTGATTTTATATATTCAGAATTATTAAACATGGATATAATGTATGAAAATCAACCTACATTTTTTTACGAAATGTATAAATATTTAGATACAACTCAGAAACAACTTATCAAATTTTATACTTCAAGTAAAAGATTATTGGTATATATTAAAGATATAAAAATAGATAAATATTTTTATACACCAAAAACAAATGATGAAATAATAGTTGCTGTTTTAACATGGTGTGAGAATAGAGATCTAGCTATATTAACATATGGAAATATAGCTACTTGGAATACTATAAATATTACAAGTATGTGTGATTTATTTGAATATATGATATATTTTAATGACAATATAGAAGATTGGAATACTTCAAATGTAACTGATATGTCATTTATGTTTCATGGTACGGGATCGTTTAATCAATCGGTAAAAAATTGGGATATAAGTTCAGTGAAATACATGAGTTGTATGTTTCGTAATGCGAAATCGTTCAATCAATCTATACATAAATGGAATACAAAAAATGTATTAGATATAACAGATATGTTTGAAGGAGCAGATTCATATACATATTCAATACCATCTAATAAATGTTGTAATATATGTTAAAAAATATTAATTAAATAAGTATAATAATTTATAATGATTTAATTTTTTCATCAGAGGAACTATTATTAATAATTATATTAGATGTATAATCGATAGTATCCTCTGAACTATCAGTTTCATATTCAGTTTCATCGTCGGTGTCTTCATCGGTTTCTTCATCTGTTTCTTCATTCGATGATACTTCTATATTATTTTCAGAATGCGATAATATATCATCAGTTTCAACATCAGAACTAGAATCATTATCTAATTCTATGTGTTTTTTTTTAGATGTATTTGTTGTTGTTTCTGTTGTTTCTTTAATTTCGTTAATTTCTTTAATTTCTTTAATATTATTTTGATTAGAATTATCAATAATTACAAATGAATTATTAACAATGGTATTATCTAAATCATTTTCATCTTCGATAAATAAAATTTCTTCTTCTTCTTCCGCAAGTTGGTCTTCTTCTTTAATTGAAATAAATCGCAATCCTTTAACTGGATAATTTTTATATTCTCTTAATTTAAAACTAGGAGCAATATCTTCATTGTACCATTTCATAACTTTATCTTTTAATACATCAAGTTTTAATATATTTTTATTAGCAATAATAATTTCTTCATTGCGAAGCCAATTTTTATAGCTCTCTTGGATCGCTTTAATTGATAAATATTCTGAGTCATTTTTATCATAATATAAATATTTATCAATATATGTTTGAAACGTATCACTATCACTTTTATACGAATTCGTAGATATTAATACTTCTTGTGGAACATTGATGATGAATTTTTCTTCTTTAATTTTTTTAAAGTATGATATTAAAATATGCATCATTGCCATACCCCATTCTGGTGTTTTTACTTTATCAGGTAGTTCATTATCTTTTGGATGACACCATTTATGTTTTTTTAATAAACTAGGATCATCTGTAAATTTTTGTGTAAATTCAACAGCTCGAATACGACGCCACGTACCTTCATCAGAACTTGGAATTGCAGGATATTCATTACAAACTAAAACTAAACTCCATTGAGGTTTAAATGATCGAGCATCTTTATATAATGCACGAATTTTCATAATATCTCCACCGGTCATTTCTTTTAAAAGTCCACAATTAATAATTTCATTATCAGAATCTGGTTCAGATGATATAATAATTCTAACTCCGATTAATCCAGATAATGATGGGTCAGCAGAGTCCGCAGTTTTTCTTTTTTGTGTTAATTTAGAAATATCTAATACATCTTGATAATTTCCCATTGCAGTATTCAGTAAATTAATTAATTGAGATTTACCATTCGCACCAGTTTTACCACGTAATACTAGTAATAATTCATCCTTTTTAATTCCACATATAAAACTAGCTAATCTTTTTAATAGATATTCTCGCACATCTTTATTTGGTAATGTAGTAAGAATAAATTGAACTACTTCATTATAATAACTAGTATGTATAATATTTTCATCATAATCATATCCAGTAGTATATGTAATTAAATCCATACCTTTCATTTTACGAAATTTTAATTTTTCTAAATCATATACACCATTATTAAACCCAATTAAATTTGGATTATCATTTAATTTATGATAAAATAGATCGTTTTTAATAACAAAAATATCTCGACAACTTGATTCTACTTTTTTTAAATAATCAGAATTACATAATATATTAAACATATAATTACGATATTTTCCAATATTTTTATCGATCGCATCAAGTTGATTTTTATCTTCTGGTGGAATATCATTTTTTTGTTTAACTAATTTATCCAATTCTTTTTGAAATAAATTTTTAATCGTGTTATTTTCAGACATATAATTACGAATACAATCTCCATCAGATAGTTCCCATCTACTATTGTTAAAATAGTACCATATAACTTGTTTTTCTAGTTTTACACATACGTATTTAATTTCATCATCAGAGCCCAAACCATTTAAATGTTTATAAACTAAATTTCTCATTGATACATGGTCATTACCACCAGATAAAGCAATTCTATTAATTAAACTAGTTTGATTGCTCCATAAAATTTTATAATATTGGTCATAATTGTCTTTTTTTGCCCAATGTATTAATGCTCCAATTAATAATTTACTATCTCTATCTTTAGAAGTGTGATTATTATTCCAAATTGATTTACAATAATCTTCTTCTTTAAATAATGAACTTTTTTTAGTAAAATCTAAAAATACAGGATATAAACGGTAATCTATATTATATAAACACCAACATACACGAATCCATTGATTGTATTCTAAACGATGTTCTGATAAACAATCCATTACCAATGGTCTTATAAATTCTTCTAAATCAGATTCATGTCCAATTTTACTATTAATTGTTAAACTAGTAATTAAATTAAGTTTTGGTGTCATAGTATTTGTAGGATCTTGTGGTTCAGTCGGACACACTGTATCAATCGAATTAAGTATTTTTGGTTTTTGTTTATTTAATGGTGTATCTATAGTTAATTTGAAATTTTCTATGTCTGTTAAAATCGACGAATTAATTTCTGTATCTATTTCAGTTTTATTTCTCATTGATAATAATGTCATTAATTGACGAGTTTTAAATGTATTATCAATTTTGTTATTATAATTATCTAAAATATATTTTAATTCATATATATTTGAATTGGGTTTATTGCATCCATATATAAACCATCCATTACTTATTTCAGGATGTCCTATTATACAATCATCATATAAATCATGAAAAATATTTTTCGTTTTAGATTTATTTTGTACTATATTAAAATGAAATATTTCTTTCATTTTATTATAATATGTATCATATGTCAAAATTATATGTCGAATATATAGTTGTATTTCATAACTAATTGTAACATACGGATATACTATATGTAGTCCATCTTTATATAATTCATTCACAGGTGATTCTTTATATTTTTTTTCTAATATAAATGATTGTAGTTTAGTAGTATCTAATGTTGGATATACAAATAATATTACTTCATTAACTATATTTATAAAATTATATATTGTATCATCTGTATATTGTCGTTCATTTTGTTTCTGTCGTATATCTAAATCTATAATAAGTGGATGAATTTTTACACGACGTTCAACCATATATACTTCAATATTTTTAGTTCTATAATCATGTATAATATCATAAAAATCTTCTAAAATTTCTTCCGCAATATAATAACAACCTCCAAATTGGCCAATTTCTTTACTAGACATATATGTATGACTTTTATTGTCTTTATTTTTATATATTTTCATTTTATCTCTCATTTCAAATATATATTTTGTTTTATTCTGTCTAGTAGTATCATTAATTTTTTTACAATTATTTTCAATTATTATCGAATTATCATTTTTATATTTTCTCATAGATACAAGTAATAATAAATGTAGTTCATTATTTTTATCATTATCAATTTTATGTAAATTAGAATCATATATAAACAAAATATTTATATCTTTGTATCCATATAATAACCAATTATAATCTTTACTATATACTACTTCATCAAATATTTTATATACATTGTCTTTATAAAATTTAAATATATTTCTTATTTTTAATATATATTTTTCTTGACATAATATATTACCAATTATATATGATTGTATATGTTCATTTAATATAATATTCGGAAATATTATATTATAATTATCTTTCGTCTCTGTAATTATAGTAAATAATAATGTATTATCATTATCTAATAAATTATCAGTGTCATTATTAATTTTAAAATATTTATTTAAATTATATTTTAATATTTTTAATATCGCATGTATTTGAATATCAGATATATCAGCTATATATTCTTTCTTTATACTTAGTATTAAGGGAAAATTTGTACGACGTTTCTCATATATCAATTTTTCATCATCAATCTTATTATCACTAATCATCTTTGCAAATAAATCATAAAACGTTGTCTCATTTTTTATTATCACATTTTTAATATGATCTTTATTGTATTTTATCATATGACTAATATTAGTATGATTAGAATCATTTATACTATTGTCGATAATTTCAAATAAGATTGATGATGCTGACATTAAATAATATTAATTATATATTAGATTTTTATTTTTAAATAAAATCTTCAACTTTTATACATATTAATATATTAATCAATTTTTAACTAATCATATATATATATAACTTTATATCATATTATACAAATATTATACAAATATTATACAATTTATTAATTATTGATATAAAATTAAATATATAAAATATAATATTATATAGTTCTTATGGATATTACAATTAAAAGAATTTTAAAAGATATTAAAATATTACGCGATAGTAATTTAAATGAATTAGGTATATATTTTAATACAGATGATAATAATATTTATAATATTCAAATATTATTAATTGGTCCAATCGATTCACCATATAGTTATGGGAATTATTTATTTGATATTACATTTCCCTCTAATTATCCATTCTGCCCACCAGATGTTAAATATTGTACTCAAGGTCTTGGTATCCGATTTAATCCAAATTTATATATTTGTGGTAAAGTATGTTTAAGTTTATTAAATACTTGGTCAGGACCACAATGGACTTCATGTAATACTTTATTAAGTATTATATTATCAATTCAGTCTATGGTATTTGTTAATAATCCATTAACAAATGAACCTGGTTATGAAAATGATGATTCTATTAATGCTAAAACGTATCAAAAAATTGTAGAATATGGTAATTATAATATTGCTATATTAGATATATTAAATAATATTCCTACTAAATTTCAATATTTTAATAGTATTATTCAAGATAATTTTAAAAAAAATTATTCAAATATAATTAATAATTTAACTGAATTAGAAAAAAAATATAAAAAAACTAAAAAAAATATAAATTTTCATATATATAATATACATATTTCTCATATTAATTTTAGTGAAGTATTGAAAAACACTAAATTATATTATGAAAATTTATAATTTATTTATAAAAAAATAATACATAAGTTGTAGTCTAATTTTTGTTATATTCTATTTCGTCAAAATATTCTATCGGTGAAAAATTTCTGGGTAGTAAATGAGTTATATTACATAGTTTATTATCACAGTATGAATATATTATTTCAATTATTTCAATTATATACATTATAATTATATATTATGTTCATAATATTCCAATAATTCATAATAATCTATATTATAGTGTTCCGAAATATAAAGTAATAAATTATTTATATATAATTTTATATATTGTTCTAAATAATTCATATTTTAATATATTAAATTTACATTTAAATTAATATAACTCTATATTATTATTTATTGTAATTATAATTTATTGTAATTATAATTTATTGTAATTATAATTTATGCTGAATCAATATGATCAAATTGTAACATAAATATATCTATATCTAAATCTGAATCTGTTGTTGATTCTGATGCTAAATCAGAATTTGAATCTGAATCTGAATCTGAATCTGATTTTAAAAATATATTTAGAGTATTATTAATTGGTATACTAGACCTTCCTAATTTGTCTTTAAATATTATATTATTTTTTTCTTCAGTAGTAAATAGTGGCTTATAATTAGTTCTATTTGTAGAAAATGGTTCTACACGTGTAGTATTTGAACAATTATATGATGAATTGTTCAACATTAAAGATGTTTAAAAAATATTTAATTACTATCAATTTTTATTTGTCAACATTAATATCTATATATATAAAGTATATAAATATTAATATATATATAATATTAAGTATATCTATATATATATTAAGTATATAAATATTAAATTTATATTTTTTATTATTAGTAAATAATTCTTTATTTATAGATTTGAAGTTTGTTTGTAGTTGAATTAATTTATGATTTATCATAGTATATTTATGTTTTAATTTGTTTTTATTATTTACGAAAATTTTATGTATATTATTTACTTTACGTAAATGTGCAGATGTTTGACATAATTGTTTTTCAGTATTAATTAATTTTTCAGTAATATAATTTACATATTCTATAGTATTATTTAATTTTTCTTCATTATTAATTAATTTTTGTTGAGTATCTGTTAATACTATATTAATTTCATTAAATTCTAAATTAAGATTACCAAATTCTTTATTAATAAAATATATTTCATATTTAAGTATATCAATTTCTTGTTTATATATGTTTGTAGTATTATCATTTATAGTATTATCATTATCATTTAATATATTATTAATATTATCAATTAACTGATATTCATCATATATGTCATCATATATGTCATTATGTGAGGTATTGTTCGATATATTGTTCATAAATAAAAGATAATATATTTATTAATATAATATATCAATTTTGTAATAAAATAATATTAAAATATATAAATATAAATATAGATGATTGTAAATGTATTTGGTATGGATATAAATATAAGTGTTGATAACATATTAAATTTTATAATTGATAATCGTGTAGCATTAATTCCAGGTATAATATATTTAATATTTAATAAATTAATTCCAATGTATATAATAATAATAATTATTTTATCTTACTTTATATTTAACCAATTTTCGTATAATGATAAAATGGCGGATGAATTAAAATCTTTAAAAAAAAAAATAAATAACTAATTATTTAAGAAATCAGTTGGTAACATATTATCCGAATTATTTTGATTTATAAATCATTTGTTGAATCATTATCATTATTATGATTCATATTATTATGATTCATATTATTATGATTCATATTATTTTGTATTGCTATTAATAAAGGTTGTACAATAAGAGGGTCTTGTAATTCTATAAAATTTGTATTAATATTTTTTTTATAAATTTCATTAACATACATAGTAAGTAATTTAATGAATTTATTTAAATCTGATTGAGTATTCATATATGGCAATATTGCTGTAGGAATTTGAGCAAGTATAATAGATAATTCTGATCCATGTTTTAATTCAGTACAATTATGTAGAATATCTACAATATTATCAGTACTTTTTTTTTGGTCTTTTAAGTGTTTTAATATTTTAGTAAGATTATCAGGTGCTTCTTCTTCACGATCTTTATTTTTGCTACGTTTGTAAGCCATAATTAATAATAATAATATAATTTACATTAAATTGTAATCAATTTTATAAAATATGATCATTATACATATATTTATATTATTTATATTATTTTCCGTTGTATATGGCAGTATTGATACTAACTGTTTTATTTGTATAAATTAAATGTTTGTTTTATTTTGAAATTGTATAAAATATTTATTTATTTTATTTTGGAACAAATAATTTAAATAAATTTATTAAATTGTATGATTAATTTAATGATAATATTTGCATTATATGTGTTTTATTTTTGAAACATTAATATAAATATACTTTATGATTTATAAATTTATATGTAATTAAATTTTAAAATAAAATACTATAATATTATAATGGATAAAGTATTAATAAATAAATATTATAAACAATTAAAACATAATAAATTTATAAATTCGAATGTATTTTTAGATGATATATTAAAAAAAGTGGAGAAGAATTCAAGAAATATATATAATATAACTTATAATAATAGTAAATTAAATATTGATGAATTAGATCAACCCGAATATATAACAAGTAATTTTATAAGTAAAGCGATAACAACTTATATATATAATAATATAAAATATAAATATAATATAACTGCAACATATAAATTATTGGAAATAAATTTGAATTATTATAGTGTTACAAATACCTTAAAAATGGATTATTTTGATATTATATTAAAACATATAATATTATTTTATAATATATTTGGTGCAGATATAACTAAATTAGATATATCAATATATGATACACCTTTTAAGAAACATATAGAGGGAATCGATACAATAACACCGTCTCAAATAAATTCCGGATATAGTATTCCATATAGTAAACAAATTGTAATATTTCGAAAAGAAGAGTTAATGAAAGTATTGATTCATGAATTATTACATGTATTTCAATTTGAGATAAGAGAAAAAAGTGGAGCTTGTGGAATGTTTTGTGATCTATATAGTATAAAGACAGAACCATTTTTAGTAAATGAGGCGATAGTAGAATTATATGCAATAATCTATAATTCAATAATATTATCAATAAACATGTATAAACGAGTAGATAAAACTAAAATATTAGAAATGTTAAATTTGGAATTGGATTTTAATTTATATCAGACAGCGAAAATTTTGAATTTTAGTAAATTTAATAATATAGAGGAATTTTTATGTAAATGTACAAATAAAAATATAATGGAAACTGGTACTAATATAATCTCATATATAATAATAAAGACATTAATATTATTTAATATAAATAAATTACATAATTATAATGTACTAGATAATCGAAAATTGATAGAACAATTAGTTGCGAGATTTTTCAAAGATATTAAATATCAAAATATTATAGATTATTATATGAAACATATACAACAACATGGATTAATTGACTATAATATGAGAATGTGTTTATTTAGTTAAATTGATTATATAAAAAATAATTATATTATAATATTTAATAGTATTAAATATGATGAAAGAAGAAAATAGTTTTGTAATAATATGTGATATACAACATCAATATAATATACTATATCGTAATTATAAATTAAAAATATTAATGAACGAATTAACACAATATAAAAAATGGAATTCTATATATACTAAAATTATATTAAATAATTTAGTAATAAAAATTAAAACTATAAGATTATATAATTTACTTTCGAATGAATTAAATTTAAATTTAAGTAATCCACATTTACTTCGTTTTAATAAAATACCATTATTATTAAGAAATCTTCCTCGCAAATGTCTATTGGACAATGTATCCGAAATTACATTAGACAATACAATTGAAAATATCTCCATAAGAACATCTGAAATTATATTAGAAAACATGGAAGAAATTCAAACTGAAGTAATCGAACAAAAAAAAGAAGAAAATCACTCAAATATGGGTGATGATCATATAATTGAGAAAAAAACATTGGGAATATTATCAAATATAGATATATCTAATAATAAAAGGAAAATTGTACCAGATATATTTTTAGATTTACGAAATAATGTATCTATTGAAATGAATGAAGACATAATTGATTGTACAAAATCGAAAGAACACCATCCCAATCCATTTGTAGATAATTATACATTATCATGTTGTATATATTGTAGTTATTTTGGTAAACTACTGCAATATTATTGTAATAAATGTAGACTATTTATTACGAATTTATTTGATAAAAAATAAATTAATATACATATATTAATATGGTTCGAACTGAACGAATGAGAAAGTAATTTAGTACAATATACAATTAAAAATTGTATATTATATATCATGTACAGATAATAAATATATATATATATTAATATGGTTCGAACTGAGCGGAAAAAAAAGTCTTTTAGTACAATACAAGATGCAATTAAAAATTGTATATTATATAATATATCATGTACAGATAATAAATATAAATATATATTCCGCCAATACAAATTAAATAGTCAATTTACCGTAGATAAATTAACTGATATACGTTTATTTCAAATGAAAGATGGATATACTGATTTATATAATTTGATATATTTTGATAAACCCATAAAATTATTTTTTAAGATATATGATATACATCTTATAAATGTAATATGTAAATATTTACATTTAAATAAACATGGTATAATAATTATGAAAATAAATACGGATATAAATGTAGCAAAAGAATATTATATTGTAATATATACATATTGTTATTTTAATAACAAATCTGATTTAGATAAATATTTATTTAAATTAAAGAAAAAATATTCAATAGAGATAATAAATGAACGATATATACCATATTTAACTAATAGAAATATTGACGTGTATACCGGAGAAAAATTAAAATTAATAACTAAACGGACAATCCCATTTGTAATAAGTAGTTTAATAAATCCACTAATATTAGATGATTTAAAATTATTTTCAAGTGAAATAATTGAACATCACAATATATTTACAATAACAAATGATGAATTGGAATCAATTATAAGTAGTTCATTTGTTCCATCCGATTATATAGGACAGAAATCATTATTAATGAAAGATAAGAAAACTAAATTACAGAACATAATAGAACAAGAAAAGTTAAATTTAACCGTATTTTTAGACGATGAGATAAATATTGAAAAGAACGATAAATTAGACAGTTTAAGTAATATATATAATAATTTTAATGAAGCATTAAAAAATATAACAGAAGACACATATATCTATAAAATATGTGAATATGATGATAATTATAATATATTAGCATATAATTATATATGTGATACACCATTAAATTTATTAAAATTGAATAGATTACCACATAAATATCAAATTTATCAATATGTAGATAGATTACAACCGTGTAAATTATATTTTTATTTAAATGATATAAAATTATTGGATCAAACTTGTGAAATATTAAATATACATAAGAATGATTTATTCATAACAAAAGATATTGGTTATAATAATTTAAATAATTATAATAAAATATTTAAAAGTAATTATGATGGTAGAGAATCTAAATATAATAATGATTATGAATCAAAAACTTATTTAATAATTCATAAATGGAAATATTTTAATAGTAGATTAGATTTAGATATGTATTACTTTAAATTGAATATACGTAAATTTTATATTAATATAGAAATGGGAAAATATATCCCATATATTTATAATAAAAATATATCAGTGGAATTAATTCCAAAGTTAGAATATAGTAGTTCAGATAATGATTCTATAGATTATTCATCAGACGAGTATGACTATGATGAAAATATGAAATATACGAAAAAAAAAACTGAAGAAAATGTAGATATATTAGATAATACAAGTAATAAATTTGTAGAGAATATAGATATATTAAATTATAGTATAATAAATGTAAAATTACCATATGATGATAAAACTATAATGAAATTAAATAAACAATATGTCGATATTACTGATTTTGATAAAAATGCAGAAATAATATTTATAGAAAGTTCAATGGGTTCAGGAAAATCAACCGCATTAGTTAAATATATAAATACATTAGAAGATATAGAAAATAAAAAAATATTAATAATTAGTTCTCGTGTAACATTAAGTAATACAATATATCAGAAATTTAATGAAACAAATATAAAATTTTCAAATTATTTAATGTTATCTGATTCATATAGTAAACATAATAAGTTAATAATTTCTCCAGATAGTTTAATAAAGTTAAAACAACCATTGAATATATATGATCTTGTATGGATTGATGAATCTACATCTTTAATAGCTTATTTAGCAGATTATCCATATGAAGATTTACGGAAAAAATTAGATATATTATTTCAAATATTATATCAAACAAAACAATTAATATTAACCGATGCAAATATGGGGAAAGTAATATTGGAAATATATACTAAAATAAAAAAAACAGAGAATTATCAATATTTATATTATAATAATTACATTGAAAAAAATATTATAAAATTAGATGTATATACAAATATATTAAAAAATATAATAGAAGATTTACAAAATAATAAAAATATATATATATGTTCAGATTCAAAGAAAGAAACAGTAAAATTATTTACATATTTTTCAGATTATATAAATCCAGATTTAATATTATTATATAATGGAGATTCTCCAGAAGAATATAATAAATATATAATGAATGGTGTAAATTTATTTTGGGTAAAATATAGAATTGTAATAGTATCGCCAAAAGTATTATATGGGATTGATTTTACAGAATTACATTTCCATAAAACATATGGTATTTATAAAGCTGGAGGAATATTATCTACACGAGAATCTTTACAACAAATGAATAGAATACGACATTTAATAGATAAAGAAATAATTATAACTATTGTTAAACAACAAAATAATTTAGTAGATGATATGTATTCATATACATATTATTTAGAAAATTCATATTATAATAGAATTTATTTAAATAGAAGAACTTTCGATATATTTGAAAAAAAAATACGATTAAATAATATATTAAAAATGTTAAAATTTACATATACCGAAGATAATTACAGAATATTAGATAGGAATGATCCATATAATTTAATGGTTATATTTAAAGATATTGAACGCAATTCTGGATTAAATGTATCAATATTCCAATAAATATAAAATTGATTAAGAATATTTTTTTTTATTATATATGAATTCTGAGATATATTTACAACAATTACTAAATATACAAAATCAACAATATAATAATATATTAAAATGTCGTTCAAAATATTATAATATTATAGTTTATTTACACCTAAAAAATTTAAATTATGATGTAATTAGAAAAATATTAAATAATTTAAATACAATTGATACATTTGCAACAAATATATATACAATAATATCTGATTTATTATATCAACCTAGATATAACATATATTATAAAACAGAATTTTTATATAATTTAGAAAAATGGTTAATGGTAAATGTAATGTTAATAAATAATAATAAAACTATATCAAATAAATTTATAGTTAAAAATATACATCAAAAAAAATATTTATTGAATTTAATTTTTAAAATAAGATTATGGTTTAATTTAGTTACTGAAAATAAATCATATTATAATTATATTATAATTGACAATTTTATATTGCCGAGTATTAATACATATGATTTAAATCAAATATATTAATTATAATACAGTTATATTATTTATTATATATAATATATAAATAATTATTATATATAATATATAAATAATTATTATATATTTTTATCCAGAGCACATAACGCAACTTGAATCTTCTTCGGCAGGTTCTGTAGTCGGTTCAATTGTAAATTGTTGAGTAGTTGAATGCGGTTGAGAACGTAAATAATAAACATATGTTTTCAATCTTTTTTTAAATGCATAAAAATACATAGAAGTCAAAACAGCTTGATTCGGATGTTTGATAAATAGATTTAATGATTGTGTTTGACAAATATATATACCACGATCTGCCGCCATATCAATAACATCTTTCATTTTTAATTCCCAAGAAGTTTTATATTTATTTTTAATATTTTGAGGGATAATATCAATATGTTGAATAGAATCATGTTCAATAATTTTATTTTTAATATCATTATTCCATATTCCAAGTTCAATTAAATCATATATCAAATCTTTAACAATAACAATGAAAGTTCCAGATAATGTAGAACGAGTATAAATTAAATGTGTATACGGTTCAATCGATTCATTATTACCTAAAATTTGAGCAGTCCCAGCAGTTGGTTGACATGATAATAATAATGAATTACGAATACCATGTCTAATAATATCTTGTTTTAATTGATACCAATTAAATTCAATTCCAGGAACAGAATGCAATGGTTCAGTATCCCATAAATCAAATTGTAAAATACCTTTGGAAGCAGGACTATTTTGAAAAGTAGGATATGGTCCATTTAATTTTGCTAATTCTAAAGACTTTTCCAATGCACTATAGTAAATAGTAGCAAATATTTGTTTATTTAATAATTTAGCTTCATCACAATCAAATGACATATTTAATTGTGAAAATACATTTGCAAGTCCTTGTACTCCAAGTCCAAGTGGGCGATGAAGTAAATTCGATTTTTTAGTTTCTGGAACAGGATAAAAATTAATATCAATTATATTATCAAGATTGTTAACTAATACTTTAGTAATATAACTTAGGTACGTAAAATTAAATACACCATTTTCAATAAATTTTGGTAATCCAATTGATGCTAAAGTACAACATGCATATTCAGTGCTATCTGAATATTCGCAAATTTCTGCACATAAATTACTTGATTTAATAGTTCCATAATGTTTTTGATTAGATTTTTTATTAATTTCATCTTTATTTAGTAAATAAGGCATACCAACTTCAATTTGGGAATTTATAATTAAATTCCAAATTTCTCTAGCACGTACCATTGAACGAACTTTATTACCATTTTCAGCTGCTAAATATAATTCTTTATATTCTGCTCCATAAGCATCATTTAACTCTGGAATATCATCGGGAGAAAATAAACTCCACAATTCATCATTTAACACACGATTCATAAATAAATCATTTACGAATACAGCATAAAATAAATCACGTGCACGACTATTCTCATCTCCAGTATTAAGTTTTAATTTAAGAAAATCCACAATATCTGCATGATGTGGTTCTAAATATATCGCACAACTACCAAGACGTTTTCCTCCTTGATTAAAAGCTCTCATCGTTGAATTTAAAATTTTTAAATTGTTTACACAACCACTAGATTTCCCATTAGTTCCTTTAATTAATGAATCTTTCGCACGAATATTAGACATATGTATTCCAATTCCTCCAGCATATTTACTTATTACAGCACAATCAGAAATTGTTTTCATTATACCTTCGCAACTATCTTCTGTTCCCAATAAGAAACAACTTAATAATTGACAATTCGGTGTACCAGAATTAAATAAACAAGGTGTGGCCATCATAAAATATTTCTGAGACATTAAATCATATGTTTCAAACACTTTATCTAAATTATTACCATGAATACCAATTGATACTCTCATCAGTAAATCCTGAATACGTTCAATAATAACTTGATCTTCAGATCGAAGTAAATATGAACGTTCAAGTGTTTTAAATGCAAAATAATTAAATTCATAATCTTTTGTATAATCTATTTTAGAATTAAATAAATCTTTATGTTCATTAACAATATTATATAATTGTTCGGTAATACGATTACTCTGTCTTAATAGTTCAATTTTATCAGAAAATACGGTAAGTGTTTTTTTATGTAAATTATTAATAACAATTCTGGAAGCCAATGTATCATATTCTGGATGAACAGAATATTTACCTATCGCAATCTCCGCAGCCAATTCATCTAATTTATAAGTAGGAATTTGATCATGCATTTCACTAATAACTTGCTGAGTAATAATATCAGTATTATCTTTAATATTTACTAATTCAGGTGATAATTGAACTAAACTATCTAATTTTGTTTTAATTTTATTAAAATCAACATCTTCTAGATTATTCAGGCGATTTAATACTCTCATCAGATTATAAATATAATATAATATATTAAATTAATTATAAGTAATCAATTTTATATTTAATATATTTTAATTTATATTTTAATTTTATAATTAATTTAATTTCTTAACAAACATAATTACTTATATTTAATTTTACTTATAATATTAATAATATTGTGTCAATTTATATTAAAACTTAATACACAAATTAATTGTTATATTATTCAAAGATTTATTTTAAGATATTATACATCAACCTTTGGGAAAATAAAAAATATTATATAAATAATATTAAATAATTAATATTAAATAATTAATATAAACATATATAGTATATAAATACATGGGAAATATATATTGTAAGACATGTAAAAAATGTATATGTAATTCAAAAGATGTAATTGAAGATGTCGTAGAAGATATTGGGGAAATAGTTGAAGATATTATAGATATAGCAAAAGATAGTGAAGAAATTGCTGAAAATATAAATGATATAATACATGGTACAGATATAATAGAAAATATTATAGAAATTGGAGAAACTACCTCAGATATTATTGACGATGGTACAGATATCCTTGTACATACAACAGATATTATCGACGATCGCACAGATATCATTGTAAATACAATAGATTGTATAGAAGATAGTGCTAATATTGTTACAGATATTATAAATGATCAAAATAATGTAAATCAATCCCAAAATTTGTAAAAACAAATTAATATGTATATTATAATCAAATTATATTAATATAATAATATATAAGTAAATGATAAATTTAAAAAAAATAAATAAGAATATGGATGTGGATTTTGATTTATTAACAGAATTTGCAAGAACAAATAATCGTGCAACTATTGATTTGGAAACTGAATTAGATATTGATAAAATTAATAATACTCTCAAATCTCAACCTATAACAATTTCTAAATTAGATGATAATATTCCTACAATATTATCTAAAGATATCCAATGTATATCAAGAGATATGCCAGAAAATATATTAGAAACAGGAGATACTTTCAACAAAATCTCACGTAATATGCCAGAAAATATATTAGAAATAGGAGATACTGTCAACAAAATCTCACGTAATATGCCAGAAAATATTCATACTAAGAATAATAAAATAATATTAACTGGTATTTGTGATAATCACGAAATAGATTATACTACAGTCGAACAAGATTTATTAAAATCAGATAATAATATAAATGAATATGTAGAAAATGATAAAATAAATAAAATATTAGAAGAAAATACAGGATATATTAAAGAAATATTAACAGATAAAAAACATATCATGAATTTTGATCCAAGTGAATCAATATTAGAAGATTTAGATGATTATGAAACAGAACCAAAATATAATAAAAGAAATATTAATTTAACTGGTAAAAATAATACATATTTAAATAATAATGATATTCAAGATATATATAAATATTTAGTAAAATATAGATTAAAAATAAAAAAAAAATTAATTAATAAATTAATTATAAAAAATAATAAAGAATATTCTGATAAATTATTATTCAGTTTATATTTAAATTTATTATTTGATGATATTAATATAGTTTAATATCATCTATTATTAATATGGAATATACTGTAGATTTTCTTTTTCATCAATATGTATTTTAAAATTACCATTAAGAGAAGGAATACTAACAGTATCATCTGTATATAATTCAGAACATCCTAATTCTTTATCACATTGTATATTATTATAAAATATTGGAATTCGAACAGAATTATTATTAGTATAATATATCCATTTAGTTGAACCTGTATGTAATTGTCGCCCAAATAAAGGTAACACTACACTTAAATCACTATCGCCTGGTTTCAAAGAACTATCTGCAATATCATGTTTATATACAGAACCAATTTGTTGAATTGGTGGTATTGGTTGAGTAGTAATATTAATTGGTAATCCGTTATGTGATGTATTATCTTGATTATTCTTATTATATAAACGTGTATTTGTTAGAAGTTTTTTTTCATTCTCATCTATTTTATTTATTAATAGTTTATTATTACTATTAATTGTATCATGAATTTTTAAGTACATATAAATAATAATTGAGATTGAAAATATTATTAAAAATAATTGAAAAAAAGAAATACATATACTATTTATACAAATCATTTATATTATATAAGAATATAATATAAAAATAATAATATATGAGTAATTTAGCAAGTTTAATACAAAGTACCATAAGTAATAATAATTTAACATCTGTTGATACATCATTATTAACTGAAAAAGAATTAGAATTAAGATCAATTAGTGTATCTGGTTCATCATTTACTATCGATAAAGGACTTCTGGAACTAGATGGAGATATTCAATGTAATGTATTGCGATGTGATTCAATTATTACTGAACCTGGCACTGGATTAGGTACAGAATTAACTAATGTAACATTGACAAATTCATCAATCGATGGTAGTAGAATTGGTAAAAGTATTCCTAAACAAATTCGAACAACTCAATTAGATATATATAGTACAGGATCATATCAATCTACTTCTATACAAACCGATGGCGATATTATTATGTCTGGTGGATTAACAAATATACGTAATTTTAGAAGTACTGGAACATTTATAATGAATAATGATTTTGCATCAACTATAACTACTGAACATGATTTGAATTTAATTAGTAGAACTAGTAGAATATATATCAATGCTCCAACATCAATTGAAATGTCAACAAATCAATTTAAATTATCTAAAACAACTATTACAGATACAACTGATGCTACATCTGTATCTACTGGCAGTTTACAAACTGCAGGTGGTGCATCAATTACTAAAAATTTAATTATAGGAGGTAATGTAAGTATGTATAAAAACGCAACAATTGCCGGAAATGTAATAGTTACAGGATCATTAATACTATTAGCAAACACTTCTACAATTGGTAATTTCACTTTCACAAATGATACTATTACTAATTCTAGTGGTGATATTAAATTTGATAATGAGAATTTAGTAACAACTGGAACATTCAGTTCAGGTATCGCTACATTGGCAAGCACCTCAACAGTAGGTAATATAACTCTATCAGATGGTTCTATTACAGATTCAAGTGGAGCAATTAGTTTTGGAAGTAATAATGTATCTACCTCTGGAACTCTAAGTGCAGGTGTATCTACCTTGGCAAGCACCTCAACAGTAGGTAATCTAACTCTATCAGATGGTTCTATTGTAGATTCAAGTGGAGCAATTAGTTTTGGAAGTAATAATATATCTACTACAGGAACTCTAAGTTCAGGTGTATCTACCTTCGCAAGCACCTCGAAAGTCGGTACTTTAACCTTACAAGATGGTATTATTACAGATTCAAGTGGAACAATTAGTTTTGGCAGTAATAATATATCTACTACAGGAACTCTAAGTTCAGGTGTATCTACCTTCGCAAGCACCTCAACAGTAGGTAATCTAACTCTATCAGATGGTTCTATTGTAGATTCAAGTGGAGCAATTAGTTTTGGAAGTAATAATATATCTACTACAGGAGCTCTAAGTGCAGGTGTATCTACCTTAGCAAGCACCTCGAAAATCGGTACTTTAACCTTACAAGATGGTATTATTACAGATTCAAGTGGAGCAATTAGTTTTGGAAGTAATAATATATCTACTACAGGAGCTCTAAGCGCAGGTGTATCTACCTTAGCAAGCACCTCGAAAATCGGTACTTTAACCTTACAAGATGGTATTATTACAGATTCAAGTGGAGCAATTAGTTTTGGAAGTAATAATATATCTACTACAGGAACTCTAAGTTCAGGTGTATCTACCTTGGCAAGCACCTCAACAGTAGGTAATCTAACTCTATCAGATGGTTCTATTGTAGATTCAAGTGGAGCAATTAGTTTTGGAAGTAATAATATATCTACTACAGGAGCTCTAAGTGCAGGTGTATCTACCTTAGCAAGCACCTCGAAAATCGGTACTTTAACCTTACAAGATGGTATTATTACAGATTCAAGTGGAACAATTAGTTTTGGAAGTAATAATATATCTACTACAGGAACTCTAAGTGCAGGTGTATCTACCTTAGCAAGCACCTCGAAAATCGGTACTTTAACCTTACAAGATGGTATTATTACAGATTCAAGTGGAGCAATTAGTTTTGGAAGTAATAATATATCTACTACAGGAGCTCTAAGCGCAGGTGTATCTACCTTAGCAAGCACCTCGAAAATCGGTACTTTAACCTTACAAGATGGTATTATTACAGATTCAAGTGGAGCAATTAGTTTTGGAAGTAATAATATATCTACTACAGGAACTCTAAGTTCAGGTGTATCTACCTTCGCAAGCACCTCGAAAGTCGGTACTTTAACCTTACAAGATGGTATTATTATAGATTCAAGTGGAGCAATTAGTTTTGGAAGTAATAATATATCTACTACAGGAGCTCTAAGTGCAGGTGTATCTACCTTCGCAAGCACCTCGAAAGTCGGTACTTTAACTTTGTCAGATGGTTCTATTGTAGATTCAAGTGGAACAATTAGTTTTGGCAGTAATAATATATCTACTACAGGAACTCTAAGTGCAGGTGTATCTACCTTCGCAAGCACCTCGAAAGTCGGTACTTTAACTTTGTCAGATGGTTCTATTGTAGATTCAAGTGGAACAATTAGTTTTGGCAGTAATAATATATCTACTACAGGAACTCTAAGTGCAGGTGTATCTACCTTAGCAAGCACCTCGAAAGTCGGTACTTTAACCTTACAAGATGGTATTATTACAGATTCAAGTGGAGCAATTAGTTTTGGAAGTAATAATGTATCTACTACAGGAACTCTAAGTGCAGGTGTATCTACCTTAGCAAGCACCTCAACAGTAGGTAATCTAACTCTATCAGATGGTTCTATTACAGATTATAGTGGAGCAATTAGTTTTGGAAGTAATAATATATTTACTACAGGAACTCTAAGTGCAGGTGTATCTACCTTCGCAAGCACCTCAACAGTAGGTAATTTAACTCTATCAGATGGTTTTATTGTAGATTCAAGTGGAGCTATTAGTTTTGGAAGTAATAATATATCTACAACAGGATCATTAGTAATCGGTACACCAACCGGGGGGGATAAAGGAACAGGAACAATAAATGCAACCGCAGTATATGATGATAATGTATTACTAACATGTTATGTATTAGATAAAGAATTAGATAACGAAGTAAATTTGGATAAATGGGATTCAAAAGTTGAAAATAAAATAATAAAAGAAATTTATTATGAAGAAAATATTGAAAAAACAAAAACCAAAATAGTAGAAAAAATTCATATTCCACTGCGTAAATTTCTTAAAAAATGCGATAGTGAATATAATCCATTAGATATAGATTGTTATGCGAAACATTGGAAAGAAAAACGACATTTAACATCATTGCCAAATGAGGTAAATTTCGACATGAACGTAAATTTATCAACTGGAGAATGGACACAAAGATTAATTGAAACTGTAGAGATACAAGCAATACATATAGATAATCTAAATGAAAGATTAAAAAGATTAGAGAATAAATGTTGAATTATATAATGTGCGTAATATATAAAAATATTATTTATTAATAAATAATAATGGTTTATAATTTTAAAAAAATAACTGAAACAACCGAACCAGATAAACCATATAATAATGGATATTGTCCGATTACATTAGGGATATTAATGAATAATAATTATACAATAGATAAATATTTAGGACAAGGAGCATATAGTCAAGTATGGAGAGCATTTGATAAAAAAAATAATATATATGTAGTATTAAAGATACATAAAGGTAATAAGAAAGATAATAAAGTGGGCATGTATGAATATAAATTATTGGAAACATTAGACCATCCGAATATAATAAAAGCTTATAATAGTTTCATATATAAATCTCCGATGGGAAAACATTATGTAATGGTATTAGAATATTTAGGTGATGTATTAAAAAAATGTAAATATCATTTTCGAGGAGATTATAAAGATACCGACACAACTGAAATATCAGAATCATTAGATTATGATTCAGATAATGATGAAGAAGTAAGATGTATTCCACCTGATATATTAAAGAGAATAATGAATCAAATATTAGAAGCATTAAATTATTTACATAATACAAAAAATATAATACATACAGATTTAAAATTAGAAAATATAATGTTATCAACACCAATGTATAAAATAAAAAATTTGGATGATTTTAATATAAAATTAATAGATTTTGGTACAAGTCATAGTACTAATAGTAAATTAAATTATAATGTGGGAACATATGAATATAATTCACCAGAAATGATATTAGGTTATCCATATAATACATTAACAGATGTATGGAGTTGTGGTTGTATATTTTTTGAATTATTAACAGGATATTGTTTATTTGATTATAATTTATATTATGATAATAATAAAGATGATGAAGACAGTGAAGATTCTATTATATATAGTGATAGTAGTGATGAAGAGGATGACGAATATTATCATATAGAAAATATATTATTATCAATGATGGTAGAAATATTAGGTAAAATGCCAGGTAAATTATTTAAAAGAGGAAAATATTATAGAATATATTTTAATAATAAAGGAAATTTAAAATATATTCCACGATTTTTAAAAGAAGAGAACATGTATAATTATTTAAAAGATTATTATAATTATAGTAATACAAATGCACAATATTTTGAAGAAATATTATTATTAATGTTAAATAATAATCCAGATAAAAGATATAATGTAAAAAAAATATTAAATCATTCATACTTTAATTAGTTATAATTGTAGCATATTTTTAACTATAACTGCAATAAATACAGTTAAAAACATATATACTATAGAGCCTACTAGATTATTTTGCATAACATTTGCTACGGCAGCAGCATCATTCACTAAAGGTACTGATGGTATCATAGGAAGTAGAAAATTTAAAAGCATCATAATTCCAACAGATACCGCAGCCATCATAAATGCTGGAGTAAGTTCCTTAACAGTCATATTTAATTCCATTATTATTTATATACATATATAAAAGAAAAAAAAAATACATAAATATATGAATTTTTATTAGTTTATTATATTTTTTTATATAATTATTAAATATAATGAACAGCTCAATATGGGGACCAAATGCGTGGCATTTTTTACATGTAATATCATTTGATTATCCAAATAATCCAACACAAGAAGTGCGAGAAAAGTATTATAATTTTTTTGATGCATTAAGTTATGTATTACCATGTGGAGTATGTCGAGATAATTATAGGTTAAAATTACAAAAATTAAATTTATTGGAACATCTGAATAATAAAAATTCTCTAATAGATTTTGTTATAAAATTACATAATAATGTGTCAAAAGATTTAGGTCAAAAAGAATATAAAAAAGAAGATGTAATATTATATTATAATAATTTATATAATACTAAAGAACATGTCGGAGGAATTACAGATGATGTAGGGATTCCTAATAATAATAATATATTATATATAATTTTAATTATATTTGGAATTATTTTTATGTATTTTATATATAAAATAAATCGTAGATAAAAAAATATATAATAATATAGTATAATGGGAAATAATAGTTCTAAAGTATTAGATTTTGATTTTGTCTCAAAAATAACATGGGATATAACAGAAAATCCAGACAAAAATTTATTTATAAAATTACCAGATGGTATTAAAGGAATTCAAATTAATTGTCCAATTCATGCAACACAATTTACAACAGAAACAATCAAAATTAAAGCACAGAATACTAGTAATATAATTACATATTTAGATATATTTAAAGAAATATATAAAGTATATAAAGTTCATAAATATAAAATAATAAATTATGCTGAAAAAAATGATTTACCAGTTAAAATATATTTTAGTAGATTAATACATATTAAAAATAAAAATAATATTAGCATATATATATTAGAATTAACTAACTAATAATATTTTAGTTAATAATAAATGTTTAATAATTATAAATAAAAATAAAACTTTTGTAATATCTTTAAACATATTATAATCACTAATTATATAGATTAAAAATATAAATATTAAATATAAAATTATATCATTTATTAAATCGATATATTCTTGATGTAATCCAGTATTAAAAGTGAATAACATAATAGTTTATTAATTATATTTTTTTTTAGAATAAAACATAATGTAATAATAATTTATATTATATTAATATAATGTCTGATATAATATCTACTAAATGTTGGAATCAATATGAATCTGATTTTATAATTGAAGAATTAAATTTACATATAGCATGGAATTCTAAAAATGCTACAAATATTTTAGTTTATTTAATTAAATTATTCAATATGCCTCATACATTAAACTTAAATAATAACGGGCTCGCACATTTTATTAAATATAATATTAAAGATAAAGTATATTATGACCAACCAATTATTTGGAATGAAATTATAATAAATGATGAATATATTTATGATACAGTAAATAAAACAAAAAATGTAAAACCATTATATTGTTATTATTATAAAGAATTATCCATTAGTAATATTAATAAAATCGCTGGATTAAATATTTATGGTATTTGGTATGATAATAATAAACAAAGTATTTGTATTAATACTAATAATTTTAAGGAAGCACATTATATTATAAAGATTACTTTGGATATTTTAAATGATCATACAATTGATATTAATAAATATATATCATATCTTAAATCTGTTTCAAATAAATATAAAACAAAAAAAGAAATTAATATGTTAATTTATAAAATATATATGTTAAATGAAAGAACTTTATAATAAATACTATTCTTTCCAATTGTAATTACATCCATTACATGTAATAAATGCTGTCATTGGCTCATCTGCACTACGAATTTGTTTTTCAATATATGAACAAACATTTTTTTTACATTTCGGACATTTAAATTTAGTAGTCTGATTCAACGGAGTTTTTGTCATGTTTATCTCTTGTTCCTTAATTGATTGTATATTTAAGATAGTAAAATTATCTGATAATTTATATGGTTTAAAATTAACTAAATCTATGATTAATAATTCATCTGACAGTATTAAACTTTGTATTGAAGTTCCATTCAATTTATAAGTTAATTTTTCATAAATTTCTTTTAACTTATTATTAAATATATATGTTGTATATTCAAAATAATTAGAACGAATATAATTCGTTATTTCATTAATTATTTCTAAACATTTAGACTCATTATCTAATATTTTATTTAAACAATTAAATATATTAATATTATTTAATAAAATATTTAATTCTAATAATATAAAATCATTAAATGATATATATTTATCAGTCAACGCATTAATAACTATATTATTCTCAAGTTTTAATGTTAAACTAGTTATATCATAATTATTATGATATTTTAAGATATAGTTATTTAAATCTATTATAAATGGTTCATCTGATAAATATGTAGATAACATATTGTATACTTTATCATTTTGATTTGTCATAATATAAATTATATTATATTAATAATAAATAAATCAATTTTTATATCTAAATATAAATATCATTATTTATATGAACAATAATATAAATAAAGTGAAAATTAAATATAATTTAAATGAAATTAATATATCTTCTAAATCATTATTAACAGATTTAGAAGAATTAAATAATATATTAGAATATATAAAATTATATAAACAAAAAGGTTTTTGTATGGGAAGTATATTAATACATGTAGAAAATAATATAAATATTACTGAAAAATATTTATTAGAAATATTAGAACATATTACATATTTAAATAATAAAATAACTAAAAATACTTACATTATAAATAATTCTAATAGTACTCTCACAAATTCTACTGAAAATAGTAATACTGAAATTATTAATACTGAAAATATTAATACTGAAAATAGTAATACTGAAAATAGTAATACTGAAAATAGTAATACTGAAAATATTAATACTGAAAATATTATGTTAAGTTTAAATTATATACCAAATAGTAATCTTAATTCTGATGATAATTCTAAAATTATAACTAATATTATGCATAAATATAATACAAATATTCATTCAGATATTAGTATTATAAGTGATATAAGTGATATAAGTGATATTAGTGATATTAGTGATATTAGTGATAAAATAAGTGATAAAATAAGTGATAAACGTGATATTAGTGATAAAATAAGTGATGAATATAAAAAAAAAACACATAACACAAAAAATAAAAAACGTGGGGGATGTTGTTGGTTTTAAAATTATCAAATAACATATTATTTTTATTTATAATGTTTTATATTTATGTTCATTAATATTATATTCTGTTATTAAGGTATCTAAAATATATATTCTCTGAATATAATTATTAATTGTATATTTATATTTTTCAATATCTATTTGATTCATATTTTTTGTGTTTATTAATATAATATTATCTTCTTCTAATATTATAATTTTATTTTGTAATTCATTATTATATCTTACAAGTTCAACAATTGTATAATAATCATTAAAAAATAATGTATATAAATAATTTCCCATAATATTATAATTAATATTATAATATAATAATTTTAAATATAATATTAAGCAGAACGTTTTTTATATTTTTTTTTAGGTATTTCAGAAATAATTTTTTTACATGTTTCTATGGTTATTTTTTCTACGTCATAATCAGCTGGAATTTTAAGCAGAACGTTTTTTATATTTTTTTTTAGGTATTTCAGAAATAATTTTTTTACATGTTTCTATGGTTATTTTTTCTACGTCATAATCAGCTGGAATTTTATAATTTTTCTTAGAAGTTTTAATATATGGACCATATGGACCATTTAATATTGATACAGAATCATTTAATTTTTTAATTACTGCGGATTTATTGTTTGTACTATTTGAAATTATTTCTTTAATTGTATCTAATGTGATGTTCTCTTCTTCATAATTTTTTAAATTATAATTATTCTCATTATATTTAAAATATAACCCATATTGTCCATTACATATATCTACAGGTTTATTGTTATAATTAAATATAGTATATGGATATTTTAATAATAATACAGCGTCTTCTAATGAAAAATTATCAAATTCAGTGTGAATTTTACCATATTTATAATTATTTTCACCTAAATCTTCACGCACGGTTGGACCATATTTACTAATATATTTAATAATTTCATTACCATTAAGTGGATGATTACCTAATAAAGTATTCGTAAATGAAGCATTTGACTTAGTAGAATTAGATATAGTACCAATTGTATCCATAATAGTTTTATAATATTGTCTTGTAACTTTATTCCAATCAATTTTACTTTTTTCTATCAAATCTAACTGTTCTTCCATTAATTTAGTAAATTCATAATTAATTAGATTATTAAAATTTAATTCAATAAAGTTATTTACCAATGTTCCCAATGGTGTTATAATAATTTTTTTCTTATCTGCGCCATATATTGTTTCAACTGTATTTTTAGTTAATTTATTATTTTTATAATTAATCTCTAATACATTTATTTTTTCACCTTTTATATCACCAATGAACGCATATTTTTTAGTTAATATTGCGGATAACATTATTGCATAAGTACTCGGGCGTCCGATTCCCAAAATATCTAATTTCTTTATTAAAGAACCTTCTGTATAACGACAAGGTCCATTTTTATATTTCTCGATTGCATTTAATGAGTTTAAGTTAAATATATCATCAACGTTTATGGTTTCTAATATATTATGAAATATTAAACTATCTAATTCTGTATCAGAGTCACTATCATTCGGATCTTGTATCTCCTGTGGATTATATAATTTTTTAAATCCATCAAAAACAACTTTATTATATTTCGATATAAAATTATATTTACTATAATTACATATTTGAAAATTATAAATATTTTCATCATATACATGATTTGACATTTGACTCGCAACTGTACGTTGCCAAATTAATATATACAATTTTCGTTCATATTCATCTTCTATTTTAGAATTATCAAAATTTATTTTGGTAGGACGAATCGCTTCATGTGCTTCTTCGGTTTTATTCTTAGATTTCTTTACATATATAGTTCTATTATAATATTCAGTACTATATATTTCACAGATATATTGTTTAATCTCGGATAAACTATCCTCTGATAAATTTGTTGAATCAGTTCTCATATAAGTTATTAAACCAGCCTCATATAATTTTTGAGCACATGACATTGTACTTTTTGCACTCATCGAATAACGTATATTTGCTTCTTGTTGTAAAGACGATGTGATATATGGTGGTTTCGGTTTAATTGTGATACGATTTACTTTAATATTGGTTAATATAAAATTCTGCGCAACACCTTTTTCAAGTATTTTAGTAACATTTTTCTCTAATGTTATAATTTCCTTCAATTTTGTTACAATTTTAAAATCTTTAAATAAAATTACTGATACATTATATACTTTATTAGAAGTAAAAGCAGCAATTTCTGTAATTTTATCTGATAATATTTTTAAAATAATTGATTGAACTCGTCCAACTGAAATAGATTCTCCTTTTGTATAATTATTGGGAATATTGTTCCATAATATTGGCGATAATAAATATCCAATTAAACGATCTATCACTCTTCTCGCCTGTTGGTTATTAACTTTACTCTGATCAATTACTGTTATATTTGCTAATGCATAATCAATTGCTTTCTGAGTAATTTCGGTAAATACTATTCGCTGTGGATTTTTTAATTTTAATACATTTGCTAAATGAAAACCAATACTTTCACCCTCAATATCTTTATCTGTCGCAATTATTACATTACATTTTTTAGATAATTCTTTTAATTCTTTTATAACTTTTGACTTATCTTTCATAATATGATATTGTGGTAATAATGTTTCTCGATCGATTGATAAAGTCTTGCTATCTAAATTAACTATATGCCCAAAAGAAGCTCTAACTATATACTTTTCACCTAAATATTCTTGAATTTTTTTTATTTTTGCAGGAGATTCAACAATAACTAATGTTTTTGACATTTCATATAATACATACTTTATAATAGAATATCAATTTTATATAATTATAAAAATAAATGATTAATCCATATTATAAAAAATTATATAATTATCACTTGAATTTACAGTATCATATCGTATTTCAGAAATATTATCATCGTCCATCACATACCATTTATTATTATTATTTATAATACTTGTATAATGTCCACGATTTAAATTACCATAATGATTAATAACAGAATATAAAGAATAGTTATTATTAGTATCAATAGATTCTGAATAATTCCATATATATTTATTTAATGAAAAATTAGCCGAAAATTTTATTAAATTATTTAGTTTAGTAGAATTATTATTAAATCTTTTTAATGCAATTGTTAATGTTTTTGGTAATTCCCAAATATAATATTTATGAATTACATTTTGTGATTTACATTTTTCACATTTATAATCATCTGCTTTAAAATATTTAAAATATTCGTCAAAACATTCTTCTAAAGTATTACAATTATTCACTGATACATTTAATATATTAAATACTTCAAATAATATTTCTACATTATGGCATTCATTACAAGTTATATTATATATTTTTTGGCCATAAAATATTTCATTAAGATCTGAATATTGATTTTTAAAAGTTAATTCTTTATTTTCATTAGATAATTTTAATAAGTTTGTAATAGATGTATCTGTCTGTTTGTTTAAAGTATAATTATTTCCAAAAAAAGTTATAATATGATCTAATAATAATTGTAATATATCCGAACTATCCTGTTGTAATTGAATTGATTCTTTACGTATTTGTTCAATTAGTTTTAAGAAACTTGTAGGAATTATTGATGTTATATCATTCTCTATATGTAATTCTTTAATAATTTTATATAATTCTAAAAATATAAATCGTTTATCTATTTTTTTATTTATTACATATTCTATTTCTTTAAGATGTTTATTAATATAGTCTATAAATATTTGATTATATGCTAATGACTGTAATATACAATTTATATAACATGTATTACCAATATTCTTTATACCTTTCATATAATAATTTGTATAATTAATATAATTTTAAATATAAATTAACTCTAATTTTATTATAAAAAAAAAAATATTATTAAATTTATTTATCTATTACACATACGTCCCTGTCCTAGATAACCATTAGTTAATGGTGTTACAGTACAACCAGATGAATTACATATATTATTTGTTAATTCATTTGGTCTAATATGAGAATTAAAAGGTAATTTTGATAGTTCTAGTGTTTTTTTTGTATTACTCATAATTTGTGTTGCATTAGTAGTCATATATTGTCTAGTAGTATTCGAATTATATAGTTGATTTTGTGCTTGAAAACTATGCATCATCTGATTAGAAGGTACATAATTATTAATTAATCGGGAATTCATTGCAAAATGTAATATATGGTTTTCATTCGGTACGTTGGACATTATATATTATATTACATAGATATTTTTTTTTTCCGACCACGCTTATTTTTTTTAATTTCTTCACTATTTATGGATGCTTCAAGAAATTCTGAAATATTTTGAACTTCTTCAATCTCTCTTTTTAATATATCAAATCTATCTGGTTTTTCTACATTATCTTCCTCATTTGTAGCATCATCATCATCGTCATCATCATCATCGTCATCATCCTCTTCATCATCCTCTTCATCATTCTCATTATTATCATCATCCACATTAGAATCCGCAACATGCTCGGCATTAGTATCAACAACAGTCTCGGCATTAGTATCAACAACAGTCTCGGCATTAGTATCAACAACAGTCTCGGCATTAGTATCAACAACTTCGTCGTCATCATCATCATCATCATCATCATCATCATCATCATCATCATCATCATCAGATTCTATTGTTTCATCTTCGTCAACAACTGCGATATCTTCAATATAATCATTATTTACACTAGAAACATTCATATCAATAATATCACTGTCATATAAATTAATATTATCAGTATCTTTATCAGCACTAAGATCAAATAAATTATTTGACTCAGAATTTGTATTAATTAATTTCGGACATATTTTAGATAATAAAGAATTAATAAGTGAATTAGAATTATGAGATGATTTTTTGGTAGATGTTGTTCCACCATTAAGTTTTGTTTCAAGTTCAATAATTTTATTATTTAATTTAGAAATTTGAGTATAAATAAAATAAAATAAAATAGCAAAACCGACCACAGTTATTATAGTATCAAGCATATTAAATTATATATAATTATATTTTAGTAATTTAAACTTAATAATTATATTAATATAATAATAATGATAAGTCCACAGGATTATAATGTTATTGATAATCAAGTATATAATAAACCAAAAGTTAAAAAAATATTGAAATCTAATATTATAAATATAGATAGTAATAATCGTCAAAAATATACGAAATTGATAACAGAGCCAATAAATGGTTCAATTGGAACAGATGCGATTACAGTATTAAGTAATCATCGGATTAAAGTATATCATCCAAATCATTTAATGCAACCATCTGATACAACAATTCAAATAATTTTACAAGATGTAGAAGGTGATTATAAGAATAATAAATTTTTGAAAACCATCGGAGGAATTCCAATAAATTATATAAATTATAGTACAACTGCAGGTTTTCCAATTCATTCTATAAGGATTGTTCCATTGAAGGTAGGAGATATAATTCAAAGAGATGTTTCCACAAATTTAATACAAAGTGATTATTATATTATTGATATTAAAAATGATATATTAATCTCAAATATTATAACAAATTCAACTGGAGGTGGGACAAATATGAAAGCTTTAAGAATTGTAGATATAGAGCAAGGATATAAATATGCGTCAAAATTTAAAATATCATTTGGAGAAAGTTTTAAAAATATAGTATCTACTAGATTAATTAGTATTGAATTATCAAATACACAATTAGCAATACAAAATAGTAAACCTATTTTAGAAACAGATGATAATTTAGTAAATAGGAAAGATTTTAATGAAGCAAATGATACAATATATTGGATAAATGAAGATGATAAAATAAAAAAATATAATGTATCGTTAATATCAGATAATAGAATTAATAATAAAATTATTTTAAAAGATAATACAATAAATATAACTAATGCACAAGCAACACAAGGTGAAGTATTAACAACATATTTATTAAATAATTCACCAAATGTATATATTCCAGTAGTTTTATATAATAATTATTTATATTGGCCTGATAATTATGTAAGATATGCAAATAGTATATTTTTTAATTATATTAAAGTTACTTATTTAGCTTTGTTATCTACACAATTATTAAATGAACGAACATTATTTTTAGAAGGTATGGCAGATAAAAGTATCCCATTAACAAATGTCAATCAATTTTTATATGATTTAAATTTGGTGACTAATATTGCAACATTATTAACATTTATTACAGATAATATAATTGGGGTAACAAATATAACAATTGTAGCACTAATTGAAGATAATACCAGTCCGCCAGCATTGATTACAACATTAGCTGATACAACTATTATGAGAATGTTTCATAAATATTTAAATTTAACTCGTGATTTATATAGTAAATATGATTATTATAATACACAAAATAGTATATATTTATATGGTTGTTATTGGGAAATTTTTGAAACAATTAATAATTCAAATTATTATATAGATAGTACAATAAAAACATTAGGTAAAATTAAATTAACTCCAATGATAAATACTTCTAGTGATACACATAAAATTATACCATCACGAGCAGTAAATAGTGTAAGTGAATATACTATATATCCAATTTATAAAATTATAATTAATCAAGGCACATATACATCTAAAAGTTTTATATTAGAAACCGAAAATAAATTTAATAGTATTCCAACATTAGAATTTAATTATAATTCAAATAAATTTGAACCTAAAGTATTATTAAATAAATTAAGTGTTAAAATAAAAGATCAATTTCATCATTTTAAAGTATCATTAGATAATGATAATAATATATGTAAAATAAATCAATACAAAGATATATTTTCATATACAACAAGTGATAAATTAAATGAAGATGAACAAGGACCATTTATTGTAAATGATCAATTTACTAATATATATATTAAACATAAAGGACATCAATTACATACTGGAGATATAATTTATATTACAGGTGCAACAAAATTGTCGAATATTCCAACAAATGAAATTAATAAAGAACATGTAGTTATAACAAATCCTGTATATAAATGTTATGTGCGATTAATGTTAGGAATTCCAGATACAACATTATTATTAAGTGGTGGAAAGATGGATAAAGCAACTACAACTGGAGAATATTATTTTCATTATGGATTAACACAAATTGAAGATAGTACTTATAAAAGTGGAAATGCACCAAATTATATTGGTAGTCATTTAATTAATAATACTATAAATATATTTAAAACGAATGAATTACTATTAAAAGTGGATCAATTAGGTAAAAAAAATATTGTATTAGGTAGAATATCTTCTGTTAAAACTGCAGATGCAAATGGAAATTATGAAATAAATTATACTTTATTGTCTGAAATAAATTTTGAAATCGGTGATATTATAGTATCATCTGAAACAACAACTACAGCAATGATACTACCAAAAACTTATGGTAGTGATATTTCCGCTAGTTCTCATGAAATAGGATTGCCTAACAAAGATGAATTATCCGAATTAACCAATGATATAACATTAATTGGGAATAGTTCAGATGGATATTCTATTCAAAGCACTACAATACCAAACAAAACGTCATTAGATGGTATTGGAGGAACTAATATTAATATAAGAATTCCTGTATCATTTTCATTATTAAATAATAAAGATTATACGCCTTGGAAAGCACTCGGATTTACAAATGTAAATACTGAATTTAGTACAGAACAATCGAATACTCAAAAAGTAAATAAAGCATTTATTGAATATAGTTATTTGGAAAATAATACATCTAATAATATTACAGGACGAAATTTATTATTAAAAACTAAAAGTAATACTAATTTTACAATCGGATCTCATATTTATATAGATAATCATGAAATAAATACAAAAATAATTAAAGAAAAACCACCAATTCAATTACAAATTAGTTCATATGAACCATTTAGTGCATGGTTAGATAAAATAACTATTAAACAAAAAAATGAAATAAATACATGGTTAGATGCTAATATATCCACATTTTATGTTGCAGGAACAACTGGTGCTAATTCAATTATCGCAAGTACATATTATAGTACACGCACTATAATTTATTATACTGTCCCATATACTAGTAATCAAAAACAAGATTTAGGGAATCTAGGAAATAGTATTAATCAATATGATGATATTGAGTATTATGATTATAATCTTGAATCATCTTTAAAAAATATTTATGGAATTAAAAAAAATAGTTTCATTTATATTTATAAAAATAATAAAAATGTAAGAGATTTAACTGATATTGATGGAGATGGTATAACTTCGGGTATACCAGATGGTTATTATAAAGTATTAGATAATTTAAATATTGATTTAATTTCATCATTTTTCCCACATTTAAATAAATCGATTAATGCAATAGTTATAGATTATGAATTCACAGATAGCACTACAAATAAAGTGTCATGGGGATATATTAATCGAGGATTTATGCGAGCACCAGTCATTAATACCGAAATTGTCGGATATAATAAAACTCATACAACAGTCTCTTCTACATTTTCAGTTAGTAAAACTGCTGGAACTAAACTAATCACAATACCTCGCACTGATGCAACAAAATTTAGTAAAGGATTCATTATTATATTAAATGGTATATATATTAATAATACATCTACATTTATCGATAATAAATACTCTAGAAATAGTATCACTACAATGGAATCAAATATAGTAGATACAGTAACTGATGATGAAAATAATGATACATATTCTATTATTAGATGCAAATATGATTTATTATATGACCATTACATTACGGAAAATATATATAAATATAATTTTATTACTAATTTAACCGAAAGTACATTACGTGGAGCAAATATAATTAAAGTAATAGAAAGTACTGAAACTACTGCGAATGTACTAATTGGTAAAGTTGTTAAAATCGATTGGAATAAACAAGTTAGTTCAATGACTGATGCTCAACAACAATTATATATTGAAGATATTAACTATATTACGGCAGTTAGTTCAGTGTCCGGAAATATTGAAATTACATTAAAATATAATTTAATTAATGCACATACATATGGTGTTAATATAGTTATATTTGATGAGAATGTTGAAAACAATGATATATCTACACAAGTATTATATATTGATAATATATGGTATACTAGAGTTTTCTATAACGGAATACGTTCTATTTATGATAGACAATATGATGGAGATAAAGTTATACCTTCGACAAGTAATAATGCTATAGGACATCCATATTTTAATCCATTTTTAACATTTAATATATATATTGATAATAATAATGGTTATTATATACCACATTCTAATTTAACAAGTAATAATACAATCGATACATCTATCGATATTATTATGCCTATTCCACCTGATATATATGATACATATACATATAATGATGAAGATATTATTTATAAAGATAAAAATTCTTCAATCAAAATTAATGGTATATTTATAAATGATTTATGGAATAATAATTCAGATATTACAGGATATGATTATTATCTTAATTTTAATTCTGTAACAATTCCTGGAAAATATAATGGATTCGCTGGAAATATTACTATACATAATAATCCAACAAAGAATCATATTAATTATCATAAAGGATTCACAATTAATGATATCGAAACTATTAAAGATGGAAATGTATCATATAATATTTTAAAATTAAATTTATTATCTAATAATTTAAACATTAATCCTCCTCCTAATTTAATTACTCCATTATTAAAATTAAATGATATAGAAAGTAGACCTTATAAAGTTGGTTATGGTGGGATTATATATCAAAAACAAATTCAAAATGTAGTTAATGTTGAAGGAGAAAAGTATATTTATTTATCTATTAAACATTTCGATAATATTATTACTAACAAATTTACTGCAAGTGATTCGGCATTTGCTAAAATATTATTAAATTCTAAAATTGGAAATAATATATTTAATTCTTTCATTAACACTCAAAAAAATTTCACTGAAGGACCATTGCCATATTTAGATGAAATTGAAATTCAATTCTTTAATGATAATGGTAAATTATATGACTTTAATAATCAAGAAGTATCTTTCACACTTGAAATAATTACAGAAGAAGAAGTTCTCGATGTTATTAATATTAATCCAAATTATATATAAATAAAATTCATATAAATAAATGTTTTTTTTATTTTTTTTACAGGACTTTGAGAATTCTCAGCTACGCGCCTGATTTTTTTTTTTAGGAAAGTTTATTCCCCCCCCCTCTCATTTTTTTTTTACATTTATTTTTAATTACTGTCATTGACAGATTTCATTTTTATTGTTATAATTATATTATTTATATTTATTATGATTAGTTATGATTATTATTATATGTATTAGATATGTATATATATAATATTTATTTACTGTCATAGACAGTTTTATGACACTTATCTTGATTTAAAATTAATATATAACATATAATATATAATATGGTTTTGTACGAGTGTTATAATTGTGGTTATACAAATATTAATAAATTAAAAATGAGAAATCATTTAGCGAGAAAACGAATCTGTCAAAAAATACGAGAAAATATAAATTTAAATAATTTAAAAGAACTTATTTTACAAGGTATTTCTTATCAGGAATATTTAAATCTGAAAAATAAAAAATGTTCTGTAAGTGTAAATGTAAGTGAAAAAGCAGTATTTGTAAGTGAAAATGAAGTATTTATAAGTAATTCTACAATATCAACATATATATGTAATTATTGTTCTAAAGAATATAAACATCGACAATCATTATATACTCATACAAAATTATGCAAACAAAAAAAACAAACAATAACTACACATGAAAATACTACAGAATTATGTAGTCTATTACAACAACAATTATATAAAACATTTAAACAACTGGATAATAAAGATAAACAAATTACTAAACTTATTAAAAAATCTAATAATAATAATATTAATAATGGAATAATAAATAATAATAATAATAATATAGTAATAAATAGTTATACAACTCCTGATCTAAGTCATTTAACAAGTAAAGATATTTATAGTTGTTTATCTAAAAATGTATTTTGTGCAGCAGAGTTGATCGAGAAGATATATTTTAATAAAGATAAACCGGAAAATCATAATATTTGTTTAACAAATTTAAAAACTCCATATATTTCAGTATTTGATGGAACGAATTGGAATATTAAAAAGAAGGTGATTGCGTTTGATGATTTGCTTGATCAGTGTGAGAATACATTTACAGATTTTGTAGCAGAATGGAATGGAAAATATCCAGCAACCGTATTAAAGTTTAATAAATTTTTGGATCGCATATATGATGATACTGATTTATTACGGAAGAATATTTATGAGGATTTAACTTATAAACTGTATAATAATAGTAAGAAATTGAATATAAAAATATGAAGAATATTGTTATACTAATTTATATTTTATAATAATTTATAATAATTTATAATAATTTATATTTTATAATAATTTATACTAATTTATATTTTATAATAATTTATACTAATTTATATTTTTAATTACATTTAAGAATTATATATTAAAACAAAAATGTTTTTTTTATTTTTTTTACAGGACTTTGAGAATTCTCAGCTACGCGCCTGATTTTTTTTTTAGGAAAGTTTATTCCCCCCCCCCTCTCATTTTTTTTTTACATTTATTTTATTGTCTTAGTTACTCTTTTTTTATTTATTATTTATTATACAATATTAATTTCTTATTTGTGATAGTTTATTATTACGATATTATGTATTTGATTAAATATATTTTATATTCCATATGTCTCATAATGTCTCACAATGTCTCATATTGTCTTGTTATTGATATAAAATTAATATATAATATATAATATATAATATGGTTTTGTACGAGTGTTATAATTGTGGTTATACAACTTTACATAAATGTAAGATGAGAAATCATTTAGCGAGAAAACGAATATGTAAAAAAATACGAGAAAATATAAATTTAAATAATTTAAAAGAACTTATTTTACAAGGTATTTCTTATCAGGAATATTTAAATCTGAAAAATAAAAAATGTGCTGTAAGTGTAAATGTAAGTGAAAAAGCAGTATTTGTAAGTGAAAATGAAGTATTTATAAGTAATTCTACAATAACAACATATATATGTAATTATTGTTCGAAAGAATATAAACATAGACAATCGTTATATACTCATACAAAAATATGTACACAAAAAAAACAACCAATAACTACACATGAAAATACTACAGAATTGTGTAGTCTATTACAACAACAATTATATAAAACATTTCAACAACTGGATAATAAAGATAAACAAATTACTAAACTTATTAAAAAATCTAATCATAATAAAAATAATAATATTAATAATGGAATAATAAATAATAATAATATAGTAATAAATAGTTATACAACACCTGATCTAAGTCATTTAACAAGTAAAGATATTTATAGTTGTTTATCAAAGAATGTATTTTGTGCAGCAGAGTTGATAGAGAAGATATATTTTAATGAGAATAAACCGGAAAATCATAATATTTGTTTAACGAATTTAAAAACTCCATATATATCAGTATTTGATGGAACGAATTGGAATATTAAAAAGAAGGTGATTGCGTTTGATGATTTGCTTGATCAATGTGAGAATACATTTACAGATTTTATAGAAGAGTGGAATGGAAAATATCCAGCAACCGTATTGAAGTTTAATAAATTTTTGGATCGCATATATGATGATACTGATTTATTGCGAAAGAATATTTATGAGGATTTAACTTATAAACTGTATAATAATAGTAAGAAATTGAATATAAAAATATGAATTGAAGTATAATAAAAAAAATATATAATCTAATATATAAATATGATATTACAATTAATGTATTATAGTTATTATATAAATTATAGTTTATATTTTTTAGCGACATATTATATATTTGGAACGATAAATTTATCTCATGATATTTATACAAAATTTAAAACATATGATAATCACATAGTATTATTATTGATTGCTACTGTAGATGAAGATTGGATAGTATTAGAAGAATTATGATCCCCCCATATTTGCAATAACTAATGTTCCATTTTGAACTAGTTTTAATGTATTCGGATTATTTAACGGATCCCATATTTTACCCATGTAATTCCATATGATGGAGAATACTTCGTGGTCTTGAGAGTGTTTTCCCCAATCATTCCTATAAACTCGATCTAGATTAGATGCATATGATTGACCATGAATATGTAATTTATTAAATACATTTCGGGTTAATGGGTCTTTATAAAATAATATTTTAACAGCTGGATCAGTCATTCGAAGATAATTGTTAATATTCATAATTTGGCGATGATATAAACCCAATATAGCATGATTCATAGCTGGTTCACTACTTCCGAATCCAAATGCACTTCCGAGTGCATTGCCGATAATATTTCCGATATCACCTATATTATTTGCTACAGCTATTGTACTACTAATCGCTGGACCAACTTGATTTTTAACAGCATTAAATGATTGTTGTGCAGCCTCATTCGCAACTCTAGCGGTTTCTGCTGCAGCCTGTCTAGCAGCTCTAGCGGTAGCTTCTGCAGCCTTTCTAGCTTCTTCTGCCGCCTGTCTAGCAGCTCTAGCGGTAGCTTCTGCAGCCTTTCTAGCTTCTTCTGCCGCCAGTCTAGCAGCTTTAGCGACAGCTTCTGCCGCTTTTCGTACATTTTCTCCGACACATTCAGCAATTTTTTCGGGGTCAGGATAATATATTGAAATATTGCTAAGTGAACAATTAATATTGTAAGTATCAATATTAGGTTTAGGAACAATGGGAATAGCGTTGCGAAGGTTCTTTGGGAGATTAAGATTTGTATTAATTTTGGGCAATGTAGGTAATAATACATTAGTAATAGATTTAGTAAATTTAAAGAAACCTTGTAATGTATTTTTAAAATTTGTATCTTTATTTTTATTATTATCCATGAAAGAGTTAATATTATTATCAATAGTGATACCAAATGTATAAACATTAAAGAATAATGATATAATAATAAAAATACCTAAAATAGTGAAAACTATAGATATGAAATTAATAAAGTAATCTATCATTTTATTATATAATATATAAATTAATTTAATATAAAAAATATAGATTATATATTATATAATGAATAATTTAGAAAATAATATGAAAAATAAATATTTAAAATATAAAGAAAAATATAATAAATTAAAAAATTTTTATAATTTATTTGAGGAGAATTATCAAACCGCTGGTAAATTACATAGAGAAAATGAATATTGTTATTTAACAAATAAGAAATTTGAGGAGAATGATTTTGTATCTCAATGTAGTAAATGTAATAATTGGGGATTAGTAACAGAAATGATTAAATCAAAAAATTGTAAATATTGTAATAATGATATGAATCATAATATAGAATTAAAAGAAGAGAATATAAATAATATAATGGAATTAATAAATAATAGAGAAGATGAAGATTTAGTAGACATTGGTTTAAAAAACTTATATATTACAGATGATAATGATAATGATGATGATAATGATGATAATAAATTAGTGGATATATATAATAAGAGATTATTACAGGATGATAAATTATTTAATAATTCATATAATGATTATAATAATAGTAATAATTTAGAGTTAAAAGAATTATTATTACAAAATACACATAATTTAATAGAACAAGTAATTCCACAAGATTATTTGGGAACATATGAATATCATAATAAATTTCATAAGAATTTAGAAGAGAATAATGAAGATGATTCAGATATTAACAATGATAGTTGTTTATATTGTATTTATAATAAAATATTATAATGAATATATATATATATATGGAATTACACAATAAACATAAACATAAAAATAGAAAATACAGTGGTGGAAAATTGCTAGGTATGGGAGCACATGGTTGTGTATTTGACAAAGAATTAAGATGTAATACTCGACCTACACAGTATATTATTACACAAAATAGATTTAAGAATAATTTAGTAACAAAAATGTCACTAGATTATTCATACACAACCGAAAGTTTAGTAGAGTGGGACATAGGTACATTATTGAAATCAATATCAAATTATGAAAAATATTTTAGAATTCCGATAGGAAATTGTGTGGCAACAATAAATACTAAAGACACACCACTTGGTGAACACAAATCAGAATTAAAAAAATGTAAATTATATAATAAAGTATTACACGATAAAAATTTAGTATATAATACATATCTGGAAAGATATGTAATAAATAAAGATGACAAAAAATTTTATCCATTTAGATTATATTTTTCAGAAAAAGCAGATATAGATTTAAGTAACTTTTTAAAAAATAGTAATACTACAATTATAAATTATATATACTTACCATTTTATTTTCTAAATATAGGATATGGATTAAACTTACTGAAAGATAAATATATAATTCATAGTGATTTAAAAAAACAAAATATATTACTAAATTTGAAACAATCTAAATATTGTAATTTTATGGAATTTTATAATAATATACCATTATGTAGAATAACTGATTTTGGAATATCTAAAGATGTATATATATTTCAACAATTAAAAGTATCTAGTATAGATAAAAAAACATTTGTGAAAAAATTTTGTGAGAAATATAAATTTTCTTATATTATATTACCACCAGAATTTAATACAATATCACATTTAGTTAAATATCATGAAATAAAAGACAAAGATACATTAATAAAAGAAATAGTTAATAAACTACAGAATTATAAATTACCATTTTGGGATCTAGATTATATACCAATATTAATAAATAAAGTATATACAAAAAAAACATTAGATTATAATAAAATTTTTAAATATTTTAAAACACATTGGGAAAAATATGATCTATATAGTTTTGGGTTATTATTATATACAATATTTAACCAAGATGTTAATAATAATATGATTATTAATACATCTTTTGGAATATTTGATTATAATATATTTAAAAATATATATATAGAGTTAGCAATAAATTTATGTAATATAAATCCAACGAAACGTTATAATATAGAAAAAGTAAATACAATATTATTGAAAATTATAGATAAATATATATATAATTTTAAGAATATTAATTATAGTACTTATGATACATATAGTTCATTCAAGATTTTTAATGATAGTTTTAAAACAAATAATTCATCACCTGAGTCGAGAAATAGTGTTCGAGATATTCGAACATCTGATTTATTAACATATAATAATAAATCAGAAACTACTAATTCATCAAAATACATAAATACTAATTCATTTTAATATTTATAATAAAGTAAATACAACTACACTAACTGAAATTAATGTAATAACAATAGAATAATTTAATCCGATTAGTTTAAATATCATAGATACTAAAAATGAAGCTAATAACACTAAAATATCTTTTAATATTAATTGATGTGCAAAATTACCAGCAATATCAATCATTGAATTTACAAAATCATTGTCTTTAATAATTTTTAATAGTTGTATTAATGCAATATCAAATATAGTTGTAGTCAATATTAATAAACCAATTAATATTACGATACTTTGGAAACTAAATACCTTAAATAAAATAATGCTAATAATTACCATCATTACTATATGAATAAAATCAATTAGATATGCTTTATAACTATATTTTTTATAATGATTACTAATTTTAGGAATATATAAATTAGATAGATTGATAACTAAAAATAATACTGATAATGCGAAAATTGCTCCGAGAATATTAAATAACATAATAATAATAATATATATATTATAATAGAATATATTTATTATGAATTAATTATAAATATTTTTTTATAATTAATTTATATAATGAAAGAATATATATTATTATTAATTATAATATTTATGTTATTATTAAGTTATATAATATTAAAGATCACTACATTAGATTATGGTATAGATTATAATTTAATAAAAAGATTAGATGAAGAAAATAAATAATAATAATATTTATTAAGAATAAATAACATAAATATAATAAATATAATAAATATAATAAATATAATAATATAATGAAAGATATTAATATTGATAAGATAAAAATCTTTTTCGAAGAGCATAAAAATTATATATTAATTGTAATATGTGTATTACTTGCATGTGGTATAGGATGGTATTTATATAATAATAAATATTTATTAGGAGGTAAAGAATTAGTAGGTTCTGATTCTTTAATAAGTGATATAAATAATTTAAACGAGAAAGCACAATTAACATTATATTATTCAGATGAATGTTCTGCATGTAATATAGTTAAACCAATATGGTTAGAATCGAAGAAAACATTAAATGGTATTAATATACAAAATAATATAATAGATATGATTGAAGTAAATGGACAAGATAATATGGATGAATTAATTAAGAATGATATAGAAGTATATCCGACAATAACATTAAATGTTAAAGATAAAAAAATAGTTTATGATGGTTCAGATTATGATCATTATAATTTAGAAACATTTATTAATTCTAATTTATAGAAATTTAATATACATTTTTTTTATGTTGTGTTTTATTATCTTTTGTTTCTAATATTTTATCTAATAACATGAATAATATTTCAAATTGTTTCCAAGTATGTTCTTTAGATGTAGTATCCATTACAGTCCATAATTTTTTAAAGTGGATTGCTTTCATCATTGATTCATTATTACCCCCAACAGACTCATCATAATTTAGACCCATAAAAAATGCTTCATTTCTAGTTTTACAATACTCTCTAAATTGTCCAATATGTTCATCGAAAAATTTATAAATTAAACTAGGACATAAATTATTCACGGTATTTAAATGTTGAATATATAATTTAATATCATTTTCTTCTGGAAATAATTTAGATAATTCTTTTAAATAATTTAATAATTGATTATTAAATGCTTTTTTTAATTGTGATCGCATAATATAAATATAATATAATTTGTTTCTTTAAACCAATAAATATATAAAATGGGATAAGAATATTAATACATTATACTTAAAAAATTATAACTTCCGTGCTGTAATTATTATATAAAAATATATTAATTTATTAAGGTAGAAATTTACCAGGTGTATTAGATACTATATCAACAAAAAAAGTACATTTCCTTGACAACTTAAACTTTGATGATGTTGTTAATAGACTTATTTATCCCATTGTACAACTTCATCTGTGTAAATTACATATTAAATAATGCGTATTTCTATTAATTATCTTTTAAGTATTTATATATAATATATGGAAGCAGTTTTATTTTATAGTAATAATTGTAGTATATGTAAAGATTTATCTATTTTTAAAACTTATAAAAGTATTGATAAAATATGTATTGATTCGTTAAAAGTGAGAAAAAAATTACCAAAATATATTACAACTGTTCCTACAATTACAACTAAACAAAATGGTAATATTCAAATATATAAAGGTAATGATGTAAAAAAATGGTTTGATATGGTTGATAATTCTAATACAACTATCAAAACGATTTGTAAGAATACCGAACCTCCTAGAACTATGCCAAATAATAATACACAACCAGTTGTACCAACACAAGATGATAATTCTATTGCTGATTTTTATTCAGGTGATAATTTTTCATCAAATTTTTCAGGATTGGAAGGTGAAAATAGTACTGGGTTTGAAGGTAGCAATTTTGCATTTATAAATGAACCAGAAATAAATACACCAAATAATTCATCTAATAATTCATCTAATAATTCATCAAGTAATGTTAATAAAACTGAGTTTGAATTAAGTATGGAGAAAATGATCGCTGAAAGAGGAAAAATATAAATAACTAGCAAAAAAAAATATATTTTAATAGTATATATATATATATGGATTTATTTAATAATATTATTGATACTACAGAACAACATTTAAATATATTAATGGATAATATATATTTATCTACAATTATAAAAGTATTATTAATTATGTATTCTTGTATAGTTGCACCAACATTACCTGCCAATATATTACAATTATTAGATAATGTAATTATTAAAATATTAGTAGTATGCGCAATTATATTTCTTGCTAAACGTGATTTAGGTATTAGTTTATTAATTGCAATTGTATTTGTTGTAACATTACAATTAATTAATAAAAATAAATTAATAAATTTAACTGAGATTAAAAAAGTTATTGAAGGAGGAGGTGAAGTAAATAATGTAGAAAATAATAATGTTGCAGATAATTATAATGAAGAATTATCTACAATGATACCGAGTGATGAACCATCGTCAATGATACCAACTGGATCAACAAATATTTATAATGAAATACCATCTTCAATGATTCCAATCGAAGAACAATCTTCTATAATACCAAGAGAAGAACAAGCTTCGATGATGCCAAGAGAAGAACAATCTTCTATAATACCAAGAGAAGAACAAGCTTCAATGATGCCAAGAGAAGAACAAGCTTCAATGATGCCAATAGAAGAACAAGCTTCAATGATGCCTATAAGCAATAATTGTGTAGAACCATTGGGATTTGATAGTAATTTAGATTTTGCAATGTTTTAATTATTAAATAATTTATCAAAATTAATTTTAGTATTTAGAATTCTATTTTCAATATAATCAATATCATCATTAGTTATATCATCATTAGTTATATCATCATTAGTTATATCATCTTCAATATGTTTCCATGGTTTTTTAAAAACCATTGTTGATAAATTATTATTAATTATTTTTTTTTTAAGTTTAATATTGGTAATAAATTGTTTAATATTATCAATATAATTATTGTCTGTAGGCATATTCGATTGCATATCTGTAGGCATATTCGATTGCATATCTGTAGGCATATTCGATTGCATATCTGTAGGCATATTCGATTGCATATCTGTAGGCATATTCGATTGCATATCTGTAGGCATATTCGATTGCATATCTGTAGGCATATTCATATCGGAATAGTCTAATAGATCATCAATCTTATTTTCATGCTCATTCTCTAATATATTATCAGATGGTTGTAAAGTTTGCATAATATAATTTAATTGATTTTGATTTAATTCTTCTCGTGGAATATTAGTAATATTTGTCGGAATATTATTAGTATTATTAGTAATATTATTAATATTAGTCGGATTATTAGTAGTAATATTAGTTGGGTTATTAGTTGGGTTATTAGTTGGGTTATTAGTATGATTATTCTGAGTATTATTATTCGGAGTATTTGTCGGATTATTAGTAGTAATATTAGTTGGGTTATTAGTATAATTATTCGGAGTATTATTGGTCGGAGTATTTGTCGGATTATTAGTAGTAATATTAGTAGTAATATTAGTTGGGTTATTAGTAGGATTATTAGTATTAATATTAGTTGGGTTATTAGTAGGATTATTATTCGGAGTATTATTGGTCGGAGTATTAGTTGGATTATTTGTTGGATTATTATTCGGAGTATTAGTTGGATTATTCGTTGGATTATTATTCGGAGTATTAGTTGGATTATTAGTATTCCCACCTAATAAAATATTAAAATTATATTTATTGTATATAATATAAATAAATATAATGAATAAAAAACTACCAATAATTTTATTATAATAAAATATATATAAAATAATGAATAATATAGAGATAGGTATTTTATAAAGCATGAATTGTTTATAGAAATTATATTCAGAGTTAATAATAAATAATAATAATAAACATACACTGAATATAATATAGAACATATATATTATATTAAAATAGAAAAAAAAAAATTAATTTGAAATTAGTAATATAAATTAAATATTAATAATATTAGGAGAAGTATTTTTAGTATCAGGTGTAGTATTTTTAGTATCAGGTGTAGTATTTTTGTTTTCATTGATGATATCATCTAATCGTGGAGCATTTGGAGCGACATGTTGAAGAACCCGGTCGAGATTATTATATAATTGTCCATAATTTGCCATTTCTTCAGTGAGAATAGCACCACGTCTTGTCATTACTTGCATAAAAATGCGCATATTGATAAGGTCATTAATATTAAGTTGGGATTCTTCTGATGTATGTTCTGGTGAAGTTTCTGGTGAAGTTTCTGGTTTACTAGGATTCATAAATATATCTAATTACTATAATTTCTTCTTTAAATAGTATAAAATGAGCAATCTGTTATAAATAATATTTTTTTTATATGAATTTACTTTCTTTAAATCCGAATAATATTCTTCAACCTGTTTAATTAAATAATGAAGAGAAATATAATAATTTTCATTGATTATTGATTTAATATGTTTAATATTATTCGTATGAGTAATATTGATATCTATTAATGTTTTGAACTCCTGTGTTTCAAATTGTATATCAGCGACAATATAATGATTAATATATTCGATATTTTTATTTATAATATTATTTGGTATATATTTAGTATATATATTAGAGTAATCTAGCAATTGTATTGGTAATAATTTATATATAGTAGATAAATTATTATATAATTTTATAATATTATTATATAAAAGTATAAATGTATTTTGATTATATAATTGTTCATCTGTTATAAAAATGGATATATCATAGTCGAATGTATCAATTTTTTTATTATAATAATATTCGATACATTTGCCACCATCAATATATCCAAATAAATTATATTTTTTAAGATTGGTGAGGAATATGTTAATAATACTGTTGATATCAGACATAATTAACGAAACAATGTGTGCTAATCAATTTTTAAAAATATTATTTTTTAAAAATATTATTTAATTTATTTAATATATAACAATTGATTAATATGAATATTATATTTTAGTGAATTTATTAATTTGATGTGAATTTTTATGTAGATAAGATTTAATATTTTTACCCGAGAAGCGATATAAATTAAATAAGAATTTTTTAATATGTTTAAGTGCATTGTCGTTATGTTGTCCAATGTAATCTTTGACAACTATACTATTTTTAGGTTGTAATATACAATTTTCAATTAAGTTATCAATAAAAATAATATAATTGAGAGTTAATTTATTATTTTGAACGAGTAGGTGTTTTGGTATATTATTATTATGTTTTAATTTATTATATAATAATTTTTTTGCGACAATATTTAAATCTTTAGAATAATGATTATTTATTGTAATACATGAATTTCTGTATAATTTACCGATGAAAAAATCATATATATTATATTTTTTTAATAATTCATCAGCATATGATTTAAGTGCGGCAGTATATAAAACTAGATACATAATATTCGATAATTCAGTAATGAATTTTCGAAGTCCTGGGCGTGGTATAGTTTGACCTTTATTATTTGTATGTAATAATGTTTCATCTAAATCTAATACTAAAATATATTTTTTCATAGTATATATACTATTATATAATTATATAATATAATTATAAAATTGATATATATAATTTTAAATACAATAATTAATTTAAAAATATATTTTATAATATTAGAATAGTGTAAACTAATGAGTAAATGTATTGCTAGACAAAATACAAATATATTTAAAAAATGTACTAAGAATACATTGAAAGATAATAAATATTGTGCAATTCATGAAAAAAACGAGATAAACGATTATAATGTACCATTATATTCTGACAAAGTTGTATATCATGCGATAAAAATGTTTAATAATAAAAATGATGATTTAACGATAATGAAATATTGTTTATATAAATATAATAAAAATTATATAGGTACGAAAAAGGTAATATATAAACTTTTTCAAGAATTACAAGATAGTATGATATATTATTTAAATAACATATCGAATATAATACTGATTCAAAAATTATATCGTGGTAAATATGTAAGAAATATAAATAAAATAAAAGGAGTAGATTATATAATATATAATAAATCACAGATAGTGAATGATAATGATTTTTATACTTGTGATAATATAGCAACGATAAAATATGATAATATTTTTGCATATAAAGATATAGATAATAATAAAGAAGAATATATATATGTATTTGATATAAGAAGTATAATTTTATTAATAAAAAATGATAATAAGAATCCATATAATAGAGTAAAAATGAATGAATGTGTGATTAATAATATAATGTATTTACATAATTATTTAACCGAAAAAAATGTAGATTTAAATTTTGAAGTATATGAATTAACAGATGCGCAAAAATTAACACAGGAGGTACTTGTAATATTTCAAAAAATAGATAAATTTTATTATACAGATATAAATTGGTTTTTAGATTTAACAATATATAAAATGAAAAAATTTTATAATTTATTAGAAGATATATGGAATTGGCGTGCAGAATTAACACATGAAAAAAAATATCAAATAATTAAAAATAATAATATATTTCAAGATATAAATATAGTAAATAATTCTATAAATAAATTAACAATACAAACGATAATTTTGAAAGATATAAATATATTGGTAAATACAAGCGAATCACATGAATATAATGGATTAGGTGCTTTATATATATTAGTAGCATTAAGTTATGTGTCAGAAGGGTGTTCGACGAGTATGCCTTGGTTATATGAAACATTATTTTAGAAAGTTAAAATGATTTGAATATTTTCTTTAGTCATACATTTATTTGCACAAATAGATAATTCTCTACGTTTTTTACGAGTAGTATTTTTTTTAGAATATGCTTTTTTTAATGAATTATGCATATCTAATTCAATATTCGATAGATTTTCAGTAATATATTTAATAATATTATTTTGAATAATCCATTTAAAGAAATTTAATTGACCAACTGTTGTAATAATTTGTTCTTTATCAAATATATTAAATTCGATTCTTTCTCTTCTACAAAATGGATCAAAATATTTTTTAGAATATGCTTTTAATTGTGATTTATAATCTAAAAATACTACGAAACGATTATTGTTATTATTTGAAAGAATTATATTATATTTTTTAGAATAATTTGTAATAAACCAATCTATAATCCGCAATGATATATCATTTGACGGATTTAATATATTTAATAATTTATCATAATTTATTATTTTTGCATCATCTGTTTGTATGCTATAAAAATTAGTTAATGTATATATTAATAATTCATGTTTGGTTAAAACCATTAATAAATTAATTATAAAAATAATTTTTAAATAAATAAAATCTTACATATAAATATATAATGATACCAAAATCTAATAAATTGCGTAAAAATAAAAATCAGAGAATATTAGGTGGTAAACCTAAAGCAAATAAATCTAAAAAAAAAACTGTGAAGAAATCAGCAAAGAAATCAGCAAAGAAATCAGCGAAGAAATCAGCGAAGAAATCAGCGAAGAAATCAGTGAAGAAATCAGTGAAGAAATCAGTGAAGAAATCAGCGAAGAAATCAAAAAAACAGCCTGCGACAATATCATTTATTGAAGACTTATTAAGAGGAGGGACAATAGGTAATTTAAGATTATCACAACTATCACCTTCTTCGTTGGCATATTTATAAATTATGATGGCAATGTTAAGATTGTATTAGAGCAACAATTATTCATATTTTTCATACCAAGATTTATATATATATCATTTAAAATTTTTTTTGATGTTGACGGATCAATAATATCTTTATTTTTAATATCATCAGCATATAGAATATGCATTTTTTCACCATCTGTAGTAATTTCATGAAAAGCTAAATATATAGAAGTAATATTAGTATTTCCACAATGTTGACATCGCATAGGTGGAATAAATGAACTCATTATATTATATAATATTATATAATTAAAAATTAAATTTAAATCAATTTTTAAATAATATGTGTATTATATTTATAAATTATATTATTAATATAAATTCCGATACATATTGGATTATATAAATTATTACTAAATAATAAATTATTATTTTTATTATAAATATATTTAATATCTTCTATTGTAATATATTCACATTCTATAATAATATTAGATTTAATATTAGTATAATTTTCATTATAGTCACCTTTATTAGTGATTAAATGTTTTTTACAATAATTAGTTTCTAATACTCTATTTCGTTTACATTGATTATTTTGACTATTTTTTGCAAGACATCGTGTTTGATTATTAATTTTAAATTTTTTATTATTAAATAAATCTTCAGTATTATTAATATTTTCAATTAAATTAATATTAATGATATGATCCAAATTATCTATAGAATTAATAATTTTATTTAATTCCACATTATGTTTCGTGAATAATAAATTTAATATTTCATGAGTTAATACTAATGACATGACAATATTATATATTAATAATATTATATATTAATAATATTATATATTATAATCAATTTTTTAAATATACAAAGTAAAATAATGTAATACATAATAAAATTGATTACTGTTCTGATAAATAGTATAATTAATATTATTAATGAATACAAGTACAATCGAATTATATAATGCAAAGAATAATACACGAGTACATGTGATTACTCGTAAGGATAAAGAGTATTTGGAAAAATCACATATATATTATTGTTTAGCAAATTATATAATACCAATATTAAAAGAAAATATAAATAAATCTATTAATAATGAAGCAGATAAAATTGATAATAATTATTTAATAAAATTAGGAATTAATAATAATTTAATAAATGAAGATTATGAATTAATAGATAGTGACAATAATATAGATATATGTATATTCGATTATGATAAAGTTGATGATATAATAAATGAATTAGAGAATATTTATTTGAAAATTACTAATGAATCATTAAAAATGTTAATAAATATAGATATTGTAGAGACTAATATATCTGAAGATATTACAGATAATGTAACTATATCCCAACCGACTTCAATTGTGATTGATATGAATAATACAGAAAGAGTCGTGAAAACGATTAATAATAAATGTAAATATTGCAATAAAGAATTTAAACGAATTGGAACAATACCAAAACATGAAAGCAAGTGTAAAAAAAATATAGATAAATAATATAAATGGTGAATGAAACAGAATTATATAATATACAATTAAAAAAAGTAATGAACAGAATACCATTAAATGATATTAAATTATATTTAAAAAAATATAATAAAAATAAATATGGTAAAACTAAATTAGAAGGAGAAAATATGACATATCCGTATTATTATAATAATATTGACACGGATATATATAAAGATATTTTAAAAATATGTAAAAAAAATAATATATATTTACATATATCATTTTCGCCATATAAAGATAAAATATTTTTTCTAAATAATATTGTAATAATAGTATTAGTAAATAATAGTTATAATTTGAAATATAAATACATGCACTTATTAGATTTATATTTAAGATATACTTTACCATTATTTTATAATTATCGATTATTACAGAGTGATTTATATAATTATATAAAAAGTGATAATAATACAACATTATTAAAATTGTCGAAAGATAAATTACAATTAATTGATGATAATAGGAATAATTTAACAATAATAAACAGTGTTTTAAATATATTGAATTCAAGTAATTATATAATAACTGGAATTGGCGCATATAATAATTTATTAGATGATAATATAAATGAACAATATAAAACATTATTATTATTTAATACAGATATAGAGTTTTTGAAAATATTAAAGAAGGAGTATTATATAGAGAAAATAAAATGTAAAATATATATTTTCACACATTATTTTGACATATATGATAATGATATATTACTAATGAGAATTTTTGATATGCGAAAAACACCAATCAGTACTTATAAAAATACTAATTATACAAATCCCCATGGAACTATAGTATTTTTATTTATTAATTATTTATTAGATAATAATTTATTAGATTTATATTTAGCATATAATTTAATATATGAATTAAAAAAAGGTACAAACAATATGATAGATGAATGTTTTAATAATAATATAAAAATAAATAATTTAAAATATATAATTAACAATAAATTAAAATAAATTAGAATTTATATATAAATAGATTATTTTTATGTAATTTATAATTTAAAATAATTTTTTTTATAATTATTAACTATACGATTTACTATAATGTAGCATATAACAAAGAATAGTATAATTATTATTGTGAAATTCTGTAATAGAATATGTTAAAATTAAAAGAACTATTATACATATATCATATATTAGTAATATGTATAAATATTATTAATATAATTGATATTTATCAAGAAATTGTAATAATAGTATGTTTATGAATAATACGTAAGTTAATATAATTTATAATATATTAACTTATTATATAAATATTTTAAATATCAATTATAAATATATTATAATGTTAATAAATTATGATAAAATATTAAATCAAATAGAAACAATAAATAAAGATAATGAATTGTTATATTTAAAGATATTATCAAAGACAATATATAATAAAATATTGAAAGTGATAAATAATACTATAAAAGATACATATAGTATAATAAAAGGTTCTCGGTCAATATATAATACATTAAAGAAGAAATTAATAACTGAAGAAGAATATATATATAAAGATTTTGATTTATATTGTTTAGACGAAGACGAATTTTATAATATCTTATTAGAACATTTAGAAGAAATCGATTTGGGACATATATTAACAAAAAATGCTAATCCAGTATATAGTGATATGACAATAATTTCATTATATAATCAAAAATTTATAGATTTACAAGTAATAAATCAAAAAAAATATGATATAATTCCAAAAATAACAATTAATAATATAAATTATGTAAAACCAGATTTTATGAAAATAGATATCTATAATGTATTTGCGACACCAATATTATTTAATATACCATTAATAAGTAAATTTGCAAACCGAATTAAACATATTGAATCAGAATATAAATATAAATATGATTATAAATTATTTGACAAAATACCAAATAATATAAATATAAAAAAAATAAAACAATTTAAAACAAAATATATAATAACTGGTTTTTTAGCATATAAATTATTATATAATGTAAAAATAAATATACCATATTTAGAGATATTTAGTTCAAATCCAAAAGTAGAGATAGACAATATAAAATCACAAATAGATATAAATAAAATAGAAATAGTACATGGTATAGATTATTCAATAGAACAATATACAATATTATATCATAATGATCAACCACTAATATATATATATAGATTAATGGATTGTAAATCATATATAATAAAAAAGAATGATTTAATAGCATCGAATAATTTTTTATTATATTATTTTAATACATGCATATATATAAATAAATATTATGATAATTTAGAACATCGAAAAATATATAATATTTCTGATATAATATATACAAGTTTATTAAGTAAATTATATAATAAATATACAACAAACATAATACCTAGATGTATTGGAGATATACAACCCGTAATAAATAGAAGTAAACAACTTAGACAAAAACTAATGAAAGTAAAAACAATAATAATATAACATTTTCAGTATGTTTATAATGTAGAAATATAGAATCAATTTTTATTATTTGATTTAGATGTTTTAAGATTAGATATTTTAGAGCGAGTGCGATGTTCATTCATATAGTTAATGAAAGTATTATATTGTTCATCATCATTTATAAATTGTTTTAAACATTTTAATATAAACATTTTATTTAATAATTGTAATCTAGATGAGTATTTCACTTCTATATTATATTGTTTACCTTCTAATAGATCAATTTTTTTGTGTTTCATAAATGGCAAAATAATTTTAGTTTTTTCAGTTTTATTTTTATTTAATGAAGTTAATTCAGTTTTTAAAGTTTTAATTTTAGATTGGATAGTTTCAATTGATGACATTACCTGACAATATTCAGATATATTATTTTTAAGAAAATTATATTCATCATCCGTAATTTCTTCAACTTCATCATCGGAATTCGAATTATTATGAGAACCTTCGCTATTATATAAATTTTCATCATTTGGTTGAACTTCTTTATCTATAGTAGATTCATGTATTGCAGAAGTAGAAATATAATTAGATATTATATCGTCGAAAGATTGTTTATTCTCCATATTTATGATTATATATATATATATATATATATATAATATGTATATAATTTTAAATTAACAAAAAATTGCGTATTATAATAAATAGAAATAACTAAATAATAATAAATGGGACGGAAGAAAGAATATTTAATACTAAATTATGATGAAGTAGATCTGAGTTCAATTATATTAGGTATATTAAAATATGATGAAGATAGAGCAAAACATTATATAGAAATCAGATATAAACAAGATACAAAAAAATCACTATTTTATATACAATCACCTAAAGTATTATTAGAGAAATTATCTTATATAAATTTATATGAAGATAATATAATAGATGTACAAAATAAAGATAATATATTTACAAAATTTATTAGAAATGTCGAATTATATATAGTAAATATAATAACAGATTCATTTAATAATAAAAAAATAAATTTAAATTATAAGAATCAACATAAATTACAAGAATATTTTAAATCAAATATATTAATTAATGATAATATTAGAATGAAATGTAATTATAATGAAGTATTATATTTTAATTATGATAAAACAGAATTAAGTTTTGACGATTTTTTATCAAAATTAAATGATAATACATATATTTATATAATATTTAATATAAATAATATATTATTTGAGAATAAATTTTATTATATTGAATATGAATTAAAACAAATTCAAATATGTAAAACGAGGAATAAAGTAATTGATCGAATTTCAAATTATCAATTTTTGTTAAACGAAACTGTATTAGAAACTGGTATGAATGAATCATATATAAAACCAGATAATCCAAAACTAAAACATAATTTATGTTTTACAGAAGATACAAAAAAAGGAGTAGAAGAAGAAGAAGAAGAAGAAGAAGAAGAAGAAGACGAAAAAGAAGAAGCAAAAGAAAAAGTTTATTTAGTCGAAGAAGACAAAATATGTCAAGATGATAATATAATAGAAACTGACAGTGATAATGAACTTGATATAAAATTATTAGAAAAGAATAATTTAATACATAAAATTATGGAAGATTTAGATTCTTCATCATAAATAATATATAATTTTAATAAAAAAAATATATATAGAATATATATAAAGAATGGATTTAAAAACATTAACCGTTGTTGCTGGATTTTTCATATTATTAATGGTATTATATAATAAAAATATATTAACAGGTGGTGCAGAGGACGATGTTGTAGATGAAAATGAAACGGTAATTGAGAAAGTACGAATGACAAATATGCCAGAAATGGTACAAACATCAATACCCAAACAAATTCCTTTATCCGAACCGGAAACAATAGCAGATACAGTCGATGGAGCTAATGGTGATGAGATGTATGCGGAATTTAATCATCAAGATAGTCTAATGAATCCTCAAGATGCGGTAAATAGTTTAGGACAAGACAAAAATAATATAGATCCTAAAGATTTATTACCATCATATAATAATTTAAAATCCGATCTACTAGATGATGTAAATATTGATAAATTAACTGATAATTTTTTAACTACAAAACCAGAAACAATCATTGGAGTAAACACCGTAGGAAGTTCATTAAGGAATGCGAATTATAGCTTAAGAAGTGAACCAGCAAATCCTCAAAGTATGGTAAGTCCTTGGAATGTTTCTACAATTAATCCAGATTTAGTAAGACGTCCTCTAGAAATTGGATGTGAAGAGTAAATTATATGTAATTATATGTAAACTAAATATTTTTTTATTATAAATATAATATAAGATTAATATTTTAATAATCATATATTATAATATAATATAATTCGAATATCATAATGACTGAAGTTAAAGTGGATGATTATATATCAGACTATTTAGAAACGGATAAGCATATAATACAATTAAATAATAAACTTAAAGAATTTAAAGAAGTACAAAAGACCAGAGAGACTAATATATTGACACTAATTGATAAAAATTGTACAAATTATGAACTAGATGGATATTTATTTAGGACAAAGGATCTGACCAATAAAGAAAGTATAACATTGGGATATTTAGAGAAAACTATAACCGAATATTATAAAACAGATTTATCTACCGCAGAGGATTTATTAAATTTTATAAAGATTAATCGGAAGGTAGAAACAAAACATGTTTTAGATATAAAGAAGTCTAATGTAAAATAATAATAATAAAAATATTAGAATGATATTATGGAGAAAATTATCAATATAAATTTACATAAATGTGTTGATATACTAGATGAAAATAAACGCATAATCCATAAATTTTATAAGAATTTAGTGAATGATGATATGGATAATATAGTAAATCTGCGAAATATAGATAATTATAATAAAGCGTTAAATATAGTTAAAAAATATACATATATAAAAGATGTATCAGATTTAACTATAACAGATAATATAAAATATTTATCAGCAAAGAATTTATGTAATATTGGATTTAAATTAAAATATAAATTTAATAAAATAGAATTAAATAATAATAAAAAGTATTTGGTATTATTTTCGAATAATATTTATAATAAAGTACGGATATTATTAGATGATAAAATTGTATTATTTAAAGAAGTAAAGTAAAGTAAAGTAAAGTAAAGTAAAGTAAAGTGAAGTAAAGTAAATATATATTATTAGATAATAAAATTGTATTATTTACAGAAGTAAAATATAAAAGTAAAGTAAATATATATTTTTTTTTTTAATATATAATATTATATTAATTATATTATAACTATGGTATTTATTGGTAATATAAATACAGGTTCAAGAGCAACTGGCTCATTTTTTATAAAAGGTAATTGTTATACAACCGGCAATTTAGTGGTTGCTGGGAATTTATTAGCAGATTTTTGGACAGTGACCCGAGGATTAGATGTAGCTGGTAATTTAAATATTTTAGGTAATTTTACAATTGATGGAAATGTATCATTTACTTCAACCGAAGATGTTCATTCGACCATGGCAGGTGCATTACATGTAGCTGGAGGATTATCAATTCGGAAAAATATAGCAATTGGTGGAAATATACTGGCATATGGTGATTTATCATTTATTTCTGGTTCAGATTCGATTAGTAGTACAACCGGAGCTTTAAAATTAACAGGTGGGTTAGGAGTTGCGAAGAATGTAAATGTAGGAGATACATTAAAAGTATTTAAATCTTTAATACTTCCGGTAGGAACTACATTAGAACGAGCGACTTTTCCTAGACAAGGAGAATTACGATTTAATACAGATTATAATGACTGTGAAGTATATGATATTAATAATAATTGGAGAGGTGTATTTGATGCGGAAGATGAAGATAAAAATACAAAAATAAGTATAGCAGATAACATAGATGATAATATAATACGATTTTATACAGAAGGTAATCAACGAGTCGTAATGGGAAATAATGCAGATAGTGGATATATCGGCATCGGTTTAGGTTATAATAATCCTCGATCTACATTAGATATACTTGGGAATTTTAGTGTATCAAGTAATGCATATTTTAATACAGGTATAATATTTGGAAATTCAATAAATTCGGGGAATGGAATAGAAGGTTCTATTCGATATAGTGGTTTAGATTTAGAAGGATATATAAATAGTAATTGGGTAAGTTTAACAAATCCTCAAGATGTATTATCATTTCATACAGAATTGCCATTTGTAACTTATCAATTTCATGTATCACAGGTAACCCAAACAGTGCGCAATGGTAATCGAGCATTAGGTAATCCGAATGAGGAATCAAACATGTTTGGTCATTTATATTATTTAAAATATCAACTTTTGAATAAAAATATAATATTTGATAAACTAGAATTAGCAATAGATGACGAATCTTCTAGAAATGCGAATTTATCATTTACAATTTATATATATATAGATGATGTATTACAAAATACACAAATTATAACAAATACGAAAGATAGTTTAGTGCCAATATTACAAACAATTTCAGATTTGAAAGTATTTGGAGGTCAACGAATATCATTTACTGCAAAAGCAAATGATTTAGCTTCAGAGGATGCAGAATTATTTATAACAATGCATGGTTCATATACACCAGTTGAAATAAATATATCTGGAAATTTACATCATGTATTCAACAATAATATAACTTTTAGACAAAATTTAACAGTAGCGGATAATTTAAATGTACTTTCAAATTTAAATATTATAGGAGGTGCTTTAAAATTAGGATATGTAGAAGATGCATTAGATGGAAGAGTTAGATTTACGAAAAATGATTTTGAGGGATGTGTAAAAGGTAATTGGGTAAGTTTAACTCGTGCACAGGATATTGCAACATTTTCAACAATTTTACCATATAAATCAGAACAATTTCAATTATCAAATACTGAACTTGCGTATAAATATAGTACTCGTGCATTAGGTGTAAATAATGTAATATTTATGGGTTCTTATTATGAATTTAAATATCAAACAATGCGTGAAGGAATTAGTTTTAAAAATATAGAAGTTATTTTAGATGAAGGTTCAATTGATGCAGTAAATGCATTAGAGTTTACATTAATTATTGAAGTTAATAATGTTAGTACAAAAACAGTTACTCTATCATTTGCAGCAGGAGAATATGCGAAAGTTGTATCAATTGGGAGTACATTATTAACTGTAGAAGATGATATAATTAGTATAAAATTGAAAGGAAATAATAGTTACTCAGTTAATTTAGATATAATATTTTGTTTATTAGGAGAAAATCATGTGAGGAATATTACAATCGACAGTAATACATCGATTGTATATAATAGTAATTTTACAGTAAATAGTGATATATTTATAAATGGAAATGCAATATTTGGAGGAAATTTAATATGTAATGAATCAGTATATTTAAATAACGGAGTAATAATTGGAACTACTTCAGAAAATTTAGAAGGTTCAATAAGATATAATTCAGATTTAGCAACATTTGAAGGATATAATGGTTTGTGGACAAAATTAGGAGGAGGAGGAGGAGATGGTATTCAAGATGTTGATTTAGATACTAGAATTACTTCTGAAGAAAGTACAGATGAAGATATAATACGATTTTATACACAAAATGAACAACGTATGATGATATCCAATCGTAATAATAGTGGATATATAGGAATAGGTATAGGTTATAATAATCCTCAATCTACATTAGATATTTTTGGTAATTTATCAGTATCAGGAAATGCATATTTTAATAGTGGATTAATATTAGGAAATAATACACAAGATATTGAAGGAACAATTCGGTACATGAATGATGATTTTCAAGGTTATATATTAGGAAATTGGAATAGTTTAATTAATTCAACTTCATATGCAACAATTAATACAACTATACCTTATAAAAGTTCCCAATTTGAATTTCGGAAAACAACAGAATTATATAAATATGCAAATCGGGCAACTGGTATGCATGCAGAAGATGTTAATGAATTTGCGATGGCATTTATTTATAAATATGAGCGTATACATACACCAGTAGTATTTAATAAATTAGAGATTATTCAAGATAATCAAAGTTTAGTTTATAATAATCATATTTTTACATTAAAAATAGAAGTAAATGATATTGTAGTTCACACAGAAACATTTACATTTATCATAGATGAATTTAAATCAAAACTAATTACATTATCGTCAACTATTACAGTTGTAGAAGATGATGTAATTAGTTTTAAACTAAAAGCAGATAATACAGATTCAATTCATGCAGATTTACTATTATATTTAATAGGTGATTCTAAAGTTCAAACACTTGAAATAAATGGTAATTTAAATATGATTATGAAGAATGCTATAACTGCTTCCGAAAATTTTACAATCAATAAAAACTTAAATGTATTAGGAAATGTTAATATAACAGAAAAACTAATAGTGGCAAGAAATTGTGTATTTAATAATGATGTTGGAATTGGTATTGAACCATTATATCAATTACATTTAAGCACAGATAGTGCTGCAAAACCTTCTACAAATACGTGGACTATTTCATCAGATAGTCGTATTAAAACAAATATACAAAAAACAACAAAAGAAGAATTATATAATATTGCTAAAAATTTTGATGTTAAAAGATATAATTTTAAGGATACTTATAGAAATGCGCATAAATTACAAGATAAATCTTATTTAGGAATTATCGCAGATGAAGTTAATGAATATATGCCATGTTGTGTTAATAAATATAATTTAAAATATAAAATTGGTGAAGATGCTGAGAAAAAAAATATTTATGAAGAAATAAACGATTGTTTAAATTATAATGGTAGTGAATTACAATTTGCATTATTTGGGTGTATCCCATATTTAATAAAAGAGAATGAAGAACTTAAACATAGAATTGACTTATTAGAAAAAAAAAATATATTGAATTAATTGTAATATTTAATATATTTAATATATTTTATATGTATTGCAAAATTTATAATTAATAATATCTATTTCTACATTAATTATACATAGATATTATATCGGAGTTGTATATTTTGAAATATATAAAATTATCAAAGAATATATTTAATTTTCTACTAATTCAAAATCATCAATAAAATCATAATTATTATCTTCTATAATTTCAGCAACTTCTACTGCAATATTATATTCACGATCATCTGTAATATATTTTTTTATATATTCATCGGTTTGTATAGAAGTATCTGTAACTATTATATTATTGCAATTATTCCATGTAATATATATATTATATACATTATACTCTAAAAATATTGCGTCCAATATACAATCTTTATTATTAATAATAATTATATTAAATTTATTAAAATATTTTAATAAATATTCTTTTAATTCAATTATAATATTGTGTGGAATTTCTCCACGATATAATAAAGTATAATTATATCCACTTGTTGAACTTGCCTTCATTTTAGCTTCATAGGTTTTATTAATAGTAGTTAATATTCTATTAAATATATGTTTATATTTATTGTTATTTTTGTATATAGGTAACATATTAATATGTGTATTTGTTTTCAAACAGCAAAAATTATATAAATCATTTAAATATTGAGAATTCATTGTATTATATAAATATAATTTAAATTAATTTTATATTATATAATTGTTCACAATAATCTATATAATAACAACGTATATAATGTAAATAAGATATATATATATTATATAACATTAATTTACTTATATATTTCCATTTTTTTCTATTATTTTTTTTATGTAATTTCATATATATTTTTATATATTTATATATTTATATATTATTACAAAAATAATAATCAATTTTTTATTTCTATGAAATTATTTTATTAATAATTTCATAGAAATAAAATTATGTAATAAATACATAAAATATAAGATAATTAAAAATTTAATTCCAGCAAATATTACTTTACCATAACAAAATGTATATCCATAAAATACTATAGTTTTATCTAAAAATGCTTCATATTCATCTGCATCTGAATTCTTATCTTTCATTATCGGTAAAATTATATTATTAAAAGCAACTTCAATAAATTTAGATAAATATGTTGCAATAACAAAACCTATTGTAGTTGATAAAATTTTATTTTTAGAAATAAATTCGGAAAAATATTTAGAATTAGTTGCAGATGGTGTTAGTAGAGACAGATTTTGTGATACCATTATTATAATATCTTATATTATATTTTTAATATTTTATTCGATGAATATTATACGAACATATTATTAAATTAATACAATAATATATATATATAAATTGATTGTAATAATTATATATAATTCAATTTATAATATGTTACATAAATTGGAAGATAATATGCTTTATATAATATATCATAAATTGAATTTTAAATGTATATTAATGTTGAAAAAAATTACATTATATAATAGAGATACAATTAACAGTTATCCAAGATATTGTAATGCTATACAAATTATGTCATCAAATTATATAAAGTATTGGTGGTTATGTTTAACATTTAAAAATAAATATAAAGATAAATATAAGATATATACATTATGTACCACAAAAAATAATGAATTCGATAATAATACTATATTTATATATACTCATGCTCATATATATAATATACAGTATAATAATATATGTAAAAAATATATCAAATCGTATACAGAAAATTGTATTTTAAGTTGTTATCAAAATATATTTAAGAGAAATAACTATGAAAAATTATTTAAAAATTTTATAAAACCTGTGGAAATTTTTAGACATCCGTATTCACAGTTATATACAGACAATATTATATTTACAGAAGATAAATATATATATACAAACACAACTAATATATCATTTAATATATTTAACATAAAAAATATATTATTCTATAACTATCATTTCTAAATATTTATGTAAATTCTATATAACTATATTTTTTAATATATACAACATTTTTCAGGAAAATCACATTGACAATATTATGTTTGATTATATATTTCCACATAATATTCATTAGTTATTTGCAGAATTGTATTCAATGTAGGGATTTGATACTACATTATATTGTAAAATATATGTTAATAAGTTATTTCTACATAATTGATGAAATCAATATTATATTTATTTAATATATAAATATATATAATATGAATATAATACGAACATTGAAAAATAAAACTAAATATATTCATATACAGAATAAAGATGATAATATATTTACAATTATATTAAATATTAATATTGGTTCTAAATATGAAACATCTAATAATGCTGGTATATCGCACTTTATTGAACATGTATTTTTTGGAGATACAAAAAAAATATCAATTGTCACAAAATTATTAGATAAATATGGTATGGATTATAATGCCTCTACAGGAGTTGAAAATACATTATTTTATATAAATTGTTTAAATCAATATGCAGAAATTGCTATATATATAATTTATAGTATGTTATATGAAAATTTATTCAATAAAGATATTATTGAACGAGAACGAAAAATTGTATTACAAGAATTTTATAATTTATCAGATAATTCTGAATATATATTAGATAAACAAATTTATAAAAAATTATTTAAAAATGGATTATTAGATTCTAATGTAATTGGTACTGAAAAATCATTAAAATCAATTAATAGAAATAATATAGTGAATTATATTAAAAATTTTTATTGTGCTGATAAAATTATTATATGCACGGCAAACAATCAATCTTATAAAAAATATTATAAATTAATTAATAAATTATTTAATAATAATATTTATAAAATATCTAATAAAAATAAACAAATTATTGAAAAATATAATAATCCATTAAATGATTATAAACAACTGTCTTTAAAAAAAGAAAATATTTATATTAATATATCTTTTAGAATCAGTAAATATAATTTTAATAATAATATTTATTATGAATTTGTTAAAACTATTTTAACAGATGGATTATATTCTAAATTATATAAATTATTAAGAACAGAAAATCCATTAATATATAATATTAAATGTAATATAGAAACATTTAAATATGGAGGAATATTTAATATATTAACAAGTATTTCTAGTAACAATTTTAAAGAAGTATTAACTATTCTAATTAATCAATTAATAAATAACAACGAATTCAATCAAAATGAATTAGATAACGCTAAAAATAAATTATTATTACATAATAAATCTTTAGAAAATGATCACAAATCTTATGCTCATTATTTATTAAATTTATATATATATACAAATAAATTATATAATATTAATAACATTAATAAAATATATAATAATATTAAATTACATAATTTAAATAAATTTTATAAAAATAAATTTAATAAAAAAAATATGTATATTCTATTTACTATATAAATATTATAATGTTCAATTTTTACCTATAGAATTTAAAAATTGATTACATAGATTTAATAATTTATTACTGAATATATTTATCGATATGAACCCAAATCAAAATCCCAAATCATTCCTTCAAAAATTGCAAAAACAAAATAAAGATTTATCTGAACAAATTCAAGAAATACAAAAGAATATTGAATTAAAAGAAAAATTAAAGGAACTTACTGAAAAAAATGATACAGTCGATGCTCAAAGAATAAAACACACTAAAAATGGAATTTATGTTCCAAATGCATGGAAAAATTCTGACAAAATTCAACAAGTGAAAGCAATTCATATTCCTCCACAACCAGAACCATTAATTCAAGTTATAATGAACACATCTAGTGTAACAAATAAAAATGATAAAAATGATAAAAATGAGAATGATGAACACGTCAATATTAAAGATGATGACAATGAACATGAACATAAACATGAACATAAACATTATCATGAACATGAAGATGAAGATGAAGATGAACATGAACATGAACATGAACATGAAGATGAAGATGAAGATGATCAATATATTAAAACATTTGACAAAAATATTTGTAAAATTTGTACTCAATATAAACAGTCTGATAAATTATTGTGTTCAGAATGTCATTTTAATGGAATGTGTGGATTTTTGTATAAATGTACTAATAATAAGTGTAAGCGCAAACATATTTGTAATTCTGATGATTGTCTAAATATAATTAAATCGAACCCCAATTATGATAAATATGATGAAACAAATCATAATTCACCATATTATAAATGGTGCACATCATGTTCTGTGAATTATATGAAGAATTAATAATAATTTTTAATAATTTTTAATACACGCATAATAAAAAAATGATTTTTATTTTTTTATTGTTTTTACTATCTCAAGATAATGTCCACCACTCAAGATACCTCCAACACCACTCAAACTACCAACAACACTGAACCGGAACAGGTGGCCAACCTTCCGAAGAAGATGAATCATAAGACACTTTCGAAGATGAAAAAACAATTCAACGAAGAGAACAAAGCGCAAATTGTTGCGAACAACATGGCACTTGCTGTGGCGGAAGCGGCACTTGCTGCGGCGGAAGCGAAAGCGAAACTTGATGCGGTGAAAGCGGAACTTGATGCGGCGGAAGCGCAAGCGAAACTTGATGCGGTGAAAGCGGCACTTGCTGCGGCGGAAGCGCAAGCGAAACTTGATGCGGTGAAAGCGGAACTTGATGCGGTGAAAGCGAAAGCGGAACTTGATGCGGCGAAAGCGGCACTTGTGTTCGTGAATCACCCAGTGCAAGATGGTGCGAGTAATAACACCAAACCAACTCCTGCGATCGGTTCTCCTGAATGGAATCAACATCAGGTGAATGGTAATGAATTTCCGGATCTGCATTCAACGAAGTCGGAGGAGCCGAATAACACGTATGTGCGACCAGACAAAATAGTCCTACATAAACCCACCACACCCCAGGGACCCCTAGTACAACAACCATGTTACGATTGTAGTCAACTAGAAGCACTTCGCAATGGTCGGTGCCGGGGATGTACTATTCCGTGTACAGATGGTAAGAAATGTGATTATAAGAATTGTAGATTCCGCCATAACAAAGGTGACAACTATTTCAAAGTTTATGTGACCAAGTGTAAGAACTGCGCAAGCGGTACATTCGGTGGACACCCATTATGTTCCCCGTGTTCCAAAAAGAACAAGAATGTGCAAGTGCCCAAGTGTGAGAACTGCCCAAGCGGTACATTCGATGGACACCCATTATGCTCCCCGTGTTTCAAAAAGAAGAATAATGTGAGGTGTACTGAATGCGGGAACATCACCTGGGGGAAAAACCTGCAGTGCACCCCGTGTTACAAAGGTCTGTAGGACACAGTGTGTTAAGTTTCATCAGCAGAAGAAGAAGTGATGAGACTTGTTGTAAGAAACCAATTTGATTGGTATCGCCAAAATGATTGATGGTTTAGATCCCATCATATTATTTTTTATATTAAAATGAAAATTGATTTAAAATTATTATTGTTAATAATATCTATATATATATCATAATATAATGAGTTTAATTTGTAAAAAAACGTCCGATTTGAAGAAAATTTTTAAAACATTAACTGAAGATGGTGGATTATTAGATAGGAGGTTATATAAAGTTCCTGATAAGTTAAAGAATATAACAGATATTGAATTAGAGGAAGTTAATAAGAAACCATATTATATAATTGAATTGACAAGAGAGATTGATAATGATAATAGATATATAATAGTAATTATTATGAGAGATATACAGTTATTAAATGATAAAAAAAAGAAGATGGAATGTACAGAATATATAAAAGGCATTTTAAATATAGAGAAAACTAGTTTATTGCTAGTATATACTCATGGAAGTAGAGAAGCAGGTGGTAAATCATATTTACAAAATTTGAATTCAATTGAGAATCATTATATAAAAAAGGATTGTTATAAATTTCACGATATGACATTATTTTATAGCACAGATGAATTATTAACAAATAAAATGGATCATGAGTTGCAACCATCTGTAATAAAATTATATAAACATGATGAACATCAACTAGACATTACTAAATTATATGAGAAATTAACTATATCAAGTTTAGATCAATTGCAACAATATTGTATAAATGATCCAGTAGTGAAATTTCATGGTGCGATTCCAGGAGATGTATTTTATTTGGAATATAAATCTTTGAGCAGTGGAGTTGGTTTTAATTATAGATTAGTAACTAATATTAGTTGTATTTAAAAAAAAACTAGTATTAATGGATTTCAATTTCTTCTAATTTAATGTAATGGATATCATATTTGTCATTATCATTATTATTATTATTATTATTTGTGAAACATTTACATAAATATCGTGAAGAGATAACAAAACAGAAAGATATAGACCCAAGAATATAATAAACTTCCTGTATCATTTAATTTATATTATAATTATATATTTATATAATATGTTAAAATTATTTAATAACATATTATACATATTTATTTATTTATTTAATTAATTAATTAATTTATAAATATATCAACATATTTAGATATACGTGTTCTACAAACAGGACATTTATTTGCGATATTATTATTTAAATTGACTGTATTAGAATTTGTATTATTATGAGTAGTACTATTCATTGATATATGATTATTATATCGTGGATATGGTATAAATGTTTGTTCACAACAAGTTTTACAAATGATGATATGATTACATGGTTGTAAAATAACATTAACGGTATTTGTGAAACATATCTTACACTGTAGAGTAGGTGTATTATTTTTAATATAATTAATTTGGTCACTAAAATTTTTATTTTCAATTCGTATACCGTCACATTCAACTTCAAGTTCAGTAATTTTAAGTAAAGCATTTTCGAAATCTTGTTCTAATTTTGTTTTTTTTGAAATTAATGTTCCATTGTCATATATTGTTGTAAATGATTCATTTTCTATAGAATTAATAATATTATCAAAGTTCTCATCAATATAATCTAAATATTTAATAATATCATTTTCAAATATAATTAATGAATCATTAATAATAATTTCATATCCACATCCATGTTTATGTCCATTTGTGAAAAATCCTTTATATAATAAATTATTTTCTACAAGAATACCTTTATTATTATATTTATCGTTATGGAAAGTTCCATAATAATATATATTGTTAATTTTTGAATAACCTCTACCATGATATAGTCCATTTTTAAATTCACCGTTATAATAATCATTACTAGTATAATTTATAATTCCATTACCCTCAAATGAACCATTTTTAAATGAACCATTATATTCATAATTATTATGTTTTAAAATACCTTGTTTTAAATTATAATTAAATAAATCGCCTTTAAATGTAAAATTTGAACTGATTAAATTAACATTAGTTGCATTAGATACTTTAGTATGTTCATCTAATATTCCATTAATAATAACATTATTTTTAGTAATTATCATAAAATTTTTATGAATGATACCAAAATCATTAATTTGAGTAAATAGATGATTTGAATTTTTATCTAATGTATTAATAAAAGTTTCGATTAATTTAGTGTTTTGTTCTTGTAATTCTGTGGGATTTTCATTATTATTATTAATATCAAATATATTAATATTAGATTCCATGTATAATATAATTATTACAATTTACATTTAAATAAAAAAAATATGTAGAATTTTACGCAAATAAATTTTTAATTTTTGATATAACTGCAAAATGAGTGGATAAATCTTTATAAGTAGTAATAGTGTAATTATTATCCATTATATCATCAATAATATTAAATTCAATTTCATAAGAAGTAAAATGTATAGTATTATCGATATTATATATAATATTGTCTAATAATCCATATAATATTAATTTAGGATGAGTATTTAATGATTTAATAAATTGTCTATCTTGTTCGTTAAAATGTACTTTACAGAAGTCATAATATAAATCTTGTGGGTCTTCACTTGGTTTTTTGATATAAAATATTATAAAATTTGATTTTAACATATTATGAATTTGTTTCGAAAGCATTTTGAGATAATCTTGATGAACCACAACATCCAAAATACATATTAAAATATCAGCATTAAGATTATTTTTAATATTGTATTTATTAACATATAAAAACATATTTATAATTATATTATATATATATATATTTATTTTAAATGGACACAACAGAATTATTTGATTTATATTTTTCAGATAATATTAATACGATGATATATGATATAATTGATGAGAATAATATATCATATAATTATTTAGTTACTAAGGATAATCATATTAATTTTTATAATTTTTTGAAAAAAAATATTGATCAAGAATCAAGTGTAGATTTATACGAAGAAGAACATTTAATAAATGTAAATTATGATTCAGAAGAGAATAGTGATGAATTTTAATACACACAATTTATAAAAATGATTATATATGTGTATTATATTTTAACAATGTTTCGACGAAAGAATGGACCACACAACAAGAAGGACAACAAGAAGGACAAAATGCGTGGAGGGTATGTTACTCCGCAGTCCGTGAACATTCGGGGAGACAAAGCGTATCCTAGTCAGGTACAACAGAATCTGTTTAATCATGGGTATTATGGTAAGTGTGAGAATTCACAACCTGCATTTCTTACAATTGGTGTAGCAGCACTTGTTGCACGTAAGATTGGTGCACGCAACAAGCGTAAGGATCTTACACGGGAGCGTAAAGAAGGACGGATAATCAAGGAGATGATGTAATATGATATTAATTATTTTTTATTTTTAAATAATTAGAAGCCCATTGAATATGATTCATAATTTCACGTTGAACATTCTTAAATTTATTTTTATTGCCCCAGATAGAGATAGAATTTGTTTCAATATTATGATATATAAATGCAATTTTATTTTTTTCGGTAATTTTTTTAAAATTGCTACCCTCTTTACCAATAGTTAATCTCATACATTCAGAAATAAATTCACTAGATTTATTTTGTAAATATACAATATTAGTAATATTAATTTCACAATAATCAGTATTGAAAGGTGGTTTATGTTCAGGAGAATTATAAGTATAACATTCGGGCAATGGTGGTATTTCAATATCCATAGATTCAGAAATATTTGTCATTATTACAAATTAATTATTATAATTATATATAAAAATATATTTTTATATAGTAGTATCACATAATTATATGTCGAAAAATATATTATTATTTGATTTAAGTAATTTAATATTTTATAGATATTATTCTATAAAAAAATATTTTAATATTAAGAATGAAGAGTTGCATACACCAGAATTTAAACAAAAATTTTTAGAATTTGATTCAATAATTCATAAAATCCGTAAAAAATTTAAGATTAAAGATATAGATAATATATATTATTTGAAAGATTGTCGGCGGAGTAATATCTGGAGACATAAATATATAGATAATTATAAAGGTAATCGTAAATATAATTCAGAAATTGGAGAATATTTTAAATTAGCATATGAAAATTATTTTCATGATAAGAATATAATTGAGGAAAATTATGTGGAAGCAGACGATATATGTGGAGTATTTGTAAATTATATATTAGATAAAAATATACGTTATGATAATATTTATATTTTTACAAGTGATTTAGATTATTTACAATTAAAATATAATAATAATATCCATATATATGATATGAAATTAAATAATATAGTTAATAAATCTTTAGGAAATTATAATTTAGATTTAAAACAAAAATGTATAATCGGAGATAAATCAGACAATATTTCTCCAATTATAAATAGATTAAATAAAAAATTATTATCAGAATATATAAATAATGATACTTTATTTCAAACGATGTTAAATAATAATCCAATAATTAAACAAAAATATGAATTAAATTGTCGTATTATAGATTTAAATAATATCCCATCAGATTTAAAATTAAAAATTATTAATAAAATTAAGAAATATTTATGAATAAATATGAATAAATATAATACATTAATATATTGTAGAGGATTTCCTTATAATAATATTGTTCATGATACTTTAGAAAGTAATGATAATATATTATATCCAAGATATATTGAAATATTAAAATATGATAATAACTCAGAATTTAAGAATGATTATTATATATTACAAAGAATTATTAAAAAAAATTATTATGATTTACAAATGATTAGGAAAATATGTATAAATTTATTATTAAATCATAAATATTTAAGAAGATATTTATACGTTGAATTATGTTCGACAGATAAAAATGTATTAAGAAATAGTTTTATATGTAATAAATGTTATAATATATATTATAGTAAATTTATAATATTAAATTATTTATTAGAATATCCAACAGAAATTAAAGAAGCTATAATATATATGTCTTTAGATATATATCTTTGTAATAATATGAATAATGATATATATTCAAAAAATATAATTAAGCAATTTAATAATCCAATATATAAATATATAGATTCATTTTTTCTTATAAATAATTGAATATCGTTGTAAAGTATTAATATTATTAATTTCAATATTATTATAATAATTAGATATAATTTTTTTATTTTTTTTATGTGAGATTAAATATTCTATAAATAAATTATAAATTTTTAAATTAAGTTTATAAAATATAGAGAACATCTGAAATGTCAATTTTGATTTTATAAATAAATTTCTATTATTATAAATAGATATATTTTTAGGATAATTTAATTCATTTGTTCTTCCAACTATCTTTGTTAATTTATTATAATTATAAGAAATATTTTTATTACCATAATAAGTAATATAATTATCTAATTTATTATTAATATTATATTCATTATTTTTTATAGTATACATAAAATTATATGTATTATATATATTATTAAGTATATTTATTTTTTCTATATTATTATTAGATGTATTATTTATAATATTATTAAAAGTATTTTCATATAACATATTAAATATTAAGAAATTTTCATTATAATTAGTTGTATTTTTTATAGATATATAATTATTATATAAATTATCGGTATAATCGTATATATCATCAAAATTATCTTTATTTTTATAAATACTTAAGTCATCGTCAATAGTATTACATAAATATATTAATTTCCTATAATCATATTCTGACGTATTAATAATATAGTCAATTGTATAATTTGTTTCTGACTGTGTATTTAATAATTTTTCTGCAACAGTATGTAATTCAGTATATGTTGGTTTAGTAATATTTATAAAATATAAGTATTTTTTTAATGAAGATAAATTATATTTATTATTAGTTATTAAAATTATTTTATTCATATATTGTGGATTACATTTCTTAAATTCTAATAACTCTATTATTTCGTGTTTTTGTATTAATGTAAAATCTATATCATCAATTATAATTGATCCACATTGTTTTTCTTCATTATTGAAATATGATGTAATTATCGAAGATTTCATAATATCTTTTAATAGATTTATTAATGATTTCTTATTTTTTGTTTCTAGAATACTATAATTAAATACTGAATATTTTTTATAATTTAAATATTCATTCGCTAAAAAGGATTTCCCACTACCACAAGGACCATATATTAATAATGCTTGTTTATTTATACAATCATGCCATTCATTTAATTTATATATATATTTCGAGTTTAATATATTAAACATTTATTATTTATTATTTATTATTTAAATATTAATTATATATAATTATATATATATTATAATGAAATTAACAAAAATGAAAACAAATGAAAGTGAAATTGATAATTATAATCAAAAATTATTTGAATTAAAATTAGATTTATTATATGAATATAAAAAATTACATCCAAATAAAAAAGTATATTTAACAGAAGATAATTTAAATATGGTTTTACAAAATTATAAACAATTTATCGGAAAATAAGAATATAATTTATATAATTTAGTAAAAAAAAAAATGAATTAAATTAAAATAAAAATATTATATAATAATATAAATGAAACAATCAAAACACGGAAAAACATCACATAAATCTAAAGGAGGTAAATATCATAAATCAAAACACGGAACAACATCACATAAATCTAAAGGAGGTAAATATCATAAATCTAAAGGAGGTAGATATCATAAATCTAAAGGAGGTAAATATCATAAATCTAAAGGAGGTAGATATCATAAATCTAACGGAGGTAAATCTCGTAAATCTAAAAAGAAATCTCGTAAATCTAAATCTAAATCTCGTAAATCTAAATCTAAATCTCGTAAATCTAAATCTAAATCTAAATCTCGTAAATCTAAATCTAAATCTCGTAAATCTAAATCTAAATCTCGTAAATCTAAATCTAAATCTCGTAAATATAAAGGAGGCAAGAAATCAAAGAAATCAAAGAAATCAAAGAAAGTAAAATGTTCGAAAAAACGCCGTAGCAATTGTCTGCGTGGAAAATCTAAAGCACATTGCAAATGGAGTAAAAGTCGCTGTAAAAAACGTAAAAGCAAGAAGTCAAGCAAGAAGTCAAGCAAGACGTCCAAGAAGTCCAACAAATCAGATACTAACACACTTTTATCTGCACTAGGATTTTAAATATACCACAACTCTATAAATTTTTTTTTATTATATAAAAATAAAATTCTAAATATATTAATATACTTTAATTCATATATGGATGAAATTAAAGTACCAAAAAAACGTGGAAGACGTCCAAAATATTTAAGTTTAAAAATAAAAGAAGAAGCACAAAAAAAGAATGAAAATAATGAAATAAATAAAGAAGAAGTTGTTGTTATTAAAAAGAAAAGAGGTAGGAAACCTAAAAATATCCATATAATAAAACAAAGTAGTGATGTTCAACAGAATCACAATTCAATTGTGATTACAGATTTATTAATATTATTTTTACCAATTAATTTAGAAAAAATAAAACAAAAAATAAATAATAATAATATAAATAATAATGAGATATTTGAAAATAATATTGAAGTATTTGAAAATAATATAGATAATAGTGATACAATTGATCCATTTGATCCTAATGAGAATGCTCAATTTATGGATTTAACTATAACAGAAACAACTAATAATAATTATGAGGATGTGAAAAATACAGAACTACAAGATAATACATTACTAGATAATTTAAATACAAATAATAAAGATTTAATAATTCCATTTAAATTAAAAGATATAAATACAATATGTTTTTGGGATTTACATACTTATAAAAACAATAGTTATGTGCTACCAATTAATAATCATAAGTCAGTTGGACATTTTTGTAGTTTAGAATGTGCAGCAGCATATAATTTTTCAGATATGAATGATAATAATGTATGGGAAAGATATTCTTTATTACATTTTATTTATAATATTAATTATAAAATTAAGGTAGCACCTTCAAGAATTTTATTAAATATATTTGGAGGTCCATTAAATATAGAACAATATAGAAATTTATTTGAAAATAATAATATAAATACACATATTAATATAAATATACCTCCATTAACAAATATTAATATGCAATTAGAAATTACTAATAATAAATTAAATATTAATAATAATTTTATACCACTTACAAATAAAAGATTAAATGAAGCTCAATTTAATTTAAGTAAAACACCATCTATAAATAAAAATATAAATACATTAGATAAATGTATAAACTTAATTAATAATATGTAAATACACATTTTTTTTATTATTTCATATAAAATTTTATAATATTATTTATTTCAACTGTATCTTTACAATTATATAAATGTAATTTATAAGTTTTCATCATTTTAATAAATTTGTTAATAGATGCGGATAAACCTCCATTAGAACACTGTTTATTTTTCTTTTTATAATTATTATTAATATAATTTAATACTTCTATCATATTAAAATATGGGAAATGTAGTTGACCAAAATCACCATATATTTCATTATTAATAAAATCTGTGAAATATTTATAATAATATACATTTGTATATACTCGCAAATATTCTTTATAATTATTTAATAAGCAATCTTTAATAGAATTATAATGAAATATGATATTAATACCATGATATTTATATGGAGAATATTTGGAATTACAACGGCATGAGTTATATCCTAAATTATTATAATGATGAGATTTATCACAATAATCACAATGTATTATAAATTTTGTATTATATTTACAGTTACAATATAAATCAATTGTTTTATCATATTCTATAAATTTCTTCAATTTATATTTATTACTTCTACGAATTTTTTGACGAGTATTACAAACGATTAATGAAATATATTTATCAGTATTTTTAGAATTAATAATTTCACATAATTCTAATTTATTATTAATTTTAATAATAACTAAATTATCCATTTTATATATATTATTTTATTAATATCAATTTTAAAAAAAAAATATATAAAAAATAATATAAGCGTGTAATCACGTGCACTCTTTACGCCGTTGGGTATAGTTTATAAACTACCTGACATGAAGGGCATTGTGATTCCTTGCGGTGTACACAACATTTGCAGCCAGGAATAAAATATGGACACTTACGTATGTGTGCCATACAGTACTGGCGGGTTTCCCACGATGAGTTGCCGTCCGTGTCATTGTTCTGTGCGAATGATATCGCTTGCAGGAATTTAAGATGATTACGTCCAGTCGATGTACGGACAGCCACATGTTGTATTTGAGAAGATGTATGTTTGTGTGTCATGGTCGGAACGAGTTATATTAGATTATAAATCAATTTATGTTGTACATATGTATTATAAATTAATAAAAATTGATTGATTTAATATATAAATACATACATATATGTATAGTAAGATAATATCTTTTAAAAAAACTATACGATTGAATGATGATATAATAAATAAAATATTATTATTACTATTAAATCCAATTAAAATAATGAATTCTAAAAATATATATTTATTAAAAATATATATAGAAATATTACCACATAATATTAATACAATATATAAATCATTATATAATAAAACATTATTACAATTAGCTTGTAATACAAATTTTGCTGATGGATGTAAATTATTAATTAATAATGGATCAAATATAAATCAGATATCTACATATTATCATACTGCGTTTATAATTGCTTGTAGATATGAATTTAAAAATATTATAAATTACATATTATATAATACAAATATAAATTTAGATTTAGATTTAGATTTATCAAATAATATGACACAAGGACAATATGCAATACATATCTGTATAATTTATACAGATACTGATATATATCCGAAACCTTCTTATATACGATATTCTCGAAATAAAATAGATATAGTTCGTTTAATAATAAAAAAAAATATTTTGGTGCATCCATTAACTTTAAAACTAGCGAAAATGAAAGGTATTAATTTACTGTTTCCATAACGAAGTGTATATACCGAAATCATCATGACATGGAGGACACTTTAAACATTTAGGAATATCACCAAATGATTCACGATTCCAATCATTATAATATCTATTTTTTAATAATTCATCAGATAATGGTTTTGTATTATGTGTTGATTTATTTATATTTTTATTTTTATTAATATTTAAATAATTTTTAATATTTTTATTTTTAATATCACATGGTGGACAATTCATATGCGGATCTTTAATACATATCGGATTTTTTTTAATAGGTGTTTCCCAGCCAGACATTAATGTATATCCATTCTTTTCATCATCGTTATTAATTGGTTTTAAATTTTCATGAATATTGGAACTAATCGTTTGAGGTTCTATTTTAGGTGCGTTAGTTGTAGTTATTTGTAATTTATGTTTTATAGTAATTGGTTCTTGTGTAGGTATAATATATTTTTGTGTAGTATTAATTGACGTTTGTTTTTGTGGAATTTTTGTGATTGTTTGTGTAATGTTAATTGGTTCTTGTGTAGGTATAATATATTTTTTAGATGAACTATTATATAATGGATTAGAAATATTAATTGGTTCTTGTGTCGGCATAATATATTGTTTAGTATTTGTTGGTACACTAGTTTGAATAACATTCGAAGCAACTGTTGGAGCAACTGTTGGAGCAATTGTTGGAGCAATTGTTGGAGCAGTAGTAGTATTAAAATCAGGCATATCAAAATCAGGCATTTTAATTTTAGACATATCAAAATCAGGCATTTTAATTTTAGACATATCAAAATCAGGCATTTTAATTTTAGACATATCAAAATCAGGCATTTTAATTTTAGACATATCAAAATCAGGCATTTTAATTTTAGACATATCAAAATCAGGCATATTTTTATTAAAATTCAACAACTTTGTGAAATTACTACTTGTACTTGTACTTGTATCTGTTTTACCACCTATTATTTTTGTATTTGAATTATACTTAACATATAAATAAATTGCAATAATAATTAATATAAATATAATTAATATATTCATTATAATATATTATATAAAAAAAATATATGTAATTATAAAAATAATATATTAATATATAAATGAATAAATTATTATTAAAATTACCAAATAAATATATATCATCAATTAAACCATTGGATAAGATTGGTGAAGGAAGTAATGGTTCAGTTTATCATATTTGTATATATAATAAGTGTAAATATATATTAAAAGTAATAAATTATAGTGAAAAAAAAAATAGTAAATTTATATTAAATGAAATCGAGAATCAATATATACTTAATAAGAAATTTCCAGAACATATACCAAAGATAGATGCGTATTTTAAGGGGAAGAAAGGTAGTACAAATTATATATTTGTAACTATGGAATATTTAAATGATTATATAACATTAACTGAATATTTAGATAATATTTATAAAAAATATAAAAATATAAATACAGCAGAAAAATTATTAATAAAGATTTCTAAATTTATAACACAAATAAATACACATAAAATAATACATGGAGATTTACATACAGATAATATAATGGTGAATAAATTAGGTAAAAAATTTTATTTAATAGATTTTGGATATTCTGTAAATTATAAAAAACAAAGTAATACCCGAATGAATTTAAATAATATACCTAACAAATTATTGAAAACGTTTGATCACTGGAAATTTTCATCCGATTTAATAGAACATTATAAAGTAGATGGGAATATATTATGTAAATTAATGATTCCAGATTTAAAATATTATATAAGAAATTATGAGTATATAAATGATACAAAAGAGGAATGGTATAATATATTATTGTAATATTAATATTTAAGAGGCATATGCTAATCCACCCATTCCATTCGCAATTTTCAACACATTATAAGATAATGCATATATACGAATGCTAACAGTTCTAGCATTTTTAACAGCTTGAGAGGTTAAATTTAATGTAAGATTTGAAGAATCAATTTTTGAGAAATTACATGTACCATTTGGTTCTAATTGTTCAGGTTTTAATGCGAATGAATATATATGTATTCCGACAGGTAATCCATTTGAACAATGTTGATATGGTTGTACATGATTAAAATATCTATCGGTTCTTTCCGAAAATCTGTCATGCCCATTTAATACAATTTTAGCAGTGCTTACACATCCAGAACCGAAATCGAATAATGGTAAATCTGAAGTTAATACATCAGTATTTAATGATCCAGTCATTGATGTTGCTAAAATATTACCAAACCCGCCAGATGCTTGATCAATACCACCTCCAGAAGTAGTTCCTGAATCAGGTCTATATTGTGGATTTTCTGAACCATTTATTGCACCAGAAATAGCAACTCCGACTCCTGATAATGGTAATCCGAAGTTCATATTATTGCTGGAAACCATACCATTCCCTAATGCATCTTGTGGAGTACCATTAAAATAACTAACATCTATTTGATCACTAAAATTATAATGTTGTAATCCTCCGAATTCAGCAGTGAAAGTATTATCCGTAAAATTTAATGGTTGTGCGACCCATGCTAATAATTTAACAGGATGATTAAATGATAATTTAATTTTATTGCTAGTAGTTGTAGTGCGTTCATCGCCTCTATATTGTAATTGTTCTATTAGATATTCATGCTTTCCATGTGCAAATCTTCTGCGCTCTTCGGTATCTAAATATATATAATCACAATATAATTCAGCAGAAGTTAATACAGGAGGAGTAGTAGTATATTTTCCTGTGCTCCAACAACATTCTGCAGCGGATCTAAATTCTACATTAATTTTTACATCATGTTGTTGTAAAGCAATTAATGGAATTGCTAAACCAGGTGATCTACAAAACCAAAAATTTAAAGGAATGTATAATTCGATAGATGGTATAGCACCTTGAGCATCGATAGTATTTTGTGAGTCAACTGTAGTTGATGCACTTGTATGTCCACGAACCACCTGTGTAATTCTAGGAAGATTACCAACCATTGAAGCATAATTTTCTTTTTGTCCACTTTGTTGAGAAATTTCATTCCAAATATGAAGCCATTCAGAATAATGTTTATCAATTTGATGACCACCAATTTCAATATCAACCGTTTTAATTAATATATGTCCTAACCAATTTAACCATCTAAATCGATTATCCCCAGATGTCCCACAGTCAATTTGAGGTATAACAACTCTAATATAAGTTTTATATAATAAATCACCATTTGTTGAAATTGTAGCAGATACTTTTCTACCAAAATCAACTGTGTTTGAGAATGTTTGATGTATAGACTCAATTGAAAAATTAGTATACCGTCGATATAACATTTTAAAGAATGTAATTTGAGGATTACCAGTTAAATATGTGTCTTGTGAACCAAGTGATGCTAATTGTAATAATCCACCACCCATTTATTATATTAATTATATTATTTTTTTTCGATTTTTTTTTATTATTATTTTATTATTAACTTTATAAATTTTCCAACCATTATTTAAAGCATTAAATAATAAATCATTAAAAACATTATTATTACAATGATTAGATTTATTAATTTGATTATATATACAAAATAATATATATTCCGTAAATTTCATTTATATTAATTATATATTTTTTTAACATATCTTTAACACATATCTTTGTATTTTAGTATATAAAAAAAGTAATTGAATTATATATATATATATGATTTATTTTAATGTTAAAGATAAAAGTAGAAAAAAAATTAATAATAAAAAAACATTAGACTCAATTCATAATAGTACATTTAAATCTATTTTACAAACAAAAAATAATATACCTAAATTACAACAAGAATTGTGTAATTATATTAAAAACTTTAATATATTACAAAATAAAAATATAAGTGATTTATCTAATGAAGAATTCAAAAATTTTTATGTATATGAAGATAAAATAAAAGAACTTAGAAAAAATATAAAGTATATTGAAGATAATACCGAAGAACAAAAATATTTATTAAATACAGGTAGTTTAATATTTGATTATTATACAAATAATTCAACACAAGTAAATACTACAAAATCTGTAAATAATTCCAAACCTAATTCTAATGATATTATGTCATTTTTTCAAAATAGTGATATTGTTGATAATTTAAATTATTATGAAAAAAATGATAAAAAAAATACATCAAATAATTTAAATAAAGCTGAGATGTTAAACAAATATTTAACTATAACAGATCCGAATTATAAAGGTAATGTTAATTTTATTAATAAAAATATTTGTAATATTTGTGATTCAAATTTGTTATTAAATTTAATAGAAGGTATAAGTATTTGTTCAAATTGTGGAGAACAAACATATATATTAATTGATACTGAACGACCTAGTTATAAAGAACCACCTTCAGAATATAATTACTTTAGCTATAAAAGAATGAATCATTTTAGTGAATGGTTAGCACAATTTCAAAGTAAAGAAAGTACTGATATACAGGGTGATATTATTGATAAAATTTTAATAGAATTAAAAAAACAACGTATAAATAACATTGCTACATTAAATAGTAAGAAAGTTCGCGAAATTTTGAAAAAATTAAAATTAAATAAATATTATGAACATATATCTTATATAATACATAAAATTAATGGAATACCTCCTCCGATAATTGAACCACATATTGAAAATAAATTACGAGCAATGTTTCGCGAAATACAAAATCCATTTATTAAACATTGTCCAAAAGATAGAAAGAATTTTTTAAGTTACTCATATTGCTTACATAAATTTTTCCAATTATTACATTTAGATTCATATATGAAACTATTTCCACTTCTTAAATCACGGGAAAAATTATTTGCACAAGATCAAATTTGGAAGAATATATGTAAAGAACTTAATTGGACGTTCAATCGTTCATTATAATATTGAATTATAATATAAATGGTTTTTATAATATATATATATATATTATGGAAAAATCATATATATTAATATCTAATAATGATAATTTAAATCATATCGATAATAATTATAATTATATTTATAAACATATAATAATACTGAACTTTAATATTATATTAGCTGATATTCTTACCTCATTCAGAGATAAAACAAATATAATTGAACAATTTATTGTAGATTGTGAAAGATCTAATATAGTAATAAATAATAATATATGTAATTATAAACAATTAAATAAATATATACGTCGATATATTGATGATGTAAATTATTATAATTATTTAATATGTTTTACACAAGCATTATTATCTGTTCCATATTGTATTATAGTTAATTCTACCAAAAAATATGTTGGTGAATTAAATCATAAAGAGAAAGAAATAATTGGTGAGTATGATAATATAATTATTATAAATACTAAAGTGAAAATATATAAAATGTTAAGAGTATTTACAATTGTTGAAGATAGTGATAAAACAGTATATTATATAAAATTATCATTGAAATTTGATTTAACTAATAAACCAGAAGATATATATATTAATTTTAAAATTCTGAATAATATATATAAAGATAAATATAATTATTAAAATATAATTATATTATAATGAATTTTGAAATTATGAAAGAGTTAAAAAAAAATATAGATAATTATTATTTTTTAATCGAAAGTAATGATTCAAAATTTGATACTTATGAAAGTTTTGTTGAAGATATCAAATCAAATTATAAAAATATTGATCCAATTATAATTGAACATTTATGTAAAATTAATAAATATAATATTGATGGGAATACATTACATAAAAATATAGAATTATTAAAATATGAAATTATTGAATTTTATAAAAAATCAAAACATAAAGAGGAAAAATTAAAAAAAAATATTTATTGGTTATTAAAATATTCAGAACTATTTATGAAATCTGATAAATTATATATCGGATTAGTTGAACAAAAATTAGACTATAATATTTTAAATAATATTATTTATAATATGAAACAAATGGATGCTGGAAATATTACAAAAACTAGTAGTGATGTACAAATCGGACAAATATTATTTGATAAATATATAAATATCAAAGAAGATCAACTACCTCCAAAAAAATAATAATAATCTAATTTTTAAAAGAACGTGGATCGTCACGCCATTCTTGTTCAGGTCTATCAATGTTTTCATTTCTATTTATTACACTTTCTAATATAAGTGAATTATTACCTATTTTTTTAGAATATTCTGCTAATGCAATAATATCTTTCGGAAAACAAGAACCACCAAATCCAAATGTATTATTATTTGGAACTAATGTATGTGAATTACCAATCCGTTCATCACACAATATTATATCATGTAGTTCATTATTATAATCAATATTTTTTAATTTACAAATATTATAAATTTCATTAAAAAATGATACTTTTGTTGCTAAATAGGAATTACGTACAATTTTACATAATTCAGCATTTGTATTTGTTGTAAATATTATTTTTTTATTTTTTATACAATTATTATCATACGCTATATGTATAAGTAATGTCATTAAGTTTTTAACATCATTATTATTATTATTATTATTATTATTATTATGTAATCCAATTATCCATGTAGAACAATTATAAAAATCTATTTTCCAATTATTTTCTGTTAAAAATTCTGGAAAAAATGTTACTTGTTTAGAAAAACAATATTCTGGAGTTACAGTACTTCTAATAACAATATTATAAAAATTTAAATCATTTAAATCTTTAATAATTTTATCAATTGATGTTAAATTATATTCATTCTTATTATTTAATGGAGTATTTATACAAATAAAAATTAGATCACATTCTATTAAATCTATAAATTGTGTATTTAATGGCATACAACGTTCCGGAGATATATCATATAGTATAGTAGTTATATCTTTACATTTAAATAATCCTGTTGCATTACCACAAAAACCATTTCCAATTATACCAATATACATTTAATATATATATTACTAATTAATAAATTAAATTTGCAATTTAATTTAATTTATTAATTAGTAACATAAAATGGATGTTGATTTTAGTACCAAAATATTATTTGAACATATTAAAACACAAACGGAAAGTAAACATAAATTAAAAAAAACTATATATGATAAATTATTATATAAAATTCAACAAAAAATATTTAAAGCATCATCATTAGAAACATTCTCAATTTTATATGAAATTCCTAAATTTATAATTGGATGTCCAATATATTCTTTAACAGATTGTTCTGAATATATTGTTCAGAATTTAGAAACTAATGGGTTTAAAGCAAAATTATTTAATAAAAATGAATTAAAATTATTAGGTATTAAAAAACCAAATTCAGCAATTATTTATATTTCATGGGAACACCTTAATGAAAATAATAAAACATCATCAATGAATTTAAGCACAAATAATATAGATAATGAAAATAAATATATACATATAAATAATAAAAAATTTAAATAATTTATTTTCTCATATGTACGAGTGTATCTAATACAAAGATTATAAAATATCCAATAAATATATATATAAATAAATCATTATCCAAAAAATTTAAATTATTAGTAGAATTAGTAGAATTAGTAGAATTATTTAGCATATTTTTCAGCATTATATTTTCATTTGTTAAATTATTAATATTATCTTCGACACCTCCATACATATCAAATTGATTATCTTGATTATTAAAAGTATTCATCGGTGTTAATGAAGAAATTGTATTGGGTATATTCGTGTGTGTTAAAGGCGAAGTTGTATCAGTATCCCAATTCTCCCATACATCTGTTAATAAACTCATAATTATATATAATATTATATATTAATCTAATAAAAAAAAAATCTATTATTAATTATATAATATGGATAATACATTAAATAATATCAATGACGAATTTAATGATCAATTACAAAATCCCTATGTGTCTGGAATACTAAACGTACTATTAATATTGTATGCTAGTCTGGTAGCACCTGAATTACCAGATTTTATGAAATATTTTTTCAATTCTATCGTGGGTAAAATTATAGTAATTGCATTAATTGGATTAACTGCAGGCAAAAATATTAATATATCTATTCTAATAGCAGTTGGATTTATTGTTACATTAAATTTTATTCAAACTGAAGAATTTGCTAATAAACTCGCAGAATAAATTCTATCACTAAACTAATAAATTAAAAAAAAATATATATATAATATATATATATATATAATTATGGATTTATCATTTTTAAATGAATTCTTAAATAACGACATGGTCAATTTGCTATTTATTGTATTCGCTGGGTTATACCAATGTGTATTTTTACCTAAATTACCACAACAAATGGTTGATATTGCGGATAATATGTTCTTCAAAATTCTTATATTAACTTTGGTCGCATTTATGGCTAATAAAAATTTACGAATTTCTTTATTAATTGCTGTCGTATTACTACTAACTATTAATATGGCGAATACAAATAGTGTAGAAAAATTTATGAATTAATAAAAAAAAAATAATATAATTACCGAGAATTTCTAGAATGATTCTTACTTTTTTTTGGTATGTTTGTATTAATCTGTTTATTTCTAATATAATCATTATTAAACTTATGTTGATTATCAATTGAATTATCTATAGAATTATCAATTGAATTATCTATAGAATTATCAATTGATAATATGCTGGGAAAAATACGAACAGGAAGCGTATAGGGATGTATTGTATTTTTAGAATGTATACAGGATGAATCACGTTTACTAATGTATACAGAATTAATCTGTCTGACTATTGCTATCATATCAAAATCTGGGTTGTCATGTTCAATTGCTGCAACAAACCAATACTTACGAGGTCCATAATGTAAATATGCACGAGGGAGATTATTCATATCGTGAATTGCAGATTTAATCTGATTAATAGTATTCGGTATGTATGTAAAGAAATAGTTTAATACATCGTCGGTGTGGTACCGTTTCGTAGCAGTGTATGCTGCTTTGCAACACTGTGATAATAATATCCATCCGGTGTAATCTAATGTAGGATTTATGGATCTGTATTGAGGTATATAATTGTATGATACTTCTTTACTATTTTCACAAAAGTGTGATGGTAAAACACATTCATAATCGAAATTTTCCATGACGTGTGTATATTAATCATATATATATAATCAATTTTTCTGTTTATATGTATTATAAAATATATGAACAACTTATATATATTGATTAAAGATAATTGTATATTATAAGAGTATACTGATACTATTCACGATATTTAGAAGCGGACATTTTTTGTAATTTTTAAATAAGATTTTTTAGATTTACAACTACAACATGTATATATTGTTTAAAATATATAAATTGTATATTTTGTATATTTTGTGTAATAAAATTACAACGAGATCATTGTTGAAAATAGCAAAGTACAGATATATTAAAAATTGCGATTAATAATATTTACGTACATATATTTAAAATATAGATAAATTATAGCAATATATTAACAAAATTTAGTATATAACAATAAATTATATCAAATTTTTTATAATACATATAAAAAGAAAAATTGATTATATAATAATAGTTAATATCAACAAGATGAACTCTACAAAAATCAACGAGAACCACGCAATTTCCTATAACTTAGGAAAACTTGGTAATATAGTACAGTTTACTCCTCCAAACAATACAACAAATTCTAGCCAACCAGCAATAATATTCATTCTTGACAGAAGTTCTTCAATGGGAGAACACGTAGAACGACTGATTAAATCTCTAGGACAGTCTCTACGAAAGTTGAATTTTCCAGACTATTATCAAATTCGTGTAATTACATTCGATGATATTGCTGAACGACTTTTATTAAATGGAAAAGACCCGACTGTTAAAGATTTATGCACAATGTCGTTGCGTCAACGAGGTTGTACCTATATGGTAGAAGTATTTAGCAAAATTGAAGAGGTGTTTAAAGAAGTATCTACATCGACTCCGATTTTAATTATTGCTATTTCAGATGGTGGGATTTATGATCAATCTAGTACAATTGAAACAGCTCAGAGAGTATGTAATAACATGCCTTTGCGTCAAGCTACAGTATCTGTATCTTTAATTCGTCTCGGTTCAAGTGGTAATACACAAGCTCTTTCATATATTGGTTCATTTGCAACAAATGGAAAAATACCGGTACTTGAACTAAGTTTTGGTTCTATTATTGACTATACAAAGGTTATTTGCGAATGTATTGAGAACCATATTGTTCCCACTGTTCAAATTTCTGCATCAGAGCCTATATTGCGTCGAAGTCCATTTGATGAACCTAGTTTAATATTGATTGTTCCTTGTGGGAAATCTGTATCAATTCTAGTTTCACCGGATGTAGATATACACTCAATTAGATGTGATGATATTCCAATCAACGTATATGAAACAGAATTTCATAATGAAGAGTCAATTAATGAATTTCTTAATACAATTCTATCTAAAATGAAAATGATTATAATTTCTGGCATAAACACTACTCAACTTAGTGAGACAATTAATTGGGTTACCGAGTTGTATAGTATGATTAAACCGATTGAACCTCAAGTAGAAGGAGTTTCTATTAAAACTAGTGATCGTGTTAAGAAGCTACTAGTAGATATTAACAAGATTAAGAAAGGGGTGATCTCACAAATTTTGGAACTTAAAAACAGTGATAGTGTATCAAATTTGAACAATGCACAACAAGCAGACTTTTTGAATGGAACTTTAAATATATCCAGCAGCAAGGATAAGAGACTTGCGAAACGAGTAACTGACTTGAATTTCGACGAGAGGTGTATCATTGCAATTAATTCTCTACCGTATCTGTCGGGAATTTCTGAACTAAAAAAACCAGAAGTTAGTTATATTAGTCAAGAAACTATATATGAAATGATACAATCATCATTAGAACTTGTGGGACAATCTACTTGTGCAACTGTACAAGATATTCTACCAATTATTGGAGGACTTGGTATTGCTTTTAATCTGGAACAATCCAGTCTACCGAATCCATGGGATGTATATCGATACATGAGAGAAGTATATCCAAGTGGCATGTATCTTTCAGAGAGTGATATTTGTCAAGCTATGAAAAATGCAGATTTTACACTACAATCACCTGGTATGGGTCCAAATGCACGAATTGTAGGAGTTGTTCCTTTGCCATCACTTTCGCCGTCTGAAGTATCTAAATCATATAATAATGGCGAATTATCATCAATTGCACAGTTTCATGCAAGTCGTGCGATGCGTGGTATAATTGCACCTGTACCATATGATACAATGGCTCTAGCAACGGCAGTATTGTCAAAGTTGTGTGAGCAAATTAATGGTCGACCTCCAACTGAACTCGAACAATTTATTATTAGTGATTTAAAGAAGGCTCTACAAATGGTAATGAATAGTTATGGGAAAGAAACTTTTTCTACACTTGCAATGAATTTGATGAAAGATGATCCTCGACCATATCTAACTGGTGATTCAAATGATTATCTTAAGTCATTTGCAGTATTCTTGGCATATCCAAAATTCAAGATTACTACGGAATGTCTACAAGCAGTGTATGGACTACAAGTCGCACAATGTGCACGATATGAGTTTGGTGCAATGTGTGTTCAAGAACGATTATTTACAATATTGAACATTGATTTATACACAACTCGTGTATCTCTGTCTCCATTGTTTGAAGTAGATACTCCATTTGATCCTATGACTGTTACTGCACCAAATTTAACGAAATTAATTGTGCCACAATGGATGCCTCCAATATCTCTGATTATGAGTATTGTAAAATTCTCCACAGAAGATAAAAATAATGTAGAATTTAATGTACATCATCTGCAATTAATTATGGCGATTGAAGCAGCATTGTTTCCAAAGGAAGCAATTCGTATTAATAAGACTACTATGACCGCAAATTTCCCAAAATATGGGAATATTAAAAAGTGTTCACTGTTTATCTATAAACAAATTGTAATGATCTACAAAGATGATTATGAACAGCGACAATCATTGAAGGCTGCAGAAGAAGCATCAATTCTTATCAATAAATTGATTAATGAACTACTTTCAGAAGAAAGTATTCAATTGTTTCTCGACAAGTTGCAACAAATTCCTTCTAGGTCAGCGATTGGATATACACAACTAGAAGACATGTTGTTAGACATTAACATTAATGTTCCACTTAGATCAAGAAAGATTTGGTTGATTGTTCTTGGAAGAAACATTGATGGTGAACCAGTATGGGCAGATGGCAATGTAATGATTGCGTCGAGTAACAAGTGGAGACGAATTCGTGAGGTATATGATGCACGAGAAAAATTTAGTTGGAATGCTCTGAATAATATGCGGCAGATATATGGTATGTACAAATATCGTGATACAAAACATAACAGACATGGACATGGTAATGAAAAGCCATCATATTGGGCAATGGGATATATGACTATTGAACAATTTAAAGACGATGTGGATGAAGAAACATTTAAAGATTATCGTAGTAACCATACAACTTGTTGTGGATTTTTTAAATATTATTAAATTATATGAATTTGTATTATAATACAAATTAAAAATTTTTTTTTAACAAAAATTATTTTATATAACAACAAAAAAACAAATGTAATATATATATATATATATATGAATCAGTTTGATATTATAGATTTAGATTTATTGAAATATATTAATAATAGTACATATTATACAAATATTTTATTACTACCAAGTTTAGTATTATTCGGTATTATTAATTATAAGTTAACATATATGATTGATAAAAAAATAAAATATAGTGAAATTAATAATAATTTTAAATTATACTTTGTATTCTGTTTTATATTATTATTTATAGGTATATTAACTTCTAGTATGTATCATTATTTAATGTATTATAATAAACCAAATAGTATTTTAAAAATATTTGGATTATTAGATAAATTTATTACAGCACCATTTATAATATTAGTTACATTAATATTAGTTATAAATTATATAATATTTTATATTGATACTAATACTAATACTGATAATAATAAGTCAGATAATATATTATTTATAATATTTATGATGGGAGTAATATATAGTATATTTGGTGTTATAATTTATATATATAAATCAAAATATAAATTTATGTCATTTGATTTTATATTAAATACTGCACAAAGTGGATTAATTAATAATAGTATATTACATACAATGTTCCATTATATTAGTTATTTTGGATTATTTATAATATTAATAATTTATTATATTAATTTAGATAATATTGCAAACTGGTTTGATAATAATAGTAAGTACGAATATTATTATTTTGTTATTTCAATTGGAATAATATGTTTGGCACTTTTACTGAAATTTATTTATAAATATATAAAATAAATAATAATATATATGATATTATAATAATGATATGTCATAATATAGTTAAAATATTATTTTAAAGATATTACAAAAAAATATCATGAACTTATAATTAATAATACCGACTAATACTAAACAATTTGTAAAAAATATTATGTAAAAAATGTGTTAAATACTTAAACAATTTTTAAATACTTCATATATATTATCATCCATAATAATATCTTGTAAAATTTCACGAGGAATTCCATTGACTAAATTAAATGTTTTTACCATAGATATGCTAGAATATTCAAAATAGAAGCAATATTTGAATACTGAATCATCAACATATTGAAAGAATGAGTTATATTTATCAATTGAACCTTTTACTAATGATGGGAAACAAGTTGTATATGTCATATTAGTATTTTTTTTCAAAACATTTATAAAGAAACCATCTAATAAAGCACGAATAACATTCAATCTAGTATTTTGATATAATATTGGTTTTTTATCACCAAATAATATAAAATTTTCTTCTAAATTATATTCGTCTTCTGCTAAATATTCATATAATTCTCTATTAATAATTTTATTTACATCTCTGAAATTTGATAAATATACTTCATATATACGAATCATTTTACTGTAGTTTATTTTAAATCTTTTACACCATTGTTTAGTGCCTCCTAATTTTTTGATTTTAATTGTGCGACCATCTTCAATAATTTGTTGGTCATATTCTCGATGGACAAATTCATTAAAAATATCTAATAATAACATAAATTCACCAGATTCTACATGCCATAATTGTGTGATTTCTTTTTGTTCAGTTGTTGTAAATAATGACATAATTTTTGAACCTAATATTTCGATCATAGAACTAATAGCACAAACTTCTTTTGTACATTTATAATTATGACTTGAAATCATTGCTCTACGTAATTCTATGCTATCAATTTGTAGCCCACTAATTAATTTACCAAATTTAGATATATATGCTTTATTCTCAGTAATTTTAATAATATTTAAATAATATAATCTAATAATACCTAATTGTATATTATCCATATTTGGAATATCTAGTAATTCTGTTAAAAATGAATTTAAACTTACTCTATCATCTAACATAATATTATCCATATTAACTTTTTCTTTTTTAATATTAATTGGTAAATCAATATGTGATATATATTTATCAAGTAATAAGAAATCTACTATACTTGATGTAAAATTACTTATAGTAATTGGTGGGTCTGGATAATCTTTGAATAATTTATTATACTCATCTACTGTAAATATACAATGACATTCACCTGGACTAGTTCTTCCAACTCTACCACGACGTTGCAAATGATTTGATTTGGCAATATATTTTTTCTCTAATGCATTCATATTTTTTGTAGCATAATATTTACTTTGTTTAGATAGTCCAGCATCAATTACATATATTAATCCATTAATTGTAATGGAAGATTCGGCAATTTCAGTTGCAAATACAACTTTTCGTTTAAATGGTCCTGTAGCATTTTTATCATATTCTTGTGCGTCTGATTGATTCTTCATATAATATGTAGCATCTGTAACTAATTTTTCATGCATCTTATCGATACCTCTGCTGATAGTTATACAGAACGTTTCATTGTTAATATTTTCGGATAAACTGTTTAATAAGATATGTAATTTTTCACACCCTTTTTTAATATCTGCAGAACCTGTTAAGAATATTAATATATCTCCTGTAGTAGTTGATAATAATATATCACAAACACGTTTAACAGCAGATTCAACAAATGTATCACCGATTACTTCCCCATTTGGATTAAATCGATTTAACGGTTTTTCTAAATAAAATAATTTAATTGGAAATGTGGTTGAAGCACCACCATCTAAATATATTGATTTAAAATGAGAAGATGGAAAATAGTCAATATATAATTTTTCATTAATTGTAGCAGAGACTATCATTAATTTTAAACTTCTACGACGTAATAAAGCACGACGTAATAGTAATAATAAAATATCAATATTAACATTTCGTTCATGAACTTCATCTACAATAACCATATCATATTGTTCTAATAATGGGTCATTCCCAATCATTAATGCTTTGATATATCCATCTGTACAGAATAATAATTTTGTATGTTCTGGAGAATAACTTCCTTCAGGAGATCCTTTATATTTATATCCAACTTCTTTACCTTCTGTTACATCTAAAGTTTTAGCTGCGAATATCGCAGCACTTTTTGACGGAATTGTTTTGGGATTAGTCATCGCAATTTTACCTTTATAACCCATAGTGTGAAGGGCAAGCTTAGGACTGAGCAACGTTTTACCTGAACCTGTTCCAGATTGCAGGATAATGACTTGATTTTCAAAAATACCCTTTACGATTTCCTCCTTACGCTGATATATTGTAAATTCTTCATAGAATTCATGAACTCCTTTACCATTATCAATAATATTCGTTTTAAATTTATTCGAATAAGGTTTACCATTTAACGGATTTAAATTTGTATAATTTATATCTAATATACCAATATCATTAAATAAATCTTCTGCAGGTATATAAATATCTCGTGGCTGTATATTTACAGTCATATATAATATATAATATTTATTATATAATAAAAAAAAAATGTTATTATTATTATTTAATTTAAATAATATTAAAATATTATAAAATATATTTAAGTAATTTTGAAGCATTACCTACAATATTACATTTTGTAATTGTTATTTTTATATAGATATTAAATATTGTTCTTCAATTGGAGTTAAATTGACACCAAGTTCATTAATGTCATCAAATTTAATTAAATTTTTAACATCATCTATATTATAACATTTTTTATCATTTAATCGAATTAATTTATTAATATTAATATAATCATTAGAGAATTTATTTTTCACACATATTTTATTATTAGATAATAAATTTATATTTTGTTGTTCAGAACATTTATCATAATTTTTACAATTTTCAGTAACCCATATAATAATATTATTTTTGGTAGGTGTTTTAATATTAATCGTAGAATATATTGAATTTAAATATAATTCTAAACTATTATAATCTAATTTATATTTTGGATATAATTTCATAATATTTTTACTAGAATTTATTTTTTTATATAGCAAAACATATTCAATGTTATTTGTTAATAATAAATTAATTGTACTATTTACTTGATTTATTGTAACATTATTTATAAATTTCCGTGGAATATATATATATTTTTTAGTATGAGTATATATATTAATACCGAATTGTTTAATTAATATAGTAAAAGGTAATTGATTATCTCTCATAATATTTGTATCAACTATACTTAGTCTCATTTTATTAATATTTTCATTGTTAATAATTTTTGGATTATCTTTAAATTTATATTTTAAATTAACTAATTCATTACATATCATATTTTTATTATTTGATATTGGAATAAAATTATTTTTTGCTAAATTTTTTAATGAATCTAATGACATATCTAAACAATTAATGTTAGTATAATTTTGATCATCTGATTTTCTAGTAATAAATTTTAAATCACTTGTCATTAAAATTTCACAACATTCTTTATATGGTAAATTTCGTAATATTCTTAATGTTATATTTTTAGTATATTTTAATCTATTATTTTTATATAAATATATGATTAGATTATTTAATTCTAGTTTAGAAATTTTTGATTTATTATATATATATGGATTACAAACTTGTAATTTATTATTTAATGGATTTATAAATTGCATTATATAATATATTTATATATTAAAAAAAAAATGATTATAATATTTAGTAATTAATAATTCATAATTCATACTTAATAATTGATATAATTATTAACTCTTACAAAAAATTATCATATGAATATATTTATAAACAAATATATAATGTAGATAAAAAATCATTAAGAATTTATAGATTCCTAATTAAAAACTGAAAATATATTTTCAATATGTGTTAATATAGACATATTTTATATATATATATATTAATATTATTTTTAATTATATAAAAATTATATTAATATAATTAATAATAACGATACTCATGCAAAAATACTATGTTAAGAATAAAATAGAAGCGGGTATTGATGAATGTGCGAGAGGATGTTTATTTGGTCGTACTTATGCAGCATGTGTAATATGGGATGAACGTTTTAATAATTTAGATCCTAAAAAAATAAAATATATAAAAGATTCGAAAAAATTATCAGCAAAACGTCGTGAGGAAATGTATGAATTAATAATTGCAAATTGTGCAGATTATAGTATACAATATGGAACAGAAGAAGCAATTGACATAAATAATATAAGTAATACTATTTTTGATTGTATGCATAGATGTATTGATAATTTAAAAATAAAGCCCGATTTATTATTAGTAGATGGTCTATATTTTAAAGAATATAACGGAATTGATCATATAACAATTATAAATGGTGATAATACATATTATTCGATTGCTGCTGGTTCAATATTAGCGAAAGTTTCTCATGACAGATATATTAAAGAATTATGTAATAAACATCCAGAATTAGAGGATAATTATAGTTTATTATCAAATAAAGGTTATGGGACTGTAAAACATATTGAAGGAATAAAAAAAAATGGTATAACTAAATACCATCGCAAAACATATGGAATATGTAAAGATTATATAATTCCTGCAGTTGGTTCATCAAACATTGGTTGAAATTTTTTAGAAATATCTTCATCAAATTGTTCATTAAATACACTTCGTGTAATATATCTAACTTCTGTTTTTGGTGGTGCAGGTTTATAGAATGATTTCATATATCCATAAACAACTGTAATTACACCAATCATTAATAATAATATTATAATAGATTTCATTTATAATATATTATATATTTTTTTTTACAGTTCTTTAATATTATCATCAGATTCTTCAACAGGTTCAGAATTTTCAAGTGTTTCTGTTTCTCTTTTCTCTAACCAAGGATCTTTCTGGGTATTCATTAATGCGTCTTTCATTTGTTCTTCTTTCCGTTCTTGGAAGAAAATTTCTTTATTAATTTCATTTTTCTTATATGATTGAACTAATTCATTCAGTGTTTCTTCTTGATATTCTTGACCATCAACAGTATCTAAATATTTATATGTTGGATCCCATGGTAGCCAATGTCCAATTTGTCCTACAAATACATGAAATGATTTATCTAATTTTTGAAATGCACCAGCACGTTTAGTTGCTTCTGCTTCTGTTCCATATACTCCTTTAATTTTTACACCTCGTACTGATGTTTGAAAATTATTCTCCGCATCAAATTGTTCAGATAATTCCATATCACTTTTATATTTAAAATCTTCATATTTTGAAAAAATATCATTATAATTTAATTTCAAATCTGAATTCAATTCTTTCAAAAAATGTTCAATAAAATAGAGTTCTTTATTTTTAATAATATTTTCGGGAGATACGAATGATAAACACACAAATTTTTGTCCAGGAACTTCTACATCAACCGTCAGAAAATCTTCCATAATTATATAAATATATATATAATAATTACTTTAAATAGACAAAAATTAATATAATATTTTAAAAAAATATATTATATATTATTATATATAAATGTATTATACTTTTGGTGGAGAAGAGGGTATTATAGAAACCACGAATGTAATTGGTGAAAAATTTGGAAAAGAAGTTGTTAATAAAGTAATTAATACTAAAGTAGGAAAAACAGTATTAAATACTGGTGAAGCAGTTTTTGACAAAGTAATTAATACTGAAGTAGGAAAAACAGTATTAGATACTGGTGAAAAAATTGGTGAAGCAGTTTTTGACAAAGTAATTAATACTGAAGTAGGAAACACATTATTAGATACTAGTAAAAAAATAAACGAACAAGTATTTGATAAAGTAATTGATACACCAATATTTTATAATGTAATTCGACAAATTTTTAAATATTTAATACAAGGATTTGTAGTAGCAATTGCTGGATATTATATCCCAGCAAAAAAACCAGAATGGAATGAAATATTAATGATTTCTTTAGTAGCAGCATCTACGTTTGCAATATTAGAAATATATATGCCAGATGCATATTTAGCAGCACGATTTGGATTTGGATTTACAACAGGTTCAAATTTAATTCCTAAATTTTTAATGTAAATTAATACATTTTTTTAAGTTAATAATATTGTAGTATAATATATTATGAACACTTTTAAAGATAGTTTCATTGGAAGTATATTAATTGGAATATTTAATATATTTAAAAATATATTTGATCCAGAATTTATTAAATTAATTATTAATAATATTAAACTATTATTCTCTACATTAAAAGTAATTATTAATGAAATTTTAATTAAACATTTTAATTCACAATCATATTTATCTATTTTTGGTTCATTATTAAATATATCTGAAAATAAAAAATTATATAAACAATCAAAGCAAGATTATAATGAAAATATGAATAATAGTAATAATGATACTAAAATTTCGTTTCCATTGCCAAAATTACAAGATGAACCAGATAGTATTTCAAATCCGGTATATATAACTTTAATTATTAGAATTGTTTTAGCAATTATATTTATATTAATTATAGTATTAATAAGTAGTATTATATTAAATATTGGTTATGCATTAATTAATATAAATACTGGATATAACAATGTAAAATATAAAAACATGAATATGAATATGAATATGAATATGAATAATTAAATAATAATTATATAATTATAATATAATAAATATTAATATGAATAATATACAACAAACAGGTGGAGGACCATGTGATGATGTATTCAATGAATTTAATCCATGTGATATAATTACTCCAGTAATACGAACTATACTTGAATATATTGTTGAAAAACCTATACATGCAATTATAGATATTATAAATTTTTATATACGTAGAATTAATGATTTAGTATGGTTAATATTAAATTATATTGTTACAGTATTTGGCACTATATTATCTATTTTAAATGGACCAATTGCGGCGGTTAATATATTAACTATCGAATTAAAAGAATTATTAAATTTATCAATCAATTTATTATCAGGAGATCTGTTATCAATAGTAGTAGTATATACATTACCATTATTATTGTATTATAAAACATTTATATTCCGCTCGATTGATATGATTATTTTACCATTCCAAAAAATATTTAAATCTATTTTTGCATTACTCGGAATTACAGTTAATTCTGGTGTTAATTTAAGTTTATCTCATTTAATTGCATTCGCAAAATATATAATAATTTTCATATATATTATATGTTATTATGGGTTTATCGAATTAATTTTTTAATTTTTATATAATAATAATATAAATGAGTTCTGTCAATATATTGGAACTAAAAGAATTAAAAGAAAAATTACATAGAATTAAATTAATGTCGGATGGTGACATTATTGATTTTATTAATTTCAAAAAAAATAATCAAATATATATAATCGTCGGTATAATTAGTGTACTATGTTCAATTATACCTTTAATTATATTAAAAGTTAATAAAGTATATTCAAAACAAACTGGGGGAAGTATTCCAATTATTTTATATTCTGCTAAATTTATTGTAATATTTAGTTTTATATTTATAATAATTGGATTATTATCATTAAAAAAAATTAGCATATATTGTTTTGGGTGTTCAAAAGGTAGTTGGTGGTATAAATGTATGAAAAATACTGGAAAAGGTTCTACACAATGTGAAAATATTCAAACAGCACATGATACTATTGTATTATTAACCAATAATGTATATGATATACTTTATAAAACTGCTAATTTAGCTAAAACAATAGAACAAACAATTACATTAGTCGGAGAACGTATATCTAATTTTTCTGGTACTATTCAATCATCTTTAGTTATTCCCAATTTCGATATTCCAAAAATTACTAATTTCCCAGAAATCCAATGTAACTTTAAAGTACCAATTATTAATACGAATATAGATATATGTAGTCCTCTTCAATCAACCGTTCATAACATATTAGAACAAGTTAATAATTCTCTAAGAATAATGGATATATTAGTTGATAATATTCGAACCGGATTACAATCTATTATTGATTTTATAATTACTATATTAGGTGAAATTGTATCCAATTTTTTAAATGTATTTGATTCTATAACTGATCCTATTGAAGCTTCTATACAAATGATTATAGTATTAAAAGAACATATTATTAATATTTTTGATATTATTTCTGATATAGGTATAATAAATGTAATATTATATAATTTCTTATTATTTATTAATAATTTAAGTAATATTATAGTATTCAATAATATACCAAATGACTTTACAATAAATTCTACAAGTAATAGTAAAATTGGTTTAATGTTATCGATTATTACAATATTATTCATAATATTTCTAATATTTCCGATTATTGGAGGATGTTATTTAGGATTAAAAGCAATATATAATATATTAACATTCCCAATTATGATTGTTCAGAATATTATTATGTCATTTTCCGGGTAAATACATTATTATTTATGTTTATAAATAAATATAAAAAATATAATATATTAATAAATGAATATATCATACAATTTAATTAAATATTTATTTATATTGTTGTTTATTTTAGTTCTGGTTGGAGGATTATCTTTAAAAAAAATAAAATTATTTTGTATCGGATGTTCAAAAGGTTCGTGGTGGTATAAATGTGTAGAAGGTACTGGCCATGGATCGGTACAATGTGATTTATATAAATCAACATATAATACAATTGGAGATGTAATTAATTCTGTAGTAATTGTAAAAGAACAAATTACGGAAATTATTAATAAATTTGTCACAGTATTAACTACGATTGATAATGTAATAACTAATGCAGGAAATGAAATTAAAAACCAACTATATCTGCCAGATATAGAAATTCCTAAAATTGAAAAACCAAATATAAGTTGTAATGTTGATTTAATTGGAGATTTATGTTCGCCAATTAAACAGGTTGTTCATGCTGTAATTGATCAATTAAATACAACCACTTCATTTATTACTGATTTATTGAATAAAGTAACAGATTTATTTAGTTTAGTTATAGATTTTTTAATAGTAATTGTTGATAAATTTTCAGAATTATTCTCATTATTATTTAAAGATATCACTACACCAATTACTACAGTATATAAATTAATTATTGAATTAAAAAATGAAATTATTTCATTATATGATTCGTTCTTAGAATTAGGTATATTTAATATTATAATTTATAATATCATTAATATTTTAGAAATTATATTACCAATTAGATTAATTAGTACTGTAAGTACCGCATTATTAGTTATTATTATTATATTATTATTACCAATTATTGGTGTAATTTATGTTGTACTTCAATTATTATACAATTTATTTATATTACCATTCACATTAATTAAATCATTTATAACATATATATATTCATTAATATTCATTTAAATATAAATTGTATTATAATAAGTATATAATAAGTATATAAATATGTTAATTGAAATTAATGATATATTACCTGTTTCTATCAATGCTGCATATCGAACGTGGCAGAATAGAGTATTAATCTCTAAAAAAGGACGAGAATTTAAAAATGAAATTACCAAATTATTAATTAATAATAATTATGAAAAAATATTAGGACCTGTCGAAATGTCAATTGAATATTTTTTTAAAGATAAACGATGTAGAGATATCGATAATTATCAAAAACTATTAATAGATTGTATGAAAGATATCGTCATCGAAGACGATAAAATGATTTATAATTTAAATCTTAAAAAACATATCGGATGTGGTTTCAATAAAATTATTATTAATATTATTAATATAGATATTGAAATTATATAAATTATATACTTTTTTTTTTAGTATTAATATAGATATTGAAATTATATAAATTTTATACTTTTTTTTTAAGTATTAATAAACTGGTTTTATGCGTATATTTAAGGTTTAAAGTATATAATATATAGATAATATATATTATGAGTGATCGAGAAATACATATCAATAATGATAAATATAAGAATGTAACTATCGATTATATTCACGATGTCGATAGTTCGGATAATAATGAAAATGATAATACAAATGAATTTAGATTATTAGTTAATAATAAAAAAATCATGGAACAATCAAATGATTCCAATGATATTGATTTAAATATTAATCAACAAATGAAAACTAATATTGATAATATTATGACAAATAATATTAATAAAAAAAGTCAAAAATCATCTAAACATTCTAATAGTTCATATAAAAAAGATACTCACAAATTTAAAGGCAAAAATACTTTATTATCTTCTGGTTCATCTTTAAGTGACGCAGATTTTAAACATAATATGAAATCAGAAAATTTAGAAGATATTATGAAAAATAAACAATATATATTATTGGATATCGATAAATTTAAACAATTAGGCTATAAATTTACACGAGACTATAATATCAGTTCAAATTATGAAGAAATGAAATCTGAATTAAATCGTGTAAAAATGGTTCATAATAATAAAAAAGGAATCAAATTCTGCAGAAATGCTCTCATGACATTATGTTCTGGTGTTGAACAATTAAGTGGGTTCACCAGTATTGGTGAATTAGATGGATGGTCAGAAGATGTTAATATGAATATTGAATCATATGATGATGTATTTGAAGAATTATATCAAAAATATGGATCATATGCTGATGTATTAGGTCCTGAACTTAAATTAGTATTTATGTTAGTTCAGTCGGCATTCTTATATCATATGATGCGAAAAATGACTGGACCTACCATGAAAAATTTTGAAAATATTATTAATAATAATTCGGATAATACTGAATCAAAAGTTAGCAACGGAGGAGGGAATCCATTAGGAGATTTACTCGGAAATTTAATGGGGGGTAATAAAGGAGGAGGAGGTATCGGAGATTTAATGAGTGGTGGATTAGGTAAATTTATGGGGATGAATTTAGGTGGAAATAATAATAAACAACAAACAGAATATCAAGGACCAAATATTACTGAAACTCCAATTATTAATAAAACACCTGTTAAACAAGCTGATTATGTTATTAAAAGTCCGGAATTAGCTGGATTAGAAACATTACTTGATGATTTAAGTGGAACATCTAAAAGCACTGCTAGAAAAAATAAAAGTGGTAAACGGGTTCTATCATTAAATTAAAAAAAAAAAATAATAATAATTATGATAGTATTCCTCTCTTGTGAGAATAGTCAGTAATTTCTTGTACACCAAATACAGGTCGAGCGAAGAAGGATCTTATTGTATAATATGGGATATTATTATATTATGTGTTAGATGGTTGTGTACCTGTAGATGGTTTTATAACTTTAGATAAACCATATATTGACATTAATATGATTAATATTACGCTAATTACAATTAATATCAATATTAAATCATCCATTATAATATAATAATTTATATCTATTATAATCACTGTACCAAATTATATTAAAATATTCATAACAGATATTATAAGAACATAATACTAATTTTCTATGTTAGTCATTATATAATATATATTTAATTTATAATACAACAATGTTCTTCAATTATATTATATTCATCTGATGTATTTAATAATGTTGATTGTTCATTTGATATATTTACATTTTGTAAATTATCGATTAATATGTATTTATTATTTTTTTTATAATTGTTTAATATATTCTCAAATAATACATCTATATTATATAATGTTTTTGCGGATATTTCAATATAATCTATATCTAATTTTAAAGTAATTTCTTTAATTTTATGTAATATACCATTATCATATGTTTGGTCAAATTTATTACCTATTAAAATATAGTAAGGTTTTTTATCATTATATTCATTATTACAATTTGGTATCCAAGTATCTATTAGACTATTTAATGATTGTATATTATCTATAGCAAAAACAAACATTATTATATTTGCATATTTATAATATGATTTTATTACTGTTTTAAAACGATCGTTACCACTTGTATCATATAATTGCAAATTCATATTATGCACCATTTTTGAGTTATAATCTAAGCCAATTGTAGAATTTATAGTGTCATCATATTTATTTGTTATATAACTATTTACAATTGATGTCTTTCCTACATCGGAATCTCCTAATAATACTAATTTTATATTATCTTTAATAGTTTCCATATATTATTATTATTATATTAATTTAAGTATTTTATCTATCTAGCGGATTAATATATATAATTTCTAATAAATTAAATATATCTTCTTCCGAATTTACAATATACTCTTTTTTTGAATCTATATCTATTAAACTATATTCACTCAATTTCAAATTCTTATGTTTCGCAAGTTCTCGCATCATTTTATTAGTTTTATCACTACCTGTAAAATATAATAATGCAAAATAATATGATTTCAGCGGAATTAAACGAATATCAATACGCCGTATACTAGATTTTTTATCCAATTGCGCAAAACCCATATATTTTTTATTTCCATGTAATGTTAAATTATCTACTAATATATTATTTGATGTTAAATATTTTACAATATCTTGTAATAATATATCATTATTTCCCATATTTGTTATTAATATATCTATATCACCGGATTCTAATTTACCACGTCTATAACTACCACATATATCATAATATAAATCTGAATTAAATTTATATAATAGTGTATTTAATTTTTTAGTAAATTTTGTGATCTCTTTACGTGGAATTGGTTTCTCAATCTCAGTTTTATATTTTACACCCAATTTTTGATCATAAGATAAATTATCTAAATGATATTCTATATTATCATATGTTATATTATCATCATATAATTTCTTTGCCTTTACAATACCTATTCCATGTATTTTAATTAAGTTTTTTATAATTTGATACTCATTCAAATTATTTATTGCTTTATCTTTATAGTCCATTATATATCCATAAGTTAAAATTTCTTCAATGCGTTTAATTGTACGCTTCCCAATATATTTAATATCTTTTATTTTATCTACATTCGCTTTAGTTAAATCAAAAGTTAAAGTATCTATAATATCTATAACTCTCTTATAACTATTTAATTCAAATTTAGTTTTATTAATATCTGTCAATAATTTATTATATTCTGTTATAATTAAAGTATTATTTGAAAACATTAATTAATATATATTAATATATTGAATCAATTTTAAATAAATTAATATATTATATAATTATATATGAAAGAAACAGAATTTATGCGCATGTTAGGACCAGGCAAAGTTATATTCGTCAATCGACCAGCTAATAAAATTGTTGCAAAATTAACAGCGAATGGACGTAGAGTATTAACTTCTACTACAGATGACGGAAAAAAATTAATGAAATTTACATCAGAAGAATTATATAATAAATATAAAACTGGAAAAACAATTCGTATGTCAAAAAAATCTACGAAAAAATCAGTCAAAAAATTAATGAAAAAATTAACATCTCGTAAATCTAACAAGAAATCTCGTAAATCTAACAAGAAATCTCGTAAATCTAACAAGAAATCTCGTAAATCTAACAAGAAATCTCGTAAATCTAACAAGAAATCTCGTAAATCTAACAAGAAATCTCGTAAATCTAACAAGAAA